GTAGAACCAACAAAGGAAGTTGGAGTATATGGTAAATCAAGTTTTTTATAAAAAATGTCGTCCTTATGTAACCCAATACTTGTAAAAATCTCAACACAGTTTTCTGTATCCCAGTTGGTGTGAAAAAAATCATTTAATTTGTCCCAATATGAAACAACGAAATATTTTTTGTTTTCTACGTTTTGAATAACCATCCAAAAAGGACCATATCTACAAGCGGGTCCGGTATAGTTTGTATAACTTCTCATTGATTGTTGGGAACCATCAGGTTGTGTGATTATATCACACGCGGTGTGTACCGCATTAAATTCAATCTCAGGATACATCTCCACCAATTTGTTATAAACAAAATTATGTGCACTGATATTAGACCAATGTAACGCACCTCTTTCAAAATAACAAGTTACTTTCATTTTAATTGTTTAGTTTGTGTAGAGAAGGTGGTAACAGGTGTCTAAATTCTTTTTTACTACCCAAATCCTCCTCTTCAATTAAGTTATATGTAAATCTTACACTATAGTCATTTGGACTTACTGGTTTACCGTTTTCAGGTATGTTAAAACACCCGTGTCTTACTATCTCAGTGTATGCGATAATATAATAATCATCAGGTCTTTTTTGTAAATCAATATTAAAAGCATAATCAAAACAGGACCTTAATCCTGACATTGTACTTTTAAATTTTAAACCGGACTCTCTAATATATGGTTTCGTCTCATCCAAATCATGTAATGATATATTTTCATGACTTTCCAATAATTCAATTAGTGATTTTCTTTTCCAAATACATGGTTGTACGCTAAACAAATATTGATAATCCTTATGTCTTAAATAAAGTTCATCCTTAATATTACTTTCACAAGAACTATTTAATTTTTCAAAATCGCTAAGTTTTAAAATACCACCAATATCATCAAAACCAAAATAGTCAATATTTTCACATTTAATTAAATTCAATGCATCGTTTAAATCATGGTATTTTATTTCTTCAATAAAAAAATAATCATCTAATAAAAAGAAAATGTAATCCTCACTTATTTCTTTTAAAGCACTAAGCATAGTTTCTTTAAAATGATATCCTTGACAATGTAAGTTAATATTACTACTATAATATGTGACTTTATCGGAATATTTTAAATCTTCCGTATTAAATTTATTACTTACAATTGTTATTTTTAAATCATCTCTTTTATTATGTTTAAAAAAATGTTTTAAAGACAATTCCGCTAAAGACAAGTTTTTATCATGAGTATTAATTAAAAATCTCAAATTTTGAATCATGTCTTTATCATTTTTATTATTGAATAGTCTATTTATAAAATTCATTTCGATTTCCTTAGTTTGTATGTATTCTCATTATGTGTCATCATTGACAAATCTGAATTTATTATAAAATTGTTTGTCTTTAAATACTTGTATAATAAATGTTCTGCAGAATTCCACACCGCCACTTCATCCCAAAGTGAAAATAAATCAAGATACATTTTTTGATATTTCCACATTACATCCATGTTACCATAAAGTAGTGTATCATTTACTGCTTCGGGCCAAGATTGTACTGAATTAGTGTAAATTGTATTTGGCTCGGGTTTTTGTAAAATCAATTCGCTTGTAAAGGTCGTGTCAGTCCTATTTCTAACAACAATATCATATTTTACACCAGAATTTTGTACCATTTCACCACATTTATATATTCGATAATACATTCCCATGACATTCATCATTAATAGTGATGGTAATTGCAAACTCATAGAATCTAAATCCCACCTTTTGTAAAAATATTTTTCCTTTTCTTCAAAAAATGGCTCCATTGAAACAAATGAGTCAAAAACAAAATCTTTTGGTTTTAGTTTTGATATTATCCTATCTTTTGTTTCATCGTCTATTAATTCAGATTCTGTTATTGGTATGACTTCGATTTTATTTTTATTTTCACCATGAAATCCTGTAAATCGATAATGATTTTTGGATGTATACTTAGAATATGGTTGAACACCATACCCATATACGTCCCAAAAATTCAAGTAGATATCGCAGTCATATTTTGACAATAAAAAGTCATGATGATTTTTTATAAAATCTTCAAATCCCCTCAACATACCAGAATAACAAACAGCAACTTTCATTATTTTCCTAATTCTTTAAACCAAATTGAATTTTGTAATTCTTCAGACTTTTCTTTTTCTCTATAATTGTGATAACTGTGTGTTGGTGCATATAAATCTTTGTTTATTTTTAAACCCATACTTGTTAAATAAACATACAATAAATGTTCAGCAGCGTTACCGGGTCCTTGGGTCTTGTGAAATATGTCTATTAAATGATTGTGCATATTTCTATAGATTTCCATCGATTCCATATTACCATATAATAAAGAATCATTTATTGTGTCATTACCCCAAGATGCGTGTTGATTACCATATATGATACTATTTTCCGGTTTTTGTAAAATCACCGTATTTTCTAAAATACTATCAGGTCTCATTCTAACAACAACATCGTAATTAATGTTAGAATTTTTAACCATTTCACCACATTTGTATATTCTATAATAACCACCTAAGGTATTCCAAGCCAATAGTTGACCGATATTACAATTTGTTTCATTGTATTCATATTTTTCAATTAAAGGTTTTTCCCTTTCTTGTAGTGTTGGTTCATATGATTTGAATGATTCAAATATGTAATTTTTAGGATTTAATTTATGTATTATTTCTTTTTTAATTGATTCACTAATCAAGTCAGACTCAATAATTGGAATTACTTCACACTTATTTTCTTCAATGTTGAATCTAATGTGTTTATCAGATTTATATCTTGAAAATGGTAAATAACCAAATCCATAAACATCCCAAAAACTGAGGTAAACATCACAATCATATTTTGACAATAAAAATTCTTTGTGGTTTTCAATATTCCCTAAAAACCCTCTAATCATTCCAGAATAACAAACCGCTACTTTCATAAATTATTTTTTATACGCAATAGACACTCCGTAATCGTTATACTCTTCAAAATATTTCACCACATCATATTGATTCCTGTCAATTGCTTCGATAAAGATTGTAGGTCCTGTATGAAAATTAGTGTCGTGAAAAATAACAATACCATTATCAGATAATAAATCTGAATATAACCAATCATTAATAACTGTGTTCACCGAATGGTGACCATCAATAAAAAGAATTGATATTTTATCTATACCAATTTCTTTCATGTAATTTCTAATCAATTCTTGGTTATATGAATTTTCTTGAATGGTATGTATTTTTTTAGATGAGTTATTTAAATAAGATTTATCATCTAAATCGACACCTAAATAAGGTATGTGGTCAGGCTTATTAAACAACATTGCGTGGCAAAAAGAACCATCAGAATTTCTTGAAACTCCAATTTCTAATATACCATGTGTCATATAATCCTTTGTGATTTCTTTTACTAAATCGTAACTTTGTTGAGAGACTTCGGCAGTACAAAACTTCCAAAAATAATCTTCATTATCATTATCATAACCAATCATTTGAGGTTTAAATTTTAAACCAGGTATTGTTGTTGGTTGCTCTTCTACATCAATATAAACATCCTCACCGTTTGTAAGTTTATCGACTCCATTCTCCCATCCGATTACATCACCGGCTTTATGGTATTTTGTAATTAATATTCTCATTTTATTTTAAAAAAATCTGTAAGCCAAATCGGGATTAAATTCTTTATTTCCCCACTTTTCAATGGCTGTTTTATATTCTATTTTGTCGAATTCTTTGTTAATTGCTTGTTTCATAGCTAAACCACCTGATAGAGTACCCATTGGGTGTCCGTGCATTGCACCACCAACATTAGCCATCCAATCAAAACTATTTAACAATTCATTTATGTATTGTACCAATCCGGGATGCATACCACAACTTAATGCGGGTACAATATTGTAATTCCATAAAACATTTAAAGAATCTTCTAATTCTTTTTCGTCTTGATTCATGTAACCACCAATCATACCAGCGTGTATAGAATCAACACCAGACCAACCAGCGATTTTACAGATAACCGGCCAATAAATGTGAAATGGTGCTCTTTTATCTGTAAAAAATTTATCACCACTTTTTTGGAAATGTATCCACAAATTAGGATTTTGTTTTCTGATTGCTCTATACACCCCCAATCCACTCCAAACATTTATGTGTATACCATTACCACCATTATCTGAAACAAATTTTGCTCTTTCTAGTGCATATGGACTATCACCATTAATACAAAAACAATAAATCACATTTGGAGCGTTTTCTCTTAACCAATTAGTGATTAATGGAACTCTTTTTTCAAGAGGACAATGGTCGGGATTGGCTAATAACTCATCTTCTTTAATGAAGTTAACACCACCTTGTACCATTTCTTTTACGGCTTCTAACAAAACTTCAGGTGACATACCAACTTTGGGTTTAATTATACCACCAAAAAAAGGTTTACCGTTTACACCATTAAATTCCCTAAAACCATCTATACCAAATGCGGGTTTTAATTTAAATTTAACTTCTATTTTTTCAGGTAATTCAACATTTAGTATTTGACATTTTTGAATTTCTAAAATATCTACTTGACCTCCAGCTATATGACAGAGTATTTGTGAAATACCATCTTCTTCCAAATTAATGTTTGACAATGGGAATGCAAATTTTACAATACCTTCTTTTAAAGATTTTAAATAATCTTCATCCTCCATTATAAAACAACTATGGTTCAAAAACATTTCTTCAGTTTCCCACACGCTTCTATTGTTAGGGTTACCAATACTTTGACCAATAGCCAAATTCCATGCAGCCTCTCTTAATGATGTTTTTGATTCTAAAAAGTATGTAACAACAAAGTACTTTTCTAAATCAATATCTTTTGTGAATATGTTAATCATGGTATTATAAATTTATCTCCTTTTACTGATGGTGTTTTAACAATTAATACGGTACAATCTTCTAAAAATTCAGGGTCTGCAACTTCGTATGGGTAAAGAATAAAAATATCTCCCTCATTTAATTCGGTATTTTGTATCATCATTTTACCTTTAACCAAGTAATTTATTTCAGTCCCTTGTTTGTGATAGTGAGTGTCCCATTTTTCACCTTTGGTGTGGTGTTTAAAACAAACCTCAAAATCCTTTGTTTTAAACGCGGCAGGCTCAAAATCACCAATGAACCATCCACCTTTGTATTCGTCAAATTTTGTTATTTTCATATTTGTGTTTTCTTTATGCTTAGGTATTTTTTTAAATCTTCAGGTGTCCCAATTGGGTGATGTTGGTTAAACATAAAGATACCAACCTTATACCCATTTTTAATTAGGTAGTTATAAGTTGGTGCGACGTAATATTCTTTATTGGTTGTATCTTTATTAGTGAACATTTCTTCAAATGATTCAAAAAAATATCTCGCTTTTTTCCAATAATGTAAACCATTCGTTGCGATATTTGAGATGACTTCTTTTTCCTTTACTTCGGTAACCAAATTTTCATTATTTAATTTAACATATGAATTATTTGGTTTATTTGAAATGAAACAACCAATCACAGCATCAAAGTTTCTTGCAAAATTTAAAAACATCGTTTTGTCCCAATCTAAAATTATTTGGTCACAGTTCACAATTACTAATTCAGAATCCATGTCAACAATATCTTTACTCAGATGTGCAGTACATGCTGGGCCTTCAGTAATCCAATCAATATTGATAATGTTTACATCTTTGTGATGTATTGGGTGTTCGTCCCTTTTAATTAGAATAATCTTTACGTTATCACCCTTAAAGTTTTCTATTACGTGATTAGTCATGGTTTTACCATCCCATTCTATTAAAGGTTTAGGATTATCAAATTCTGACCCGTTAAATCTTGTACCACGACCTGCCGCCAATATTACTACTTGCATAAATTATTTTTTAATGTATGCGGTTGGTGCCGAATAGTTTAATGTTTTTAATTCTAAATTCTTTTCTTGGATAAACCTATCTACCGCTTTAGATTCACTCCATTTATGGTACCCTTCGTGACTAAAGTTTCTACCCTCAAATAGAGTGTTCATTGTTTCCTTATCGAATTTATCTGTGATTGAATTGATTAAATTTTCAGTATCAAAAAAATCAAATCCGATTACTTTTTTAACAGAATTAGGGTTATATAGATTTCTTAATTTTAAAAATGTATACAATCCCGTTCCTTTAAAAACACCACATTCTACAATGTCACCAGGAATATCCTTAACCTCATTGTATAATAATGTTCGCGCAATCAATTTATTGAAGACTTTTTTGTCACCACTTAACATGAATTTATTAAATGCATCAAAGAATTCTTGAGGTGTTTCTGTTATTTCTAAATTTTTTAATGTTATCATCTTTTTTTATTGTGTGTTGGGTAAATAATATCCAGCCATGGAACCTAATTGACCTCTATTTACTTTATAAAATTCAATCGAGGTATCCATATTGATATTTACATCTGTAACATTATTAAGATAATAATACAAAACGTGTTCATTTCCTGATTTTCTTCCTGCCTCATGCCATATTTTTTCTAAATTAAAATATAATCTAGATAATTTACCCATTGAAATTGTATCACCATATATAAACATGTCCTGATAATTTTTTTCAAATGAACCCCATGAATTAATGTTGATTGTATTTGTTTCAGGTTTCAATAATTCTAATCCAAAATCATGAAACATTAAATCAGGTCGTAACCTTAAAACACAATCATACTCTCTACCTGAATACTTAACCAAGTAATTACAACGATATACTTTATAGTACATTGACATAATATTTGGTAAATGAGGTAACCAATCATGTTTTTCTTTATAAACAAGATTCATCAATTCGGATTTCGCATTAAAAAGTGGTTCAAAATTTGAAAACTCCTCAAATTCATATTTTACAGGATTTAATCTTGTTAAAACATCATCAATGTCCGATTGTAATATTTTATCGTTTGATACTTCTGTTTCAATAAATTGATTTGTTTTAAAATCCCAAGTTTTTCTTTTACTTGTACTATATTTTGACGTAAACCCACCATCACCATAGACATCCCAAAAACTAAAATAAACATCACAATCATATTTCGAGAATAAATGCTCTTTGTGATTTTCTATAGTCTCGTTAAAGTTTCTAAACATTCCCGAATAACATACCGCCACTCTCATTTTAATTCCCTTCTTTATATTTTTTTATAAAATCACTACATATACCTGTACAATCTTTAATATCATCATTAAAGATTTCTGGTAGTACTGCTATACTATTTTTTATTGGTTGTTTTCCTGGATATACCCACATAAAATTTAATGACGTTAAGGTCACGACATCCTCTTGATGCCAAAAATAATTAAACTTATATGACAAAGAATTAAAAAAACAAAGTGACTCAACATTCTTACAATGTATCCATAAATTATTACTTCTTTCTTTTAACCACTCTTCTGATGTTTTATATTCGGGTTTGTCGTGACCTAACCACAAATCACCATTTTTATACCAAATATCAACCTCAACATCAAAACCCATGGTAATGGCCTCCATAATATAAAATGGTGAATTTTCCCTTACATCGTTGGGACCATCAATGTTTCCTCTATGTGAAATCAGTATCATTTTTTCAAATTAATAAAATTCTCTAAATCTTCAGGTGTGCCTAAACCATACATATTTTGAATATTGTATGGTTTAATTCTATCACCATTTTCTATTGATTCATTGTAAACAGGACAAACATAAAACTCATCGTTTACTCTAATATTTTTACTAATCATTTTTTCGGCACATTCTACGTAATTTGAACCTTTACCCCAATAATAAACACCTACAGTTGCTTGATTGGATATTGGTTTCTTCTCAGCAACTTCGGTCACTAATCCCGTGTCATTTGTTCTAACAAAAGACCATTTTGGGTTATCTGCAGTAAATGTTAATATACCCCCATCTAACGATTGCTCATTCATAAGATACATGAAGTTTACACTATCCCATTCAATGTATTGGTCTGAATTTGCAATCAATAAAGGACTATCATTATTGATTAAGTCTTTGGCTAATAATGTTGTACATGCAGCACCTTCAGTTAAACCGTCCGTTTCTATTATTTTACATCCAGGTACAATTAAATTTAACATCACATCCAAATTGTATTTTTCGCGATGTTCTTTTTGTACTATAAAAATGTAATTACCTTGGATATTAAGACTATCTATTACTTTTTTTATCATCGGTTCACCTAAAACATCAATTAATGGTTTAGGTAATTTAAATCCAGCTTTTTGAAATCTACTTCCAGCACCCGCCATTGGGATGAGAATATTTAAATCATTACCCGGCCACTTTAATTTATTTTTTTCTTTAATCTGTTCCAATTTTTTTTCTATTGTTTCAAGTGTTAATGAATTCGGATTATTAACTCTAAGTACATGAGCCGATGTTCTATTTGCGGATTGAAGACCGTAAGGTGAATCTTCAATTATTAAAGACTCCTCAGGTAAAACCCCCATAGTACTTATCCCCTTCCAATAAATTTCAGGATGGGGTTTACCTGTTTTAACATCTTCGTTTGATAGTACTAAATCTAAAAATTCAATTAAACCTAATTTAGAAAGTACAACAAATAATGTGGACCTAACAGAATTAGAACAACATATAAGTTTGTATTTTTTACGTTTTAATTCTTTAAATATTTCAATAAGTCTATTATCCTTTTCTAAATGATTTAATTCATCAATCGTTAGCTCCTGTTTTCTTCTCCAAATTTTATTATATAATTCAACAGGTAAACCTTTATATTTAGTTAATATCTCTAATTTTTCTGTTGTCTTTAATCCATCATATATCGATAAATGTTCCTCAGAAGTTATTACATATTTTTCATCAACTTCTCTCAGAGCATTATTCAAAGTGTTAAAATGTAGTTCTTTTGTTTCAACTAAAACACCATCTAAATCAAATATAATTAACTTTACCATATCAAATAATTATCTAAAATTATCTTTTATGGTCTATTTTTTACATAAACTGTTTGTCTACCCCAAAGTACTCTGATATATCCATTTTCAAGTAGGTATGGTGTCAAATATTTATCCTTACCCGCTGATTCAGTGTCAAAATCGGTATCATCAATTGATATTAAATGTAAATCGGATAATTTATCTTGAGCGGCCATGAACGCTTCTAAATGTTTTTCCGCGTATTCGTGGGTACCTTTATCCCATCCGTCTAAAAACAATAAATCAATTTTACCTTGAAAATTTTTAAGAAATTCAATACCGTCTTGAGGTATATGTATGTGTAAATTATCAGGTATAGGTTCATGAATATGATATTTGTATTCATTTTCAATTTGAGTTTTACAATATTCATCAACATCTACCGTATGAACTTCAAAACCCTCTCTCGCCCAATAATAAGTTGAGTGACCATCCTGACAACATGCAGGACCGTCTTTACTTTCTAATTTCATTGAATTATCGTGATATGAAATACAGTTTTGTGTCAATTCTCTCCTCGTTGAACCAATTTCAACAACGACTTTTCCGTCAATGATTTTTAATAACTCAATAGTCTTTATAATCCAAGGCGCCGGATAATTTCTAATACTATTCTCGTGTGGTAATAGGACATCGTGGTCCCAATAGTATGTGGTCTTCTTAAAATTGTCACATGCTTTTAGTAATTCTACAAATTTGCTCATATATTTTTTTTTATTTTAAATTTATTTGTTTTTTTTCTACCCAACCTCTTTCAGGTGAGTGTGCCCAATAAACCACTCTAGATGGTTCTGTTTCCACATGGAACATTTCTTCATAATGAATTGGACCGTCTCCATTTAAAAATCTTGTTAAATTATGTCCGTCAATATATTTGTTAAACATTGATATACCATTTTCATCGTCAAACGCTATCAAAATAAAATCATAGTCATTTTCAGGTAAATCTTGTCTTTCAACATTCACCAAATAATAAAAAGATTTTGTAAATGAATTTTCCCATTCTTCTTCATTCTCATATTGAGGATTTGGTGGAAATTTATCATCAATGGTCCATTTTTGAAACGCTCTTTTTTTGAAATGTATACCAGCGTATTTTTCATAATCACGTATTGTTCTAACCGTACCTAAACCATACGGTCCCAAATCGTGACCATTATCTTCTGTACCTAATAATTGTCTAATTCTAGACCGAGCAATATCATTTCCTTTCCACCAAGTTCCTTCACCTCTTTTGTGTTGGTCATCCCAAACCAACATACCCGCCCTTTCTTCTCTCATAGTTGCGTGCCATATTACAACCTCATGTGGGTGGAACAAATCATACCCATAAGTAAAACTCCTTACTGATAGATTAATCTCTTCACCAGCAAAAAAGATATTTGGGTCGTGTCTAACTTCTTTAGCCCATTTATTCGGACCAAAACAAAAATGTCCACTTATGAATCTAGCGGGGTATGGTTTTGTTAAATGTTGCCACCCACCACGGACCGCTGATGGTCGTATAAAAATGGTACCGTGAGGGTAAAAACACTCAGCTCTTGAAAACCATGGTTCCTGTACTCTTTTCTCAGGGTCATTGAAAGGGTCGTAGTATGGTAGGTAACCACAAATTAATGGATTATTACCTTCTTCCTTTAACTGATTGTACCACCCGATTAATTTAGAATCCCAATTTTCCGAGAATCTATGATGTGAGTCTAATTGACAAACAAAATCTTCATCGGTTAATAATTCTTCGTTTATTACCGACCTAGCATATGCTAGTCCTTTTGCTTCAGTATATAGAATGTCCTTAATCTTAAATCTTGGGTCATCTCTATATTCATCAACATTATCAAATCCATCATCAGGATTAAATTGTCTACATATACCAAAATGTATTCTTTCGGGGTATTGTGCATTTTCCAAAGCACTTTTTATTGTTGGTATTAATTCAGGTTCTCTGTATGCGGGTAAATGAACTAGTATTTTTTCCATATTTTATATTTTAAAGTTTTCCTTCTAATCTTTCACCAAACCCATGTTTTTCGGAACATGGCCAAACAATCCATTTATGAGGTTTTACGGTCGTTTCAAACGTCCTCCATATTTTACAATACCCATCAGGGTCATTCTTCATTCTCTTAATTTCATCAGAACCAGCATCTTGTCTAAAAATTTCATTATCATTTTCATCTAAAAATGCTACAGCCCAAAATGTGTAGTCATCATGTGGAACGTCATGGAATCCCACATCAATACAATGTTTAAATTGGAATGTAAACGAATTATCATACTCAACTTGGTCCTCAATATGTGGATTTGGCGGGTGATTATATTCCAATGTAAATTTTTGGATGGCTCTCTTACTAAATGAAATACCCGCATACCTTTCGTATTGGTCTAATGTTCTGTTTTTACCAAACCCGAAATCACCAAAATCGATACTATTCCCATCGTCTTCCATTCCAAATAGTTTTCTATTTTTATAGTGACTATATTCGTTTCTTTTGTGCCATACAGGGTCATCATCCCATTGTTTTGTTGAACCTTTTCTTGTGTAGTAGTGCCATATAATCACCCTATGTAAATGAAAGAGGTCGTACCCATGAGTATATGCCCTAACAGAAATTGATATTTCCTCACCATGGAAATAATAATCAGGGTCGTGTTGTACTTCTAATGCAAATTGTCCAAGTGTAAAACAAAAGTGTGCCGAATAAAATCTAGCCCTGACAGGTTCAACTCTTTCTTTAAAATCATCGATTGATGATGGTAAAAAATGTACGTTACCATCGGGACTGAATCTATCAAAATTCATTTTCCACGGAACATTCAATCTACCATTTGGTTCATTTTCGGGTTCGTATGATGGAATATATCCTGTTAACATGGGTTTTTTATAACCCTTGTCTTGTAATTTTGTTAATTCCTCTATCAACTCCGAATCCCAATTTTGAATAAACCTATGATGGGAATCCAATTGTAATGTATATTGTTCACCACCATATTGTTGCTGTAACATGTATCTAGCCCAACAAGGTCCTTTAGCTTTTGTATAATTAATATCGATTATTTTAAATCGAGGGTCACATTTAAATTCATCTAAATTATCCCACTCATCATCTTGTGAATGTTGCCATGCAATTGAAAATACAAGATTTTCGGGGTGTTTAGCTTTCTCTATACAATCTCTAAGTGTTGGTAACAGTTCTTTATCCCTGTACGCAGCCATCTGTATAAAAATTTTTCCATTATCAGACATATTATAAACTTTTCTAAAAAATAATAATTTATCACCTCAATGTCAAGGGGTCTTTGTTTTTTCATCTTTATTTCTTATACTTTAGTTACATATTTAACAAATGAAAAACATTTATCAACCCATCGTACTTGAAAAGGCCAATCAGATTGTATTGATACTAAGAGAATCTGATTTTTTTAATGAGTATGAGATTGAAGACGAGTCTTACGCGTTAGAGTACTTCTGTGATAAACTTACAACAAAATTTATTAATGGTGAGTTGGATGAAGATTCATTAGAACATCTGTTCAATGGAGAAGATATGGACCAATTTCTAAAAGAAATCATAGCCGGTAGTCTTTTATATGAACTACAAGCAAAGGGAATTATAGATTCAATTGAAGATGAAAACAATGAAGAAAGATTCTTTTTGACCGATAAAGGAAAAGAAATTGCAAAAAATATTGGTGAGAACTTAGATGAAGAATAATTACTTTGTTTTTTTCTCCTCAACCTGACTCTGATTTGAAGATTTTCTGTGACTTCTAACTTTATTTTTTAAAACTTTAAGGGTTGAGTGAGCATCGTTTAAATTATCTGATATTATTTTCACTCTACCATTAGTTACTGTTTTTAAACCATCAGGTATAGAATCTTGTAATTGTCTTAACTCTTTAATGGTTTCAGCGAGTTGAGATTCTAATTCATCCATTTTGAACTGAACCCTGTTGTAGTCATTCCTATTAACTTTAGAAACTTCCTCAGAAAGAATACCTCTGAGTATACTCAACACGTTACTTTCATTGATTTTGTTTGATTCCATATCCTATAAATATCTTTGTTTAACCGTTTGGTATTTTGATTTATTTTACTTACCTTTTTAATAAATAACTAAAAACACAAAAAAAAATGGAACTGTTCGATTTTGACGATTTATTAATTGAACCAACTATAATATCTAGTATTCGTTCACGTAGTGAAATTAATTGTAGATTAAAAAATGGTATGTTACCATTAATGACCGCACCAATGGATACGGTTGTTGATAAAAATAATTTTAATTTATTTAAAAAAGAAGGTATTCTACCGGTACTTCCACGAATCAAAAACCCCGATTCATCGTGGGTGGATTGCGATATTTTCCTCTCTTATAGTATGTCAGATTTTGAAAAACTGTTTTTAGAATCAACAAGAACAGAATATTCTGAAGGTCAACCAATGATGGTTCTTATTGATGTTGCTAATGGTCATATGTCGGATTTATTAGATATGACATATAGAGCTAAACAAAAGTACAATTCAAACATAAAATTAATGGTTGGTAATGTTGCTAATCCTGAAACTTATTATGAATACGCCAAAGTTGGTGCGGATTATGTAAGAATTGGTATTGGTAACGGTAATGGGTGTTTAACTACTGTCCAAACAGGTGTTGGTTATCCTATGGCATCTCTGATTTCCGAATGTCGTAAAATTAAAAATTTAAGACCATTTGTTTCTAATACTCAGATAGTGGCAGATGGTGGGTTTAAAAAATATTCAGATGTCGTCAAAGCGTTGGCTCTAGGTGCGGATTTTGTAATGTTAGGTTCCATTTTAAACAAGTGTTTAGAAAGTGCTGGCGAAACAAGTAAAAAAACTGGAACCTCAATGATTAGTGTTTATGAAAAAGTAGACCAATATTCAAAAGAAACAAAAGAAATGTTTGACGCAGATATTAGTTTATTTAAAACTTTCAGGGGTATGTCAACCAAAGAAGTCCAAATGAGTTGGGGGAAGGAAAATCTAACAACTTCGGAAGGCGTTGTGAGAACTCAACAAGTTGAATACACCATTCAAGGGTGGGTTAATAATTTTGAATCTTACTTGAAATCCGCAATGAGTTATACAGGAAAAAAAGAACTCCACCATTTTATTGGTGGAGTTAAATATAATCACATATCAATGAATGCTTTTAAACGATTTGATAAATAGGTTACTCTACTCTAAATTCTTGGTCTTCACTATGACTAATTGCGTTGTCTCTTTTCATACCCTCTTTAATATAGGTACGTATTAATTTAGACACACTCATCTTTTTTTTACTTGCAACTTTTTCTATTTCTCTGAAATATGCCGGTACCACTCTAAAGGACAACATCTGAACCAATTGTTTTGATTTTGGTGCGTCAGGTTTTTTCAATTCTTCGTTAAATTCTGTATTTTCCATCTTTGGGATTTTTATATAAATATTTGGTTTTTCAGGTTTTTTTGTTTATCATTTAAATAATAAATCAAACGTAATATGACAACAGGAAAAACAGAACCATCTTCGGCAATTAAATCGTGTGAGGAACGATATCCCGAAACCACCGCAGAATTTAAAAAAATCCTAAAAGAACAGTACGAACTGTTTTGTAAAAAACAAATGAACTACGGACCCGATAATATTTCGGTCGGTACAAGATTAGAAACTCCTGAGGAAATAAAATTATCCCAAACAGGTTTGTGGTTTAGAATGAATGATAAGATACAGAGACTTAAACAGTTAGTGTTGTTGGGTAGAGAGGATACTGTGGGTGAAAGTGTTCAAGACACCTATTCAGACCTATCTGTATATGGAGTAATCGCCCAAATAGTAAGTAGAGGTAAGTGGGGTAAGTAATTATTTGAAAATCAATCACATATCAAATAAAACATGTTTAATATGTTGATTGTCAACATTTTGGTTAGATTTGGAGAGGGGGGGTAACCCCCTTTCTAATTTCAAAATAAAAGAATAAAATATTTATATGGAAACGGGAGGTCAAAATGAAAACAAAACAATCGGCGGCAGTAATTAAATTCTTAGATTCAATAAGTAAAAGCGTACTTTTAAACGTATCAGTTGAAAATTATTTCACATTCTCAAAAGAGAAGAAAATGACAACCCAATTTTTAATACTCAAAATGATAATCAAATCTATGGGCGTTAAATTAAATACAAATGACGCTATCTTACCAAATTTATTAAAATCATTAAAAAATAGAAACGAAGACTTAGAGAATTATGAATTCGCGGAGGTCTTGAAAAATATCGAATCTAACTTGGAAACTTTGTTAGATATGACAAAAACAAACATTAGAAAAAAGAGAACCATTAAGACAAACAACCCTAGCGATGTCTAAAAGGAATATTGACGAGGAGTTAAAAATCTCTTACACCAAAATGGCTCTCGATTGGTGTGTTGAGAATTTAGGTATTAACAACCGAAAAAGAAAAAAATTAATTCTTGAAATTAATCATAAAAATTTTTCGGATGGTCGAATGGTTTATTACGGAAAATACTGTTTTAATAAAAACAAAATAATAATATACATTACAAACTGTGAAACTATTGATGATGTAATATCGACAATGATTCACGAGTACACACATTATCTACAATCTAGTACGTTGTATCGTTATTATGCGAAATGTTATTATTATTCTCAAAATCCTTGTGAAAGACAAGCAAAGAGAAACGAAATAAAATACACTAAAGAGTGTATAAAAGAATTAAAGAAGTTAATCAGGTAAGATTTCCGCTTCAGGTATTTCCTTCAGAAATAATAGATAATTTTCATTTGTTTGTCTATTCATTTGACGAACAACATTATCACACCCCCAATATTTTTTTAAGTCCTCAATAGATTCCGGTTTAATACGAGATTCGTTGAATTTTCTTTCAATGAAGTAAAGTTTGTCTTGAAAATTAAATAATTCTTTACAGAGCATATTAGTGTTTACATGTTATTAAATGCTCACCCCATTTTTTTACAGGTTTCTTGTTTTCAAACTTATAACAAGACCACTTATTACTTTTGTCAAAGTGTATATGTTTGATAAAAAAACTGGGTACTGTCGCACCTGTCTCTAATTTCTGAGAATTTTTGTCAAAAATCAAGTCTATTTTAATTGTTAACGGTTCTTTATCGTCCCAATTTCTTTCTTGTTCTTCCAAAAGTCTCCATTCGCCCCTGTTTAGGTCTTGGTGTTGTAGTGCACAATTTAAATAACTAAAAGTTTGTTTCAAATTTTCTATATTATCGGAAAAGGTGGCCGCGGGTGCCAAATGTCCTTTATCCCAAACATTACTTTTGTAATCACCACCGTCAGAAGTGTGAATACCTTTTTCAGTGTAAAAGTCCATTGAACCCCTATTAACATTTGTTGGTCTATTTGTTGATTTATAAATCAACCAAACAGGTTCCTCTAACGTTTGTGAATAGTGTACTTCAAATACGTTATTTTTTACGTGAACAACATCTTTTTGTGTTGTTGATGAAGTGGCTATTAGTAACGAAAACGATAAAATAGCAAGGATAGAGAGTTTTTTCATAGTTGGTTTTTAAGTATATAACTAAATATATCCTTAGCCGTGTTTTCTCCAACTGAAAATTCAACAAATGGTATCGAATGTCTTTCTAATTTATCTTTTATTACATTATCAATTACAATTGATTCACTTAAATTTTGAAATCTACCGTTTTCATTAAAAATGGTATCATCCCTGTTTAAAAGTATATTGAAATTATTATATTTCTTAAACAACTGAAAAATAAAATAATCGAATGAGTCGTCATAAAAACTTGCGGGGTATTCTGGTTTTTCGTTGTATAAATCTTTGTATACCGTACCCAATATTATTGGCGAATCTACGATTATATACTTAACCTTACCATAAAGTCTACTAATATTTCTATGTTGGTTGGCTGTAACAAAAAATTGGTCCTTTATCGTTGAGTAATTTTCTTCCCACGCAACTATTTTAGGATATTCAAAGGTAAGTTCCACGTCCATGTGGTTTTTCTTCATCAAGGTAAATAATTCTGCACTTTGTGTTGATTTACCAATGCCTGGACCGCCAAAAAAATTTATAATGACACTCATTTTATTAATATAAACAAAATTGACTAAATAAAAAATAAAATAATACGTAAAATTGGTATATTTATAGTATAAAAAACCAAATAATGGATGTCAACTCATTTTACACGGTACTTATCACCACGATTACGGTTTTAGGTTCCGCAAGTGCATGGAGATACTATGAAAAAAGAGCCATGAGAAAAGAAAAATCAGAAGATTACATGAAAGACGAATGTAGAGAAAGAATAGCAAAGTTAGAAGTCCTTTTAGAGAGGTCATCCTCCGAAAAAGATGACTTGAGGTCAAAAATTTTAGATTTGACCAGAGAAGTTGCGGAACTTAGAGTAAAAGTTGAGTTCTTAGAAAACAAAAACAAGGAATTAAAAAAGAAAACAGAAGTTGTTCCGCCTGTAACACCAGTAAAAAGAGGTAGAAAACCAAAATCAATCTAACAATCTTTTGTTAGTGAATCAAATATGCTTATAATTTCGTTTACAGAGTCGTAAGAAAAACATTCTGAGTAACCGGAAAAATTTTCTAATAGGGGTTTAAATTTTTTTACACCCCTTTTTTTATTTAGTTTTTCTTTTATCGTTTCTTCTAGTTTTTCAGCGTCTTTAGTGTCGATTCTCCTTAATATTGTTTCTAAAGTATATCCCTCATAACCATAATCTTTACTAAATCTACGTAAAATAAATCTTTTTGATGTTATACCAACTTTTACAAAAGTTTTACCTGTTTTCTCCTCCTTCATTAGAATCAAGTATAGAGATTTTGGCAATTTTTCTATTTTTTTCTTTTTACTCAATGCGTGTTTCTTGATTTTACCTTGGGCATATTTTTTGGCGTCATCCAAATTACTAAATTCCTTAACATCCCTATTTGGATTGGGAAAATACTTTTTAAATCTATTTGAATAGATAATTTTACCGTTGTCAACGGTGTAAATTTTACGATTATTAATTACCTTTTCGTATATTGAGTAAAACCCCACCTTTAAGATTAGTCTATCCATATAAATTTATTTAAATTATACATATTTCATATTTTATTTGAAATATACAAAATATATCAAAAAAAGTACTATCTTTGTATAAAATTAACAATCATCAATGGAAAAACACAAGAAGTGCACGGGATGTAAAGGGGAGTTCCCTTTGTCTAATTTCTACAAAAACAAGTTGATTCACGATGGTCACAGTAACTATTGTATTGACTGTACCAAAGTAAATTCAAAGAAGTACTTCCAAAGGAAGAAAGAACGTACCTATAAGGTGGAAAACGAAAACCTTTTAAAAATGGTTATTTTGAACAACTACCAACAAGAGAACACATCGCCACAAGCGGATAACCTCATGAAAATCCTTATGATTGAGAAAATGTGCAAATCTGTATTAGAAGAGGTTGAAAATTTAAAACGTAGTTTTGTAAAAACAGAAAGTGAAGTTGTGGAATAATTATGTACAAACCCAAATTATTGGGTATTTATATGTATATAATTATTTTTAACAATGAGATTCACAGAAATACTGTTTGACACATTATTAGAGGAGGTAAAAAACAAAAAGCTCTTCAACACTCTTATGGATATTTGGAAAACGGAGAAACCAAATATCACAGATGAAGAAGGTGAAAAACTTTTTTATGAGTTTGCAAGAATACAAGATGGTTTAAGACCTGACCGTCCTCAAGTGTTTACCTTTTTAAGTAGATACGACGGATTACACGGATACCCAAAATTTGACCCAAACAATATAAAACAAATTGCGAAATATTCGTATTCTCAATTAATGTTTTTATTGAATGAGTTTAGTAGTGATGCAAGAGAAGTACAAAGAGACGTTTTTACCGGTCCCGATACGAAACCAACTCCTGAAAAAGTTGAAGCATCTAGAAATCTTTGGTACGGTAACAATAATTTAATTTTTCAAAAAGATGGTCTTAGGGTTTATTCGATAAATAACCAACAAGAGGCAATAAAATGGAGTTATTATTATCACACCATTTACGCCAAATCTATGGGCATACCTGAAATGGAAAGGGAAACTCCGTACTACAAAAGTAGTAAATTCTTTCCTTGGTGTGTAACATGGAGACCCGACACGTATAACAGGTCAAATCAATGGGGAACTTATAGAGGTCAAGGTAGGACGTTTTATTTTGTTATTGATGAAAACAAAAGTGAAACGGATATGTACCACATGAGCACTATACAAAGGGACCCAAGTGTTTCTGTAGGTTACAGAATTACCGATATGTTTAATGGTGGAGACAAACCAAAGACCTGGGACGAAATTACACAAATTTACCCCCAACTTAGTGGTGAGAAGAATTTAATACAAAACAAACCATATTCCACTGAAGAATTATCTATAAAAGATGTTGTTGGTCAAATTACCGAAAGAGAAGGTAACCAATATGAATTTAAGAGAATGGATAAATCTTATAAAAAGGCATACATTGATAATGGTGGTACTTTAGCAAAACCTGAATCATGGAGGTCAATGGATGAAGAATTACGTAACCTATATATTATTTTTCCAAATGTTAATCAATACAATGTTAAAGAGAGATATGGTAATTTCGATTTCTTAAGTGAAATCAAAAAAGTAGGTAACCAATTTAATTTATTAGACAGAACTTTAAAAAATAAAGGAATTGGTGATGGTGTAGGTACTATTGTAGATTTCTTAATGGCTAATGAATTTAAAATCGCCAGAGTTAGTGGTGATAATAAAAAAATCAGACTATACGAAAGTAAAATTAATGGTAAATCAGGCCTTTTCAATGTTACAACTAATTCTTGGATTGAAAAAGATGGTAAAATATATGAACCAAAATATTCACACATCGATACTGAAGTTTATGCCGATAGTGAAGGTAACACATACGTTGTAGATGTGTATGGTACCAGCACACAACCAGATGATTCTTCTTTTTATTCAGTTTACAGTATTGGAGACGAGAATCCTGAGTACAACGCACACTTCATGTCGTCAAAACAATTTAAAATATTAATGAAGGAATTGTCGCCCGATGATGGTAGTGAACCCGAAACAGACAAACCGGGTGATTACACGGACATAAAAGAAAAAAGGGGTTATTAAACCCCTTTTTTTTATGATAACAAAGAATAGTATTCTTTGAAATGTTTGATACGGTCAGGTAAACCGATTGTTCCACCATTAACTCTTTTTGTTATTTTCGTCACCACAGTATCACTTGCACCCTCATCCGCCATTTTGTGTAAACCATTTTTACTAAAGAACCATGCTGCAGATAACAAAGCATATTTTGATGAAACTAAATCAGGATTTGAAATCACATCTTCATTAATGGCTTTACCGAATGCGGTATAGTTATCTTTTCCGGTTAATTGGATATATCCTCTGCCACGAAATTTATAACCTTCTTTCGTTGCTTCGGGACCGTTACCCATTCTACCACCATAAACACGAGACGCTATTGCCTCAGGTTTTCTTTGATATTGTTCAGCCAACGCATCTGTTGGAAAGTATCTTCCAAAAATACCTCTAAGTCCTTTTGCCGAATAGTTTAAATTTTCTTGTGTTGCTTTAAACCCACCAGATTCATGACCACATTGAGCCAAAAAGTGAGCTAATCTTAAGGGTGTATTAATTTGAAATTTTTGTGCCGTATCGGGAATCATCGCAATTACCGCATCAGGTATATGACCCTTTAATTTTTCTAATTTCAAACCACCGACGTTTGGTACGGGTGACGGTTCAGTAATAACTGTTTGTGTTGCAAACATTTTAGACCAAGTACCATCCCCAACAATACCATCAGCGGTTAGACCGTGGGTTGACTGCCATCCTTTAACTGCAAGTTCGGTGCCTGAACCAAACACACCATCCGCGGCCAATCCTAATTTTTCTTGTAATTTTTTTACATCTTCTCCTGTAGAACCTTTTTTGAGTAACATAGTTGTTTTTTTAAGTTTAGTTATTTTCTTATAAATATTTTAAAACACGGAAGTTGGTTAACTTAATAAATTGAGGTATTTATATATAAAAAAAATCATGAGTAGAAAAATTATAGTTACTGAGTCACAATTAAAACGTCTGTTAGATAGAATGATTAACGAATCAACTATGGACGTTGAAGAAAAATTAGATTATGAAAGATTTAGTGGGGGTGATGAGTTACAACAACTGAGAGATACCATCGACAATAACATACTTGTAAGTGTGGCATTTGTTAAAAAAGATGGTTCAGTTCGTCACATGTCCATCAAAAAAAGTTTAAGTTCTTATGTTGGAAGTGACAGAGAAAAAACTGAAAAACAAATGAATGTTGAAATGAATAACAACATTAAAAAAGTTGTTGACGTAAACTCTTATATTAAAAAATTAAAAGAATTAAGAGGTATGGGGGTTGATGACGAACAAGCTAAGATGGAAGCGGCAAAAGGAGCTTGGAGAAGTATTAATTTAGAAAATGTTTTAGGTTTTATGGTTAGAGGTAATTTTATTGACCTTAGAGATGAAAATGAAATCATGGACCGATTTGGTGAACAAGTATATAATTCATTAACTAAATCGATGAAAAACGCTTTAGCTCAAGACCAAATGGTTAATGAACCAGAAGTTGAATAAGGTACAGATTTTGATTTAATTACTTTATATTTTACTAATCACCAACTATAGGTGAGTAAAATATATGAAAAACCTAAGAACTATTAAATTCTCCAATAAAAAAGTGGTAATGAAACCACAAAACAAAATTGGAATCACAGAAACATGGACACCTAATTTAAGCACTGTTACGGTATTTCCTGTACAATACATCATTCATGATGGTGTAAGGTATTTTTTACAAACAGTAAATGAAAAGGTTGGTTAACGGATATTTATCCATATAGTGAGAATCTTAAATAGTATTTTTTATCTAACAATACTTTTTTCATTTACGGTTTATTATTCCGCTATGAAACTGTTTAATCAATTTAAGAATTACATAGTATGAAAATTTTAATATCCGAATCCCAATATAAAAACGTTCTTAAGGAATACTATGAACGAGATAAATTATATCACAGAGAGAGTTTGGTAAAAAGACTTTTGGTAAAAAACCAAAAAGGTTATTTTGTTGCACCTAAAGAAATTAGGGACATCATTGAAAAATTACCTTATTTAGATTGTTATGACCAACAAGGTAATAAACAAACATGTACAAAAATACCTGAAGTTTTATATGTTTACCTAAATGGTAGGTACTAATTAAAAATACTTGATATTTATATTAAACAAATCACAACAATGGGAAAAAATGTTATACTTAGAGAGTCACAATTAAAAAGACTAATTCAATATACAACAAAACAAAAACTAAAAGAAAGTTTAGAAGATATTGAACCGATTGATTACAATATGGGTAAGAGTGATGATGAAAATCAACTACCTAATCCACCAGCTGAAATTAAATTAAATTTAGACGTAGAGGATGGTAAATTTGTTGACTACAACATGGGCATGAATAGACCCAACCAATTACCAAATCCACCTCAAGAAATTGATGTAGATTTAGAAGAAGATGACTATTCAGATGTACCGGTTGATGCACAAATTGATATGGAAACAGGTATGACAATGGAAGATGATTTTATGTTAAACGAAGGACAAAAAAATCTTAAGAAAACATTTAACAAATACATGGGAAATCCCATCATCGATAGTTTAAGTTCAAAAATAAAATAAGAAATTACATTAAGATAAAAAGAACCCCTTATTGGGGTTTTTTTATGCCCTTATATTGAAACTTAAAGTATTTATATGATATGAAATACATTATCACAGAATCTCAATTAAAGAAGATTATAGACAGTGAAATTGATGAGAGGTCGAGAACTCTCGCGAACACTCGTAAAAAAAGAATATTTCCAAAAAGTGCTTTAATGTCAAATCCCGATAGATTTAAGGAGTACGATAAAGAAGTGAAAAATATTAAAGACATTAAAGAAGAAGACGTTTCACCGCAGGAACAAGAATTCGATTCTCTTTTAATGTCTGCAGGTGTTATTCTCACACCCGAAGAAAAATCAGAAATCCAACCAAATTGTGAGGAGTATGAAACTCCTTCACAGTATTCTAAAATTGTTGATGTCATCAAACAAAATTTAGATAAAATGGATAAAAACGGTTTGGTTAACACTTTAAAACAAGTGTTATCAATTCAGAAAAAATCTAAATCACCACAACCAACTCAAGAACAACTCGCTCCCGTAATTATTGCAGGAGTATCTGTACCGGGTGTTGCCGTGGTAATTGTTGCGGGTGTAATAGCATTAATAATTGTTGTCAAATTAGGTAAATTAATTTTTGGAGGTCGTTCAAGAAGTGGTGTAAATCCAGGTTGTAAACGAAGAAGAAAATTGGTTAGAAAATTTGGTTTTGATGGAAACTTTATGTAATTATGAAAATACTTTTATCTGAATCCCAATTAAAAAGACTAATCGAATCGGAATTAACCGAATTTGAAAAATTTGCTGAAACCCGAATGGGTGGTGCAAAAAAAATTAGTGATACCGCAAAAGAAAAAGGTGGTATCTCGTTATTGACGTATCATCACTTTGTTGTTAAATTACCTTATTACAAAAAAGCATCTGAAGGTAAACTCACCAAAGAAACAATGGAAAAAGAATACAAAAAACTTTTAGAAAAATTATATGAATCAACAAAGGATGGTATGAATATTAAACAGATACCATTTCAAGAATTGGTTGGTAAAATTGAAGTATTGGGTGAATTATTAATCAAAGAAAAATAAAGATAGTTGGGGTTGAAATCCCACTTAGGACCGGGACTAGTTCACGGAGTTGGGGGAAGGTTCGCTACTCTTCCCCCTTTTTATTGTCTTCTCCATTTATTAAAATCAAAAGAATCATCTTTCTTTTTTACCGCATAATCATGAATTTGGTCTGCAGTTATTACAACATCTAAATTTCTCTTTTCTTTAACTGATTCTAAATTAAAAGACCTTTCCCAAAAAGTTGTTACAACTTTGTTTTCTTTAACAATAAAAAACAAAATGTCTCCAACTGATTGTGTTTCAGGGTCCATTAAGTAAAGGTTTGCGGGATTATCATCCTTTAGTGTGTCTCTTAAAGTTTCGTACTTATCGTCCTTAGAAAAATAGTTTATTCTCTCCGTATTAATATCAACTTTATACACAACAATACCCAAATGTAAGTCTATTGGTACATCAACATTCATCACTTCCATAATATTAGCTTCCGCTTCAGATTTTTCCCTTTTAGATAAAACATATGTACCCACATCTCTAGTTGATATTCGGTCATTAGTTTTTGTATATTTTCTTACGGTATATTCGGTGGCACCTTTGAATCTTACGTTTATATTTTTTTCATAATGGTATGTTGGCATTAGTTCTTCTAATGACTTCTCAACGTATTCTTTTAATATTTTCTTTATGAGTTTTTCCATAAAATTATTTAATGTCTTTTGATTCTATAAGAGTGTATGTGAAAGATTTACCGTGTATCGTCGCAGCTTTATTCATGATTTTCATAAAACTATCAAAATCCGCCGACTTTTTAAATACTTGACAACCTTCTGACCAGTTTTCAACATACGTAGAATCTGCACCTGCTTTGTGAATGTTAATACCAAAAACACCCTCTTGGATTATGTTTTCGTCATATTGCATATCTTTATCTTTATCACGATAGACCTTTACAGGTTTTTGTTGTTTCAATGCTTCATATTTTCCTTGGTGTAAACCTATTGTGTGTGAACCTCTATATTGACCTGGTACTAATCTTGCCACCCCCGCGGCATTATGGTACTCCATGACACCCTTTTTACCGGGGTCAGTTGTTGCTGGCCAAATTTGAAATTTCCATTCACCACCCTCCTTATAAGAGACGGTTAAAAAATCATCAAACACATTCGTTACTTTATCACCCGTACTTGAATTTCTAACACCAACAATGTTGACATCAAAATCTTTAGTACCCTCAAACCACACGTATCCTTTTGATTTAACGGTTTGTTCAATTTGTTCTCTTTTGTAGCTCATTTTAAAATTTAATTAGGTTTTATTATTACTAATAAATAGTGTGGAAAAAAGATATTGTTTAAGGTATTTATAGATATATTGTGCAAATATGAAATCACACAAAAACATAGATTTAACCATAAGAAGAATACTTAGGGAAGTTATTTCAGAAAATGTAACACCAGAACAACAAGCGGCGTTAGATGCGGGTTTTGGACCTATTACAGATGTGGAAGCTAAAAAATTACAAATTCCGTATCCTGCTGGTGTTAGTAAAAACGCCATTAATAAAATATTAATTGTTTCGGCACAGAATAAAAAAGGACTTAAAGGTTCATATCTTTTCCCCTTACAACAACAAGAAATTGATAAAGAATTTGGTCAGGGTACATATGATAAGTTTTATAATGGTGGGGGTAAAGATGTTTTAGACCGTAAGAAATTTTTTAAACCTGAAACTGTGGTCGCGGCACCTGTACAAAAACAAACAACAACTACTACAGGTACGACCACAACAAGTAAATTCGGTGTTGATTACAAATACAATTATCCCGGTGATAAAGCTTATGTATATGGTTACAAAGATGGAAAATGGTATACAAAAAATGTTGCTAAAAATGTGGAATTTGATTTATCTTCAAATCCAAAATGGAAATCCTCAATAGATAACCTAAATAAACAATTTGCTGCACAAATTAAAACACCCACACCAACACCTACATCAACAGTTCAGTTGTATCAAAATCAATATCAAGTACAAAGAGATAATACCTATGTAAGACCGTTAACCCCACCTCAATTCGGTATAAAAAAATGAAAATATTAAAATTAATTGAGTCTATTATATTGGAGGCCACTCCTGACGAAATTTATAATTCGTATTATAATGATTTGCCAAGAGATGAGTTTAACCAAATCGTGATTGCTGACCCAATGTCAATCTCAAATGACACAGGTTTAAAAAGAATTGGTAAATATGCAAAACTTTTAATTAACTTATACAGAAAGAAAGGGTTAAAACTCGAAGATTTACCAAGAGCAAAAGAGTACTTAGAATATGTTTATAAACACAATGTTGCTTTAGATGTTACTAAAATCAAATCCCTAACAGACCTTTATGATGTTGTTAAAAACTATTACACAAGAGACACAAAAGATTTAGGTTCAATTATTTCCGCACTCAATGAAAAAGAATATAAAGAACTTTTCAGAGGTAGAAAATTCACAATATTTACACCTTTTACAGAAAAAGCTTCGTGTACTTTGGGTGTTAATACCGAGTGGTGTACAACGTGGGGACCAGAATCATTAAATCCAAAACACAAAGACAGAGGTAGTCTTTTCAATCGTTACCACACTCAGGGTCCATTATATATTTTGATATCCGATTCGGATGTAAATGATAAGTATCAATTCCATTTCGAATCGAAACAATATATGGACCGAGATGATAAAAGAATTGATGTTACTGAATTTTTAAATGAAAATCCCGATATTAAAAATTTCTTTTTCCCTTCTTTGGTAAGTGATAACCAACCCGAAGATATTGTAAAACAACAAATCGCAAGAATGAACGCATTGGACGAAGATGATGCCGGTATTCTTGTAAACAAAATAATCTCAAAAACGGCACAATCAAATCCTTTGATTATGGCTTTTGTTCAAAAAGATGAAGATAAATTAAGAGAGTTAATAACCGATAATGACATTAGTGATTTTGAAATAGATAGAGAAAATTTTATATTATCATTTAAGTCAGACTACGGCGGTAGTCTTCAAACAACAAAAGATACTTTAACTTATTACCAAGCTGAAGCACAATCAGGATATGAGATGTTGTGGGATAGGATGAATAACGAAGACGGTGATTATATCAAGTCAACCCTCGAAGAATATTTAGAGGAATATTATAAACAAAATGAAAGTGAAATAAAATCAAATCTTGGTTATTTGAATTTTGAACAATTTAAATCAGAACAATACGATAATTTTGTTGAGAGTGAAAGTTTATGGGATGATTACTCATCATTGTTTGTTAATAAAAATTATGGTTTTTATGAGGATGCGGTTCAACTCGAAGTTGATGCTATTGAAAAATATATAGATTTTGATTACAGATATAGAGAGGATAAAGTCATTGTTAGAATACCTTATTTTTTATTGTTCTTAGTTAAAAAAGGATATACGTCAATTGACGGGACTAATGAACTTATGGAAGACGTTTTAAACGAATATGTAAGTTATTATGACATAGATAACGATTATGAAGGTATTTGGGATTACCAACAAGAAAACGTAACCTACGATGAAATGAAAACTTTTATTGAGAATTATTTTGAAAACATAATAGAAAACAGTGAGGGTATTAAAAGATGTGGTGAACTCAGAAACATATTAAATAACACCATCCAAAATGTTTTTAAAGGTCAAACAAGAATAGATAACGACGAGTTTTTAATATCCATCCCATCATTAAAAATTGACTGTGAAAAAGAAAGTATTAATATAACTTACTATAATAAAAATACGGGAGAAAGGTTTGATGGGCCGGTAAAGGTGGAAAATTTAGCATCTTACGGAACTAATTATAAACTATTTGAAAGTATTCTTTCTTTTAAGAGATTTAGATGAAGACAATAAATTTAATTGAGCAATTAATTCTTGAAGCCAATAGGAAAGATATATTGGTAAACAAACTTGGTTTGAGTCAAGATAATGCTGACCAAATAGAAGAATTGGGGGGTCCGTTATCAATCATATTAGCCAATAAATTAATCGATGTATTCGCACAACAAAGATTAGAACATATGATGAGTGCGGTACCTGAAGATGAAGAAAAACAAGCCAGAGAAACTTTTAGAAAAGACCCTGAGTATAGAAGAAAAATGGGTATCGACGCAATAAATAAAAGTGCTGGTGTTAGAGGTATGAGAAGTAATATCGTATCAATAATGGACTGGATACGCATTGGTTTAAACGGAAATTTGGGTGATAATAAAAACTTAAATTTTGGTCAACTTTACAATGAATCAAGAAAGTGGCACCAAGAGTTAACTTCAGGAGAAGGAGATATTAATTATGTTGAAAAAAACGACATCGTAAAAGACTACAGAAATAAAGACGGTGTTGGTTTCTATTGGGTGGATTTAAATACGAATGATTCAAGAGAAGAATGTAACCGCATGGGTCACTGTGGTAGAACAAATTCAAGTAACACGATATTCTCGTTAAGAGAAACAAAAAAACTTAAAGATAATTACACAGTCAACAAAAGTCATTTAACCGCCGCGATTGGTGATGAGGATGGGATTGTTTATCAATTAAAAGGTCCTAAAAATAGTAAACCAAAACCAGAATTTTATCCCTATGTTGTTGATTTAATTTTAAATACAGACATCGTAAAAGGTTTTGGTAGTGAATACAATAGTGGTGATGATTTCAGTATTGCCGATTTATCTGATGAACAAATTACACAGATATATCAATCTAAACCTGAAATATTCAACACTCGTAAACTAAAAAGAAAACTACAGAAGATGGGTATAACCCAAGATTTTCAAGAACCCGATACGGTTTTTGATTGGGATATTGAACCGGATTCTGTTCCATATTACGTTGAGGGGGATTGGACCATTAGACAATCGAGAGATGCCAGTGGTCGTACAAAAAAAATAGGTTTTATCGAGACTTTATTATCAGGTGATATATGGGAATTAACTGATGGGTATTATGATGATTGGAAATCTGCGTTAGAATACCATGCAGACGAAGATAATAAAAGAACAATCATTGATTATCTTAGAGATAGAGCAGGTGAAGAATTTGAACCAAACATGTCTATAGATGAATTAATAGAAGAGTATGACGATAACTATGAAGTTCGAGGTGCATTAGGTTCGGCGTTTTCCGATTCCGCAAATTCATCTTACTATGATTATGCAATGAAGCAACTACGAAACGCACTTAGTGATTACGGAGATGTTTTAAGTCTAAATGATAGAGGTGCAACCATACGAATTAATTTAAAAAACATAATAGATAACATGGGTTATGGTGAAGATGAAATGGATGAGTTTTTTGAAAAATGTGACGATGATGCCCAATGTGTTTTTCATGAATTACTAGGTGAGTACTATGAAAAACCAAGATTCTATATTGACGACAGATGGTCACCAGATATTGATGATAACGATTTCAACAGTTATTTAAACGATAGACTTTCAGAATTATGAGAATAGGAGATGTATGTATATTTAAAACCAATTTTCCCGAAGCCGATTTTTGGTTACAAAGAAAAGGTTCCGAACAAAGTGTCGGTAAACCCTCAAAGGAGTTTTATGAAGAGAACATTGGTGTTAAAGTAAAAGAAGAATACCTTAACAAAATTGACCCAACGTACCTATATTATTATTTTCAATTCCTACATACCCAAGGTGTATTCGCACCAATTTCACACGGTACGTTGGGTTTAAAAAATATCACGATTAGTGATATAAAATCAATACCTGTTGATTTTAAATAAGAAAGGGTTACAACCTGTAACCCCTTCATAGACCTTGTGATTAGTTTATTTTAATATTTTGTTCCGCAATGGGGACAAAATTTATGAGAATCTTTTTTTCTTTTTGAGCCACATTCAGTACAGTAAACAGTTAAATCTTCCCGAACCATCACTTTGGTTGAATTTGGTTTTATTTTCCACCAATTTGTTTTACATGGAAAAGAGTTAAAATTACTGTTGTCATAAACAAAAGTTTGGTTTGACTCAGAACCTTTCTCAACTCTACCAGTTTCAATGTGTCTTTCTTTACTCTTTTTTAATTTTGGAATGTTAAGGTTCACATCAATACTACTGGTGATGGTATCATTCACATATGAATAATTAGATGATGAAGAACTAATAGAATTCATATTATTTGTTGTAAAGGTTCTTACACCCGGTGGATAACTAAGGGTTCCACTATTATTCCAATTACTATTCCAAGTGGGAATACTACCATAATACGGGTATGTTGATACTTCATCGTAAAATCTGACAACAACGTCACCATTATTCTCTATGGATTTTTGGACTTCTTCATTATTCCCATTTACAACATAAGTTTCAAACAAAAACTTTCTCGCTTCGTCTAAGTACCTTTCGAGGAAAACTCTTTCACCAGGACGAACTATGATACCATTACCGATGGATTTACCATTCAGTTCAATCTTAGCTAAAACTTTATTTTGTGTGGGATTGTAAAGTTCGATTTCGAACTCATCACCGTTATTCATGTATACGGTGTCTACGTGCTGTTTTAATCTTTGTTTACTTCTTGTAATAAAAGATTGAGGTACAGCATACCTGTTTGAGGTTGTGTAATTCATATTCCTTATATTTTTTTGTATTTGAACCCGAATTCGTTGGTATCAATTCCAACTCAAATATCACGAGGACACTTCGACTTCAACCACAAGGTCTATTATAAGTATACGATTACTTTAAAAAAATGTAAAGATTATATAGAGAAACTACTTACTGTAATGGTATCACAAACGATTTTACCACTCTCATCATTTTTCAATGAAATTTGTATAATATCACCAATACCAATATAACCCAAATTCTCATCCTTATCTATTACAACATTATCCCAATTTAGTGGCACAACAACGGTTTCATCTACTGAATCATCACTATTTTCAGGGTAGTATTCTATCTCCATTTCTACTTCAGATGGACCAACGATATTATATACGGATACACTTTTAATACCATAACTTCTTCCCTCTAAATCGATGTCAAAATTTACGTTAATATTTAATGGATATACATATTCAATTTCCATACCGTTGTACATTACTTTATAATAATCAACGTCGGCTTTACATTCCATTCTATACTTACTATCCATAGAATCTTCGTTTAATCTTCTTGTGAGGTTCTTTAACTGCGTTTCTGTTACTATAATTTGGGTCATGACTTTTTTATTTATAAATATCTCATTTAATTGTTATAAATCTAACGACATAATTTACTTAACCATCCCTGTCTTTTTTTACTTATTGGTTTCGGGGAACTTGTGGCTAAATACGACGCTGTTATTTTTGTACCAACATATGTTATGGAAACATAGAATTTAGTTGTTTGATAATCTAATAACGCTTCGTTGTGAGATGGTGAGTTTTTCCATAGATAAAAAACGAAAACTGCAATATTTTTGTTGGTGTTTACACCTTCACCTATTTTATTTTCAACATCCAATAAAGTGTGTATTTCGGTGCTGGTTAATTTGTATTTGTAATCGAGACCATCCAATCCAATTTTAGTATAATATGTGTAACTTGGGTCTTCAACATCATATGGTAAGTCTTTGGTAAAATCCCACGGACCCGCCACGTTTTCAACACAATAAAGTTCTCTTATAGATACAAAATTAATTGCTCGATTTTCAAATGATTCGTCGCCAACACCATGTCCACAATAATTTTGTTTAAACATGTACTCCGACCAATTTTTTGTAAAAGGACTTAATGTGGTATCAATAGATAAACTACTTAGGTTATTGTTAACCCTATACTCGTTGACAATATTTTGAAAATAGATATTAATAGAGTCTTGTGAGATACGATTTGTTTGAGAGACAACAATTTGTGACTTCACCAATAATAATATCAGAATCAATCTTTTCATACCACAAACATAAAACATATTTTTGGAATATCCAAAAAAATTTTAAAATATTTTTTATATTTTGATTTGATAGAAATAATTCGTATCTTTAATACATGAATTTAATTTTAGGACTAGTCTATGCTATTTGTGCTCACATTTTAACATTTATACAATATCAGGGACCTTTGAAATATAAATGGATGAACGATAACAAAATAATTAGTCTTTTTATTTTTGGGGTACCCGCAATGTTACTGACCTTAGAATCAGTTCGACTTATTGTAACATATTTTGGGTTTCAGTTATGGCCAGCGAGACTTATAGGTTTTGCGTCAGGAATGATTGTTTTCACCTTTATGTCTATGTGGTTATTTTCCGAGGTTATGACTTTAAAGACCGTAATTACCTTGATTTTAGCAGTGGCAATGATATGTATACAACTATTTTGGTAAAATATTTTCAAATTTAATAAGTTGATTTTGAATTAGTTACGATTTTTTTTTAAAAATATTTGAAAAAAATTTGGAATATTCTAAAAGTCGCCATACCTTTGAATCAACAAATTAATTAAAGTCATGAAAAAATTATCATTAATCGCCGTCTTCATCTTGTCTTCAGTGGTATTGTTTGGACAAGAAAACGAAACCGATTCATCGGTGGATTTGATTTATCCAATTAAGTTGGTTGAAATCAAGAATGGGTTGAAGATAACCCCAATGGAGGATGATAATCTTGAAGAAAGAATAACTGACCCATTGATTTATGCCGACCGTATTTTGGTGAGACGTAAAACACCCATGGATATCAAACCAGATTCCGTGATTGTTATGAACCTAAAAGGTGAATGTCGTGGTTATAAAGTTTCACAATACTACAAAAATGACGACATGAATACCATAACCATTCAAATTATCGGTGATAAGTTAAATGGTTACATTAAATTTATTGGACAGGACTCTGTGAAAGTTTCTTTACCCCAAGATGACCATCTTATAACTTGGGAAGCCGGTTTATAAAAAACAAAAGGGAGTTTAAACTCCCTTTTTTTATTTTTGGTTAGGTTGTTTTGGGGTATTTGTAATAGGTTTTGATTTACCGACTTCATAGGTGTTAGCCGTTGTTTTTGATGTTGCATTATCAATTTTTACCGTACCTGTGTATTTCACACCTTCGACCGCGTTGTTAAATGCACCCTCAATTTTTATACTAGCAGACCTAAATTGTGTCGAACTTACAAGTTGATTTGCTTGATTTGCGTCTTTATAAACATCAGTAAAAAATGCTAATAATCTTTTCTTGTATTGTTCAACAACAGCATTTTTAATTAATTCATTATATTTGTCATATAATTTTATAACCTCTGGTTCAACATTTTTCCATTTTTGGTATCCACCTTGTCCATCCACCAACCCTTGGATGTCATTAAACACTGGCATTGTGTTTATCAAATCTAAAAAAGGTTGAGAATTATAGTTTGGTAAAAGTAACTTTCCTGACGAATCTGTTTTTTTTCTGAAAACCTGAATTTCGTTTTCGGGAATAAAAAATGTATCAAAAAAGTATAACGAATTCGCGATTAATTTTGCAATGTCTTCGTTAGACCTGTTAAAATATGTACCAATACTAACCATATCACCACTGACGTATTGTTTTAATGTTGGAGAAAGTAACCCACTCTTAGTAATAATGGATGCGGTTACCATATTCGATATTAGATTCAACGTTGGTGTGATATTACCAATTTTTGCCGCATTATATACATAACTACCGCTAGCCCTTTTAGTTTGTGACATACCAATTGTAATTTTATTTGGTGTTCCTTGAGCTTCTAATAACGCTCTAGATAAGGCTAACAAACCATTACCTGATGCTACTATCCTAATGAGACTCCAAGTATGTTTACCATCGGGGTCTTTGTATTTAACATTAAATGTTTTTGAACCACTATTAGTTAAAGATTCTACAACAGGTGGGGTACTCGTATCGGGATAACCTTTCTTTTTAATTGTTTTATCAGGATTTAGTTCATTAGGTATAAATTTTTGTACCATCATCTCAATATAATTCTCACCACCAGCGGGTGATTTTGGTGTTAAATTTCTAAATAGACTTAAATTTTTTGTTTCACTAAAAGTTTTACCTATGTTTGGTTGTTCTAAAACCCATCTCCCCCTAAAATTATTATTATCAGCCGGTAGACCAGCATCAGTTAAAACCGAAAGTTTTGCAATTGGTGTAGGGTCAGTGGTTCCTTGTATCTCTGAATAATTTTGTTCTAATAAAATATTTTTAACAACCTCCACTAAGTCCGATTCTGTTAATCGTATTACTTTTCTCATGAATTTTCTTCTTTATAATATAAATATCAAGAAATATATTAGACACCCATGATTATTTTTTTTTAAAAATATTTCAAAAAAAATTTGGATATATTAAAAATATATATAACTTTGTTCAAATATTAAAACAAAAGTTATGAAAAATGTAGTTGTTTTGTGTGTTAGTTTGGTAATGGTACTAAACTCTTTTGGTCAAACTTCTGATATTCAGAAAAGATTTAAATCAGATATTATTACATATGTGGATAACGGTGATTGGTCGATTAAGATTATACCTTTACAAGAAGATAAGACATCCCCAATCACCGAATATGGTCTCAACCAACAATTAGTTATTCAAAGTGTTCTAACGTCAATTAATAACTTAAGAAGTGAAAACGGTGTAAATGAGGTGACCTTCAGTTGTGATATTAGTGATTATCTCACAGTATCCAATTTAAATGGTTTACCTTTATCTCAAGGATTTACATGGGGAACATACGGATTGTTCAGTGAGTATGGGTATGTTGCGCACTTTGAAAATAAAGAATTAAAGTTTTGTGATTATCTATTAGATGTTATGTCGTTAGATTCTGATTTGTTTTCCGATTTAACAAATCCGTCTTCAAAAACGGTTGGTGTTTTTTTCTCACAGAATTACAGTGATAAGACCTATAATTTTATGATATTGGTAAAATAAAAAAAAGGGGAGTTTAACTCCCCTTTTATATTTAATAAATGTTTTTACTTATGCAAAAGATTTTTGAATTCTCTGAGATAAAGCTTCACCAGTGTTAGGTAATCTAAACGCTGTTGAACCCCCCTCATAAATTATATTTCCATCAACAGTTCCTGCAATATTAACCGCCCTTGCATTTAATTTACCACTATGAAGTGCTTTTGACACTGCTAAATTATCAGTGAAAAGTGTTGCGGGTTGAAGTCCATTTTGAAATAGTGCGGTTTTACTCACAAGATATCCTATTGACAAAAGGAATGAACCACTTGGAGATACTTTAAATTTACTTCCTTTTGGGATAATAATTACAAAACTGTCGTCTCCCGACCCACCAGCCACATAAGTCGCCTGAGTTCCATCCTCAATTCCCATTTTTGCTTTTGAAGTAAAATTAAGATTTGAGTCGGATTGTTTAATCCAAGCGGGGTCTTGTCCACCTTGTTCGTTAATTAAATTACTTGCGGCGTTATATCCATTTGATTGGTGCATTTCAAGAATTTGTTTTTTCTCCTCTTCTGAAACTCTAAAATTTTTATACATGATAATTTTCTTTTCTAATAAATATTAGGTAAAACAAAAAAAATCTTTCAAAGACGGTCTTTTTATTGTTTCTTAATTACGTAGATTGAGAATTGTTTTGTTTATTAAAATAATATTGATATCTTATGTAAAAACAAATGTTATGATTTTACCGTATATTATTTTAGGGGTTGTCTTTATCGGATGGGGAATGGTCTTTTTTGACCAATACAATAAAAACAAATAAAATAAGATTAAGGTTGTTTCAAAATAAAATATGAAAAGTCACCTTTATTCCACGCATCTGGTGCGAATGATGATGTTTCAAATTGTTTAATTGAATTAAAACCACTTCTTGATGCTGCACTCGCGATTTCGGGTGATGTGTTAATTATGTGCCACAGTTGTACGTCATGGTAACTTTTTCCAAATGATGTTTTACTTTGTGGTTTGAGGAATTTACCTAATAATTTAATTTCTTCTTCTTTTGTGAATTTTACACCCGAATCTTTTAAATATTTTACAAAAGAGTCCATCTTCACCGCTCTTGGGTCTAAACGAGTTAAATCTAAAGTTCTACCCAAATTAACATACATAGGTTGAACAGCGTTTGGATTATTTGACGCATAGTTTTTTGTAACATATTTTTTACTAGGACTAACATAGAAAAAATTATCTTTCTTAGGTCCCGCCCTAAACACTTTAACCATATTACTACCAACTTTTTTGGTATTACCGGTTGTTCTTCTTAAAGTATTGATGAATTGAGTCTGATTTATTTTATTAGTCAATAGTGCTGATACCAAGTTATCATACTTCTCAATACCAAAAAGTTTTACATAATCGGGTTTTAATGTCCCGATTTCGGCTTGAATTGGTGCTAATGCTGATGTAAATTGATTTGTTGATTTTTTGATTAGATGTTTAGTTTTCTCAACAATTTTATTTATAGCATAATCGTTGTATCGTGATTTTTTTAATTGTATTCTAAATTCCGATTCACCTTGCATCATCTCTGGTCTAAATTTTTCTAAAAACGTTTTGTTCTTCACTAAAGAATTTGCGGAAATATCCACTAGATTTGGATAAACTTTCGGGGATTTTAAAATAAAAAGTTCAAACTGACCTTTCAATTTTGGTGTATATCTATTAGACTCAATTAATTTTGCGAAATCGTCTACTGTTTTAACACCAACTAAATTAAATTTCCCATACATGACGGGGTCCTTGAATACGTTTTGAATTTCTGATGAAATCGTTTTATTTGTTCTTAATAGTTTCGCGAAATCTTTTGCGGATTTATAACCACCCATAAAATACCTCAATAGGTTCTCATTCAATTCACTTTCTTGTGATATTGATTGATTAAGTTTTATGAATTGTGATTCTGAAATAATTATTTTCATCTCACCATAAATAGTTTTACAAATAAAAAACCCTCCGAGTGGAGGGTTTCAATTTTATTTTTCTTCGTCGAGTCCCAACATGTGGAGACCCTTATCGAATATGTCACCATATTCAGATTTACAATCTTTATACATCGCCAAATCTTTCGGTGGCATTTTTTCCATGGTATCAGGACCCCAAACACCATCCACAGGATAAACACCAAGTTTTTCTTGGTATTTTGCAATGGCTTGAGCTGATTTTGAATTAGGTAATCTACCAATAGAACCATCAATCTTTAGTGGTTGACCGGCATCATCTTTAATACCTTTCTTATTTAAGAAACATTGGATAGCTCGATTAATATTATAGTTTACCTCATCTTCATTTAATTCATGATTAGATTCATCCAAATCATCATCTCTCATTCTATCGTCATCATCACCATAATCTTTATGGTCACCATGTCTCTCATTCCAATAGAATCCAGCATAATACGCATCGATTTCCTCGGGGGTTAAATCTTCGGAATATTCAGGATGGTTTTTATGTGGGTTGGTTCCACGGCTATACCAACTATCAGCACTACCTCTATCAAAGGGACTACCGTGGTGACTTGGATAGGTTTTACCGTTAAATTCTTGAGTTTCACCAGTAGGTTCATCCATGGATTCATTAATGAAACCCATGATGTTTTTAATACGGTTAATCTCTTCGTTTAATGTTTTTGGTTTCATATTTTTGAGTTTTCTTTAATAACTTTTTTAATCACCTTAATCAGTTCTGATTCGTTTAATTTAATAACCTTTTTCTTACTACTGTTTTTTGAGTTTTCATTTAAACTGAAACCACCGAATTTGTATTTTGAATCAAGGGACGCTCTGACATCACTACCAAAACCTTTTTGACCCAACGCATGTAACATATCATCAATTTCACCCATTAAACCCATTTCCTCGTTTGCAACATACCCTTCTGAACTACCGTCTGCATCCGCACGATTTTCCATGTAATCATATAGTCTTGTCAATAAATCAATTAATTCAATTTTGTTTGCCATAATTTTTTAATGTTTTTTTATAAATATTAGTTTACCATTAATATGTTTGACTTGGTTTTGAATAATTTGGAACCAGTCTTTAATAAATCGTTTGATAGACGAGGGGTAACAGTAACAATGAATTTATTTGTTTTATTTGTAAACTGTTTAAGTTTTTGAATCACCTCAGAATTTTCACTTATGGTGGTGTAAACAACAAATGAGTTATCGATTATTTCATATGTGGGTTTAAACGTTGAGAAATTAAATAAACCACTACCACTTCCATCTTGTTCTTCGGTTGTGAAAGTATGAACAACCTGTCCGTTTTCGGTAATGATATCCATTCTTTCAATTAGGTTTATGATTGTCTTTTGGTTTGCGGTTTGACTTATTTTAGATAAATCCTCACCGGTTGAACTTTTAATTTGTACACCTAATTTCAAATCACCACCACTATATGGGTTTGGTGCAATAAATGGTGTAATCTCAGCGTTTTCCGCCCACTCTAAAAATGGTGTGTTTTCTTCAGGTGTTGAAGTTGGTTGTTCGTACAAACCTCTTATGTGTTTTCTGTCCCCTTCGGATATGATAATTCTTTGTCCCATGTATATAAATATTTTAAGAACACATTGGTATTTGTTTAATACCGGCACTTCCAAATATGTCCGATATGATGGAGGTTAATAACGCTCCGTTTTGTTTGGTTCTAATGTGGGCATATAATTTGTCCACCATTTCTTTTGAGACACTTACGTTACCACCAATTAGTTTCATTAAAAGTGGCATACCACCTGTTTTTTGTTGTTTCCAAGTATCGTAAACATACTTAATAGACTCACCTTCACTCATACCATTATCTGCCGCCATTCTTGCAACCAAATCGTCCACCAAACCAAAAGTCGGTTGGAGTTGATTGTCCAATGATTGACACAGTTTTGACCTCTCAATGTTTTCCATTAAAGATGTCATGGATTCAATCATATTGTGTACGGTGTCCTTATATGTGAAGAAATTAAATGGTTTACTACTGGTTTGTTCGTATAAACCTTTTATACGGTTTTTATCTTCTTCTGATATGATAATTCTTTGTCCCATGTTTACAAATAGTTTTTATTTACGCATTTCTTCCCAAATCTTTCTCAACATCTCATTGTTCTTTTCGATTCTACGAGATGTCTTTTTTACTGATTTTCTACTTTTGGGTTTGGGGTGTTCTTTTCTTGCCTTTGCCATGATTATTTCTTTTTAATCTTGACCCATTTCTTCATCTTTATTCAAGATGATACTTTCAAGACGTTCACAAAACATTTTCAAAAACATATTCTTAATAGACCCTTTTTGTTCAGGTCCGGCAAATCTTGAATATTCGTTCATTAACATTTGTGAAACTTTAGATGCGGCTTCTTCTGCTGCCATCATGGCGTAAGTTCCTGGTAACATGGATTCAGAAAGATTCGATTCTTTAATAACCTTTTTTATCACCTTTATCAATTCGGCTTCGGTTAATTTTATACTTTTTTTCATATTAATCTTTATTTCCAATAAATATTACGTTTTAAGAAAATTCCCGGTTCCGGCGTACGAGGTTCATAATTTCTGACTGATTATGATATTTATATAGAAAAAAAACATGGGAAAAGTAATAAGACTCACTGAGTCGGATTTAGTTAATATTGTCGAATCAGTTATCAACGAACAGAAAACCTATGTCACCAATTATGATGGTAAGTACGATTACATGAAAGATGGTGACAACTACTATTATAAATTAAAAAACCAAAAAACATATAGATTAGCCACCGGTACGGGAAAAGAAGCAATCAAAACAAAAGTATTCGGTTCAACAAAACCGGTGGAACCTGTGAAGAAATTTACGGGTTTAAATACGGGTAGACTTGGTCAACAAGGAGGTTATGCTGGATATCAAGACAATCTACAAACCAAACCAATTGTTGTAAATCCAGTTGATAAACAAAAATCAGAATTGGAAAAGAAATCCGAAACTGTAGGTACAAAATATAACTATACCCCAAGAATCGATGCTGAATTAACATACATTGAAAAAAGAAAATTAAACGACAAACCGTTTTTCGTTTACGACCCAAAGTACAATTTGATATATCTTTTTGATACAGGTAGTAAATACGTACTTCACACCCAAGTTGTTGATGGTGCTAATGAACAAAAATCAATATCAGATAGTAAAAGTTATACTCACGCGGATTGGTGTAAAAATAGTCCGGTACCCGGTGATGACGCAAAAGGTCAAAAATTAGAAGCGTCTCCTCGTCTTTGTACCGCAAGTAATTTTACAACAAAAGAATCCTGTGTAAAAGACTCAAGAAGAAGATGGGATGAGTCATCAAAAATATGTATAGCCGATGCTGCTTATTTTGTTGTTGACCACTACAAAGAACGTTTTTTAGCAAAGGGCATTTATAACATATCAAGTTTAGGTAGTAATACGGGATATACTGGTAAAGGTAAAAATGTATTCAATTTGAAAGACCAAGGGGGTAAACAAATGGCTGCCGCGATTCACGGTATTCCCAATATTGAAGGGAGACTAACAGCCAGTGAAGATTTAAGAAACGTATTAAAAGCCGACTTATCTGCGGGTAAGGTACCAAAAGAATATTTGAACTCAATTAAATTAATCGCAAATGCGAATCAAAGTTATGGATGTGTTGGGGTTCCCGCTAAATTCATTGAAGACCCAAGGGTTCAAAAATTAGCCAAAGGTGCAAGAGTATTTGCAATGGGTGATAAAGGAACAAGTTATCTCGTTCAAAACGCACCAACATATTTCGAACAATTGGGTGGTGATGGTGAAGTTTGTAAAAGTCCTATGATGTTAGCCCAACAATTGAGTGGAAATGATGAAACTTCAACCATGGCTGAAAGTATTATTAGTGAATCTATCAAAAAGGTATTATCCAATGTACTATCAAACTTTAAAGCCGAAGCAAATGTTGAGGATGATATGGTAATGCAATTCCGTGTTAAAGGTCTTAGTTATATAGACGGAGAAGTTGGTATGACCATAGAAGACCCAACCACTAAAAAAGATTTAATTGTTTGGAATTTCCAAGGACCAATCCGAGATAGTCAAACCAACAAAGTTGTATATAAGAGGTCGGTCTTTAAAAATATCAATAAGAACAATTACGAACAGATTGCAAGGACATATAAAATTCAGATGGTATCAACCTAAGGTTACATACCAATAATCTGTTTACATCTATCACACAACCACATCTTTTCTCTATCAACTTGTTTGATTGTACCATTGGCATCATTCATTAAACATTCAGGATGATTTGTACAGTGGTCCAAACCTAAATTGTGTCCAACTTCATGTATGGACACTTTTTTTATTCTCTCCTTAATTACATCCACACTAACATTACGTTTCATTCTGAACGTTGATACCACACATACACTACCAGGTCTGTAACCCAATCCTAACACACCCCATTCAGGATATCCACGACTTGGTGTTGCAATATCCTTCTCGGTTAAAATTAGATAGTTATCTTTCCCTCTATATTGTCTTAGTATCTTATTGGCAGAATACCTTGTTTTACTTTCGGCCAAAAGATTATTGGTTAAAGGGTCCTTAGGATTTACAATACATTCAAAACCATAAAAAGATTCCACGGTCTTTTCTACCAATTCCAAATACTCTTGTTTCACATCACCCATTGGTTGTATGTAGATAACCTTATTTGGTTTTATCTGTTGAACGATTGTTTGACCCTCGGTGGTAAATGAAAGGACCGCTCCGATTGTGACGAATACCACGAGTGGTAATAAATAAAAAACTTTTTTCATGACTTCTTTTCTTATGTTGATACGAAGTTATGATATCTTTTTGAATATTCCAAATTTTTTGAAAAATTTTCCGGAAATTCCAGAAACGGTTTTTGACCTTTTTTCAGATTTTTAGATTTTTTCCCAAAATTTTTTTTTCAGAAAAGGGGGTACTTTCCGATTTTTCAGATTTTTTCCGGAAAAATTTCTGTTAAGGTATTGTCCCCCCTCTACAGACACCCAAAATACCCTATATTAAGGGGGGATACGGGAGGGAGGGGGGTATGGTTTGAGGGGAGGGGGTAGGTATAGGGGGTATGCCAAACAATTTGTGGGATGGGGGTCGTCAGGTTCAGGGTGGTCAAAATCCACATTCAGGATGTGAATAACTTTCACTTGTATTATTTTAAAATTGTTATATCTTTGTACCCACAAACCAATTAATAAAAATATGGACACACAAAAAGTTAAAAACTTGGTTAAAAGTAAAATTGACCAGTTATTGTCAAACCAAATTGACTACGAGTGGAATGGTACTGATTTCACGAATGACCTAACAAATGAGTTGTACGATGAAAAAAACGAAAAGAACGTAACCCTTGTACACACAAGACAAAAGGTTATGTTGGATTACAAGTTGTACGAAACCTTTGTTAATCACTTGACCGAAGTTGTAATGTCGGGAATTGAAGAGGGTGAAGAAGATTAAACACCACACCGAAAGTCCTCACCGAAAGGTGGGGATTTTTTTTGTCCAAGAAGATTTGTGTGAACTTGAGGAGATGGTTCAGGTGGAAATTTGATTGGCGAATAGACCATAATTGCACCGACTCGCCAACCAATTTTCGGATACGGACGACAGGTGGTCATCGGGTTCGTGGTAGTCTGGCGAAATAAATAAAAAAAAGTTTTGTTTATATGAAATAGTGTTTTATATTTGTGTATTCCTAACAAACTAAAAAATAAAAGTATGAACAAAGAAATCAAAAAAGTAACGAAGTCCGAAATCATCAGTATCATCAAAGAGATTGAGGAAAAAAGTCCTAACACTTTTGTAGGGGTAAAAATGAAAACCCTTTACAAAGAAGTTTTACAAAAGACAAAGGACACCAAAGAATTAAACCCTTACTATAAGGAAATCTTTAAGGTATCATCTAAAACTTATCGTTTGGTAACTGACTACGAAAAGAGGGTACACAACAACCTTATGAAAGAGGGTAAAGACCCGAACACCTTTAAGGTTGAAAGTCCAACGGGTAAAAAACATATCAGTAAATCATTACTGACTGACACCGACACCGAAACAAAAACCTACCTTATGGTAGAGTGGTTTCCCGAAATCAAAGGAACAACGGAGTACGAATTTCGTGGTAACTCAATAGACAAAACATTGTTTGAAAAGTGGATAAGTGATAGAAAGAGTAGTAACGAAAAACAAGGTTTGGATAGAGAGGTTAAACCGATAACACCCGACCTTGACAATGTACTTGAAATTTCGGTAAACGGAGATAGGTACGAAATTGTAAAGGAGTAACACACACCGAAAGAAAAACCGAAGGGGGTACGAAAGTATCCCCTTTTTTTGTGTGTGAAATTTTCCGAACCCCGTGAACCATCGGGAATGTTGTTTGGCGGGAACGAATAAAAAAAGTAAGAAAAAATTTGGGAACAGAATTTCACCCGGGCTGCGCTGTTAGATATTGTTTGGCGAGTTTGTTGCAAATGCGCCGACACGGACTAAAACCGCCAATCTAATTTCCCTCATGCGCAATTGCTCGAAGGAGAAGTTGCTAAATGCTTTAGGTGTTGCTAAAACCGCCAATCTAATTTCCAACCATGCGCTGTTGCTCGAAGGAGAAGTTGTTGGTGTTATCAAGTTGGCAAAATAGATATAAAAAAATGTTGTTTATATTGAAACTTATATTATATTTGTATCGTTAAACCAAACAAAAGAAACAATTATGAAAAAGTTATTTCCTTACATCGCAATCATCGGGTTCATTGTTTACTCAATGTGGGTATCATTAACTTGGGATATTCCCGTAGACAATCAAATGGGTATGTTCTTATTTTCTTGTATGGGTATTGGTATGTTCTTTATCATTTTGTTTGAGGACATCAAAAATTACATCAAGAGTAAAAAGAAACCACAACCTCAAAGGTTCTAAAAATTCCAAAATGGTAATTAACCCTCAACGAAAGTTGGGGGTTTTTTATTTACACGAGGTTCTGTGGTGGATTTGAGCAGCGTAGAAAATTGTTTGGCGGGGTATTACACATTGGTATTATCGTATTACGCTCGCCAACCAAAAATCAAAATCCGTCTTCTGTCCCTCGACATCTTGTATCGTAAGTTGGCAAAAAAAATATAAATTTATTTGGAATATCCGTTTAATCATATTATATTCGTATTGTTAAACCAAATAAAAAGAACAAGTATGAACAATTACAAAGACATTGAAGAAATCAGAGATTTTATTCAAGGAATGACACACTCCGCAAAAGTGAGTACCGAAGAAATGTTGGGAACAAACGATAGTGTACCCAATGTAAAAATGTACCTTTTGAAAAAAGTAAACGAAGAAGGGGAAACCGAGTATGGTGTTGGTGGTGGACCAGTACCAAACGACCCAATCGGTAGAATGGTGTACGACCGAGTTGTTCCACAAATCATTGAAAGGGATGGACACGAAATTTTGTGTAGTGTTGAAACAACCTTTGACAAGGGCGTTTTGAATGTTGAGTTCCACAATTTTGTAACCGATGAAAAACATCAAGAGGTTTTTGATTTTTATAAACCTTACCAAGTTTCCGACCTTATGAAAAATCTTTGTTTAAATTGAATTTAGTTTGTTGGTTCAGACTAACCCTCATCAGTAATGGTGGGGGTTTTTTATTTGTTTCCCTTATTGATAAGGTGAACATTTCAGGACTTGAGTCAGGGCCCTGAAGGAAAATTGTTTGGCGCCGTATGACAAATAGTGAGTATCGTATTACACCTACGCCAACCAATTTTTGGATACGGACGACGGTTCTGAGAAAAATAAAAATAAATTTGGTATATAAGAAAAATAGTTTTATATTTGTATAGTTAAACCAATAGACAAAATCATGAAAGTTATCTCATCTCGTATTACGGAACAACCAAAGAGTTTGTTCGACCCGATGCCCCAAGTGTGGGTTACAATGGAAAATGGACAAGAAGAATTTTTGTTCGACTACTATCCCGATGAAATCAGTTTCACTCCCAACGAATTTGTGGGATTGACTATTGAGGAATGTAGACACCTCAAATTTGTCAAAGACAAGAAATACCTGACCTCCTGACGGGAGATGTTGGAATTTGATTGGCAAAAAAAGATTTGGAATATAAAAGAAATAGTATTATATTTGTATCGTTAAACCAATAAAACAAAAAAGAAATGTCAAGAGGAATTTTAATCGACGTAGAAAACAAAACAATTTCCGAAGTTGAAGTTGTTCGTGATGAAACTGGTAGTCAGTTACCAAGTATCTATGGACACTTAAAGTGTTCTATTTTTGAGATTGTTAGTTACAACAACGAAAACGATGTGTATGTTGATGAAGAAGGTATAATGAGTGTTGATGAAAACACAAAGTTTTTCAAGTTGAAAAATTACCGACAACCTCTATCGGGTAATGGGTTGATAATGGGTTACGATGATGAAACGGGTGAAAATGGTGATACCAAACTTTCACTTGAAGAAGTCAAAGAACAAGTAACATTTATGTCCGCGTTTGACGTGGCGTTAAAAGAAAGGTTTGGTTCATATTAGGTTTGGTTTAGTTAGGTGGAAAGTCCTCGGCGAAAGTCGGGGATTTTTTTTGCTCGGATGTGTGCAGTGGAGCTGCACAGTTGCAGCTCGGAATTTTGGTTGGCGTTGTATGACACTATCATACATTGTATTACACCTACGCCAAACAATTTTTCGGATTTGACGACAGGTGGTCATCTGTTTCGTGGTAGTTTGGCAAAATAGATAAAAAAAAATATACTCAAATGTTGTGTATATTAAAATTTGATTTATATTTGTATTGTTAAACCAATAAAACAAAAAAAACAAAATGGAAAAGTACATTGATTTCTCTATCGACTACGATGGTAATTGTGAATGTGTTGATGATTTCCTCGTTAATAACGAAGAAGTAACTATTGACGATTCGGATGTTCAACCTCTAATTGAGAAGTTGGAACAACTTGAAGGGTTTTTTATTTCCGACCACCGAACCCAAGTCCGTATTTGGTGGAACGAAGATGGAACTATGGATGTCCGTTTTCGTTATTTCAATGAACCCGATTGGGGGGAATTTGATGATTACGAACTATTGGGTATCCCACAAATTGAGTTTGAACCCGAAGTTTTTTAACAACGAACCCTCACCGAAAGGTGGGGGTTTTTTTATGACCTGAAGAACTTGAGTCACGGTTCAGGGTGAAAATTGGTTGGCAAGAAAGATATAAAAAAATTTGGATTATACGAAAAAATGTTTTATCTTTGTGTTTCACCAAAACTAATTAAAATGACAAGACAAGAAGTTGTTGGTTTAATTTACCAACATATTCAAACCGAAAACGAAATGGGTTTACCACCGAATAGAAGTTGGGAAGGAATTTTTGAAGGTGATAATGATTGGGTAGATGAATGTATTAAGAGTGGATATACACTATTTCAATTACAGAATGAATTGTTCAACGAAGCGATTCAAATTTTTCGGGATAGTGAAGAAGAGTAAAGACAAGACCTCAACGAAAGTTGGGGTTTTTTTATGACCTGAAGTCCTGAGTCACGGTTCAGGGTGAAAATTGTTTGGCATCCACTTTACAGATTAGTAGGTTTTTACTTTACAGATTGTAAGAACGCCAACCAAAATTTTCCCGACGCAGCGGTTCTGAGATGTTACCGAATGGTAAGTTACTATTTGGTTAGTTGGCAAGAAAAATAAAAATAAATTTGGTAGAATAAAAAACTCGTTATATCTTTGTATCATAAAATCGACAAAATAATGAAAACACTTGTAATTCATCCAAAAGACAAATCGACACAATTTTTAGATATTGTGTACGAACCTATACCGAATAAGACAATTATCACGGGTGGGGTAACAAAAGAAGAAGTTAGAAAACTTATCGACGCCCACGACAGAGTAATAATGTGTGGACACGGAGCACCTATGGGATTGTTCTCGGTTGGACAATTTCCTGGTTCAAATGGTTTCATCATTGATGAAAGTATGGTGTACCTATTAAAAGAAAAAGACAATTCAATTTTTATTTGGTGTAACGCGGACAAATTCGTTAATCACTTTAAGTTGAAAGGTTTTTATTCGGGAATGTTTATTTCCGAAGTAGGGGAAGCGTACTATTGTGGTTTACCTGGTACCGAACAAGAAGTAGTTGATGAAAGTAACTATGGTTTTTGTGAACTTTTATCGGAGTGTATTAACGAACCACAAGATAGAATGTACGAAATCATTAAAAAGGAATATGGTAAGATTGCGGAAGAAAACCCAGTCGCACTATACAACCACAACCGCCTGTACTTGTCGATTTAATTGGTTTAACTCGGTTGCGGTGGAAAAGGGTAGCAGAAATGTTACCCTTTTTTGTTGCGTTTTAGTTTCACCTCACAGCACGTGCTGTATCCTAAATTTGGTTGGCACTGTATGACACTCAATAAAGGCGTATTACACTATATGTTTTGTTTAATCTTTCGGTCAAAACATTAAACAACACGCCAAACAATTTGTGGGATGGAGACGACAGGTATGAAAAAAAATTTGGATTATACTGAATATAGTTTTATATTTGTATCGTAATACATAATTACTATGAGTAAGAAATCAATCCCAACGGAAATCAAAGTCGGTGTTTACTATTACATTGATGATGAAACTAAACAACCAATCTTTGATACCGATGAAATGAGAAATGAGTTTGAACAAAAACTTAAAGAAATAGAAGATGAAACCGAATTTAACTATGAAGAATGAAACCCTTAATGGATTAAGTGTGAGACACGTCGCACAAATAGTCCGTAGGAAAATGTTACAGAAGTCGAAACCTTCGGCGAAGGCGTACAGACGAATAAAGTTTGGCAAAAAAGATTTGGTAAACGAATAAAATTGTTATATATTTGTATAAACCAATAAATAATAACGACTATGTATCAAGATTTTGACAACCCACGGAGTTGGGACAACCTCGGAAAAATGGTGTGTTTTCACGGACGTTACGACCTTGGAGACAAACACGACTACAACCACAATAACTACAATGGTTGGGAAGAAATGAAAAACGCAATCATCAAAGAAGAAGATGTTTGTGTTATCTTACCTCTTTACTTGTACGACCACTCGGGAATTACAATGAACACAAGTCCGTTCAGTTGTCGTTGGGATAGTGGACAAGTTGGTTGGTACTTTGTTTCAAAGAAGAAAGTCCGTGAAGAATATGGAGTAAAGAAAATTACCCAAAGTCTTATTGACAAAGTAACCGAAGTGTTGGAGGGTGAAGTAAAAACTTACGACATGTACCTCACGGGTGAATTGTACGCAGAAGAATACGAATAGATTTTGTTTGGTTAGGTGAAAAGTCCTCGGCGAAAGTCGGGGATTTTTTTTTATACCAGAATTCGCCCAGCCCACGCCTGGTGGGGATTTTGTTTGGCGGATAACCTATTATATTTAAGTGTTTTATGTGGTCAGCCAACCAAAATTTTTACGACGCCGGGTGAAACAGTAGATGGTGTTATTGGATATTTTAAAATAAATTTGGATATCATAAAATGAATTGTATATTTGTATTATGAAAAACTATAACGACATATCATTGAATACCGATGAGGAAGTAATGAACTACCTAAAAAAATCGGAAAAAGAAGGTAAAGTGTGTGACATCATTGAAACTGAAAATTATATTTCGGTTGATGTTGAATGGGCATACAACTTTGAAGGTCACAAAGTGGAGAGGAGAAAATTTATCTATCTTCTTACTCGTTCTAACTTTCAATTTAACAAAACAATATCGCGTTATGTTAGAGAAAAAGACGAAATAAGATTCAGAAGAATTGAAAAAGAGTTCAAACGAATATTCAGATTGACATCAATTTGATTGGCAAAATATCCTAAAAAAAATTTGGATATCATAAAATAAGTTGTATATTTGTATTAATAAACTAATACAGATATGAAAATAAACGAAAAATTAATCGGAAAAAGAATTCGTCTCGTTTCAATGGAGAACGACCCTAACCCCGTTGAGGAAGGTTCAATGGGAACAATTTATCATGTTGGTCATGGTGTTATCAATGTCCGTTGGGATAGTGGTAGGACTCTTGGTGTAGTTGAGGGTGAAGATGAATATGAAATCATTGACACTCCCGACACTTATTTACCACCCAACAATTTTCTTGTCTTTTCGGGAAATATCTGAGGAGATGGTGAACCGCCGATTTTGATTGGCACAATCGTTTGTATATTCCAAAAATTCATTTGTATATTTGTCCAATAATTAAAAAAACAAAAAATGTTAATTAAACTCACTTATCAAGGTAAAGGAACCCCAACACTTGTCAATCTACAAAATGTCAAAAACATTTTTAGTATCTTGGATAAAAGAAACGACAAGATAGCAACGAAGATTGAATACATAGATGGTACATATGTCAATGTTGAAGAAGACATTAAAACCATTTATGAAATTCAGTGGAAGATGATGAATGGAAGTTGTGATATGGACTTTGAAGTTCCATCGGTTGATGAAATGATTAATAACTCATACTACGAAAATGGTGGTAATGGAGACCGCCATTGGAATGGTCAACGAACCAACCAACCTCGTAAAAGAGTTTACCGAGACAACTACGATAATCAAAACAATTATTGATATGTTAAAGGAAATGTTTTCAACTTTCAAAGAAGTTTACCAAGAAGACCGAAAGGAATTTTGGGATGGAATTTTGGGTGGCATTGTAATACTTATGTTTTTCCTATTGACAATGTTTGTTTTAATTCCTATATTTGGTTAAAGTGTAATACACTTGATTTGTCGTTCATAGATTAGTTTTATTTGGTTAAGGAACCCTCACAGAAATGTGGGGGTTTTTTGTTTGCTAAAAAAATTCGTCGCCGGCAAATCCCGTGTTCAATTTAGTTTGGCGGGTGTATGACAGATGCCAACCAATTTCTGAGATGGTACGGTGAATTCTGGGGTCAGAAAAAAAAAATAAAGATTTATTTGGATTATAATGAAAAGTGTATTACATTTGTATCAAATTAAAAAACATCCATATGTCACAAGAAAATCGCACACAGCAAGTTCTCAACAAAGTCGGCCTAAATTGGACCGTAAGAGAAGAAAGTATCACTACAGAAAGTGGTATCATTGTTCCTAAGAGTAAAGCAATCATCCGTGAGGACACAAACACTGTTTTGTCTGTACATGGTGATGGTTACTTTCCTTATCAAAATCATCAGATGGTTGATTTACTAGACAAGGTATCTCAACAGGTTGGTTTACCAATTCACAAAGGTGGTTACTTTGGTGGGGGTGAGAAAGTATACCTTCAATTGAAATCAAATGATTTGAAATTGGGCAATGACAGAGTTGAGGGTTTCATCACTGGTGTGAATTCCTTCGATGGGTCAACTAGTTTGGCATTCGGTCCAAGTAATATTACAATCAGTTGTCAGAATTCATTCTTCGCAGCGTTCCGTAACTTGAATGCGAAAATTCGTCACACCAAAAACATGGAGATGAGAATCGATGATATCTGTCGTGGTTTGGAGGGGGTACTCGTGGAAGAAAAAGAAATGTTCGAAGACATTAAGAAACTTTCTGAAACGAAGATGACCAAGAAACAAGAGGATTGGGTTACACGTACATTGTTCAATATCATGAAAGATGTTGATTTGAATAGTGACAAAGATGTGTCGACCGTGACTCGTAATCGTCTTTCTCGTTTCTACGTAGACCTTAATGGTGAAGTAAAAGAGAAAGGTGATAACCTTTGGGGATTGTTCAGTGGGGTTACTAAGTACACCACACATTCCTTAAGTAAAGGTGATAACTCTGAAAACAAGATGTTTGGAACCTATGGACAAAGGGAACGTCAAATTTTCAAAGAATTGGTTGAGTTGGTTTAAGATTGGTTAGGTACTCAATTAATAAGAACCCCACAGAAATGTGGGGTTTTTTATTGCTCCAAAGTTGATGGTGAGCTACGCGCAAACAGTGAAAATTGTTTGGCAAACTCTAAACCCAATAAAATCAATACTTTGGGTTCGAGCCAACCAAAATCGAGGGCTGCGCGCAACCAGGAGATGTTCATGTATCTTCCCAGAATCTAAATGGTTTCTCTTGATAATCTTCTTTTAGTTGTCTTCTTAACTCATAACAAAACAATATAATGACTAATACGAACTCAACTCCTAATGTATAAAGTATCCCTTCTATCATAATAATAAGTATCCAAGATGGTGATGATGCAGCACAGGATAACTTTTGTTTGGCAAGAAATATAAAAATAAATTTGGATTATACAAAATATAGATTTATATTTGTGTTCTAAATTAATTTATATGGTTTTAGAAAAACTAACTATCGGTAATGTCTACTATGTAAAACACATAGGGAATGTTAAGTATTTGGGTAAGTGGAAAATGGATTACTATGTAGAGGGTGAAAAAGGTATTAAAGGAATGAATACCTTTAAGTTGTTGTCGTTCAGAGGTAATCAACTTCTTTCATTAACCAAAAAAGAAATTGTGAATGACCTATTAGATATTGTACGAAACGAATGACGAAATCACCTTCACGGGTGATTTTTGTTTGGCGAAAAAAATAAAAAAAAAATTCACTTATACAAAAAATAGATTTATATTTGTACCATAAAACAATCTAAAAATGAAAAACAAGAAAGTAACTCCGAAGAAAAAACACACACTCTTAAAGGGTGAGGGTGTTAACCAGCACACTCTGTATGGTGATTTCATTGTTGATGAAACACAAACAGATTTCGCAGAAGTTGAAGTTAGAAAGGATAGTGTATTAAGACACGAACAACCCGATGGAAGTTTCTCAAACGAACACAAACCACTCAAAGTTGAGCAAGGTGATTGGGTTATGGGAAAACAAGTTGAGTACAATCCGTTTGAAGGTACTATCACTCAAATTTGGGATTAACTATGGCGAACCCACTAATTCACTCAAAGAGCAGCGTCAAGCGTTGGGGTGGTAAGGTAGAAGATTATTTACCTATCCACGAACTTATTGATAGTCCGAAAGCGACAATGAACAATAATAGTTCTCGGTTACTCACCCACAACACTTGGTTCGCATACACTATCATTCCAAAAATCTTCGGTTACAACATTACTAATAGTGATGGTAAGTCAGTTGATGTTGTTGATATTGCGATGTTACATATCGCAGAAGATTTTAGAATGAAGTTCGTTCCAACCCCACAAGATTACCTTAAACATTTAGAGGTTCAACCCTGGATGTGTAATGGGGTAAAAGATTTAGACAACCCCGAAGCGTACGAAGTAGTTAAACAATTAAACCAAAAAATCCACGAATATGCAAACTAATGAAGCAATCGCACTCTGGAAAGAGTTAGGTATTACAAGCGCAACTATGGAATTTAGTTGTGGTGGTGATAGTATGAATGATTATCACTTTAATTTTTACAATTCAGAAAACAAAGATGTTGAGAGTGGTGAACTTGATAGTTTCTTTGATGATGATGTTTTCCGTAGAGTAGAATTTTATGTGAACTCTGACGGACACTACATTGGTGAATTTGGAAGTGTTGAGATTACACTTGATGAAGATGATGAGGAAAACCCCACTTTCTCGTATTACAAATCTGCACAGGCGGAATGGTCAGAGAGTTTTACAGAAGAAGTTGTTGTTGAACTCACAGAAAAAGAGGTTGAGTTTATTAGAACCAAAGTCCTTAATTTGGTTGGCAGTCAAGACGGAAGTTCAATTAACTACAAAGGTGATTGTATTCTCAATGATGAGGAAGAACAGATTTCTGATACATTATTGGAAAAGATTACTGATGTTGTTGAGAACCACGAATTTGAAAACGCAGACGGCGAACAAGAGGATTGGTTTCAATTCAACACAGAAGAAGTGGATAGTGATGTATTACCTAAAATTGTAGATAACACATTATTCGTTTCACTAACAAGACAATTTTTGGTATTGACTGAAAGTGATATGTAAACAATTAAAAAGTAAAAGAAATGAAAATCATAATTGAAAACACTCGTTTTGACTACAACATTGGTTGTCGTTTATTAAAAACAAAATATCGTAATACACCCTTTAATGGTTTGGAAGATATTTGGGAAGATATTGTTCCTATTACTTTCAAAGAAATTACAACCGAAATTCAAAACATTGAACAGAGGCGTATCGCCGTAGGTTGTTTGGGTTTGGAAAACATTTACAAAGAAGTGAACCCCACACTTATTAAGTCCGAAACGATTTCAAAAGAAACATTTTGGGTTGGTGAGAATGGTGAACTCATTAAGAAAAACTTTGAGGACACCTACGAACTTTATGAAGTAAAAGGAAATGTTTGGGGTGAAGGTGCAGAATTTGGTTGGCGTAGACCAGATAATGTTCACTTTGTAAAGTGTAAGGACACCTCAACTGATAGGGAGTATTTTATTTGGGTGGACGCACAAAGTGTTTATCGTACTAACAACAAAGACAAATGGTTGAGTAGTAGTGAGAACTTTGGTGAAAAGATTACCCCTATTCAAGCAATCGCGTGGACAATTCAAACAGACATTAAAGAAGGTGGAATTGAGAAAATTGTTCGGCAAGGTGATTGTGTTCTTATTAAGAAGAAAAAGAAGTGTGAAAGTGGTTCGGTTAGACACTTGACCGAAAAAGAATACCGAAAACTATTGGTCGCAGAGAGTTAGTTGTTTCATTTTTATTGGTTAAAACCCTCACTCAAAAGGTGGGGGTTTTTTATTGCTCCGAAGTTGCTGCTGGTTGCGCTGCTGTTCGTGATTTTGTTTGGCATTCTGTAAACCCAATAAAATCAATGGTTTGGGTTCGCCAACCAAAATCAAGGGCTGGTTGCTGCTGTTGCACAACTGGTTTTTTCTAGTCATTGCTTCTGGTTTTACTGGTTTCCTGCTGCGGGGACCTGGAATCCACCAAATTGTTTGGCAAAAAAAATAAAAAAATTATTGGATTATATTCTATATACTTTTATATTTGTGGTGTTAAATTAATAAACATATGTACACGACAATTAAAGATTATTATTCCTTCTTGAAAAAACAAAAAGAGGAAAAAGAGAATGAACTTTCTAAGATAAAAGAAAGTGTTAACCAACAAATGGATGTTTTTATGTCCGAACATGGTTGGACACGAAAGGGTAAAGTTCAAACCAAAAAGTATACTCAAAAAGTAACTTACACCAAAAAGTTCAATGGTAAGGATATCGTAATTGAGTATCGTGGTAACTACCAAGATGATTTTGTTGATGGTGGTTGCCCCGAGTTCGTACACGATAAATCAATACCTAATTGTGTTGAGAAATTTCAAATGGGTTACTTTCATTGGAACGACCAAGACACAAGTGGTTGGAGTTTAGATGTGGTAATGGAACGAATGGAAGTGTTCTATAACAAGTACACCTCGTAAGAGAAACCCCGAAAGGGGTTTTTTTATTTCTCAGGACTCTGAGTCACGGTTCAGGACGGAAATTAGATTGGCAAGAAAAATAAAAAAATATTTGGATTATATTAATTACTGATTTATATTTGTATTATAAAACGACAAGACAATGATAAAATCTATTGATGAAAAACAAGGAGGTATTGAGATTGACCTCACAGGACCTGATGGGAACGCGTTCGTTCTTATTGGTCTCGCCTCAAAATGGGCGAAACAACTCGGTTTGGACTCCAAGAAAATTCAAGAGGAGATGATGAGTGGGGATTATGAGAATTTGATTGGCGTGATTGAAAAGTATTTCGGTGACTATGTAACTCTTTATCGTTAATCATATGGCACAGAAAATTCAAATTTTATCCCCTGATGGGTTCACACTCGAAAGGGATGTACCTTACTACAAGTCGCACAGAGCGGCGTGTAAGGCGTTCGAACAATGGAAGAAAGGGTACGAAACTCAAGGGTATTATTCTTCCGTAAAATATGGTCGCATACCATTAGTTGACCTTGAGGATTATTGTCAATTAAATTATTTGTAACATGAAAAATTTCAGTCAAGTTTGTGTTTGGCCCGCAACTCTTATCGGTAAGTCCAACATTAAGGAATTCGAAAAGTGGTTAAAACAAGAATTCGGTGTTCGTGCAAAATATTGTGAGGAAGTAGAAACACTACCTACACCAGGCGAACCTGAAACGGGTGGAAGAAACGATGTGTTCTTTAGAGTCCATCAAGATGACATTCCAAAATTCGCAGTACCCCGTTTACAAATTGGTATTCGTTGGTGGGAGGATGTATTACTTAATGGTAATGGTGTTCTCTATCCCCAAGATATTTTGGAAAGATACCCGAAGACATGGTGAACAGTGAATATTGATTGGCAAAAATAACTTGTAAAAAGAAATAATCTTTATACCTTTGTAAAAAACCATTCGTATGACAAATCAAGAAATAACTACCCATTGGGTAAATCAAAGTGAGAAAGTCCTAAAGGGACGAGTTATCAAATCAGTTCGTTATCTTACCGATGAGGAAATGGAACTTATGGGTTGGTACAAGAGACCAATTTGTATTGAGTTGGACAACGGAACACTATGTATTCCTTCTATGGATGATGAGGGAAATGATGGTGGAAGTTTGTTCTACCAAGAAAAAGGTAAAGAACTTGATGTATTACCTGTAATCTAAAAACACTTGACAATGTAAAATATGATGTGTAACTTTTTATTGGATTACATTTCATAGTTGTAATTTGTGTTTGGTTTGACACACTAAAGGGGTTCTTCGGAATCCCTTTTTTTGTTTCTAAAATACTGAAAATCTTCGTTTTAACATACGCCAGGGGGAAAACTGGACGACGGCTGGACGATTTTGTTTGGCAAGAAATACTAGTATTCTTGGTGAATATCCTTAAAAGTTTTAGTATGTTTGTCATACACAAAGTCAAAGATGTATGTGGAAAAACTTTTTTGAAAAAACTTTAAAAAAAATTTGGAAAAAAAGAAAAACTATTATATCTTTGTACCCACATTAAATCTTTAATCTAAAATTAGAAACGAAAATGAGTACAAAAAATGTTCAAGTAAAGTTCACCCAAAATTTGGGTATGTTCAAACTTCACAATGTAAATCGTGAGGTAGACTCTCCACGCGTTAAGCGTATTACAGACTCGATGAAGAAGGACGGATTAAAACTCGTTCCAATCATTGTAAACTCCCAGTATGTGGTTGTAGACGGACAACACCGACTAACCGCAGCAAAAGAAGCGGGTAAAGGTATCTACTTTATTGTAGACAACTCAATCCCCAACACCACGAAAGGTATCTTTGAAGCCGCACGTAAGTTCAACCAGAACATGAAAGAGTGGGGTAAGAAAGATTACATTCATGGTTTTTCCGAACAAGGAAACAAATCTTACAAAACTTTGGAAGATTTTTCAAAAGAGTTTCCGATGTTTTCTTTGACCGAAAGAATTATGTTACTACAAAATTCTGGTACTCGTCATTGTGACAAACAAGATTTTGCGGATGGTAAGTTTGTTGTTGGTAATATGGAAACCGCCAAAGAATGGGCGAATAACCTACTCCAACTGAAACCTTACTTTGAAAAGGGTTACAACAAATCGGTATTTGTTCGTACTATTCTTACCATTATGGAAAAGAAACCCGATTTTAAGTTTGAAGAATTTTTACATAAAGTAAAACTTCGTCCAAGTTCAATCTATATGTGTGGTGATAAAAAATCATACGCGGAAATGATTGAAGACATTTACAACTACAAGCGTCGTAATGAGGACAAGTTGAACCTTCGTTTCTAACTTTGGATTAGGGTTAGTGATTGGGGTGACCGAAAGGTTACCCCTTTTTTTTGCTCAAAATTTCACAAGATGTAACATCCTGAAGACGACTCCAGATTTTGTTTGGCGGAGTTTTCAACACACAAATGTTTGTAATCCAATAAAAAAGACACTTTTTGTATAAGGTTTTGACAAAAAAGTTGAACAAAGTGAAAATATTTGTTGTTTATCGAAAATATTCTTATTACTTTTGTACTGTAATTCAAAAACTTGAATATGATAAAAAAACCAAGAAAGACTACGGCTAATTCTCTGAAGAAGTCTTTGCACGAAATTCGTGAATGCCTTAATGAGAGTTTACCAAACTTTGAGAAAAAGGAAATGGTGGGAATTAAATTTTCTCGTGTTGGTACTCGTTATCACATTGAAAATGCACCAGTTCCTCCTACCGATAAGATTGGTGTACAGCTTGAGCGTTCTTTCAATGATTTTATGCGTAAGCTGAAAGTAACTTATGGTGGAATGAAACTTGAAGGTTCGATGGTGTTAGGGACCAAAGACGATTTGTTTTTGGTTGGCTACAACAACTATGAACGTAAAGGTAAAAACCTCACCAAAAAGGGACATTCAATAGAAGGGGTTCTTTAGTTTAGTATATTGATTTAATGTTCGGTTCGAAAAACCCTCACAGAAATGTGGGGGTTTTTTATTGCTCGAATGTGTGCGGAGGAGCTGCACAGTTCGTCTATTAAATTAGTTTGGCGCCCGCCAAACAATATCGCCCTGGGAAGAACAGGTCCCTCCTGAAGAAAAAAAATAAAAATAAATTTGGAATATAAAAGAATTCGTTTTATATTTGTATTGTTAAACCAATATTATATGGAGTACAGAAATAAAACCCAAGCCAGAAAGGAAACTGGAATCAATTATTTAGGTTCAGTTAACCTGACATCAAAACACGCTAAGGCGTACAAGTATGATGAATTAACCTACAGTCTTTACCTCGCACCCGCGGACTTAAGTGGTTACGAAGTTTGCCCAATGAGAAACGCGGAGTGTACTGCACTATGTTTAAACGAATCTGGTATGAATCGAATGAACATGAGAGATGACATGATTACTGAGAGTAGAATTAAAAAAACAAAATTGTTTTTCGAACATCGCCAGTATTTCATGCAATGGATGGTTGCAGAAATTGAGGCGGCAAAAAAGAAGGCAGAAAAACAAGGTTATCACTTTAGTGTTCGTTTAAATAACACTTCAGACATTTCACCCGAATCTTTTCATATGGAGATAGATGGTAAAAGAAAAAACATTTTGCAATTGTTTCCTAATGTTATGTTTTACGACTACAGCAAAGTGGGTAAACGAATGGAGTTAGTTAAGAAGTATAAGAACTACGACTTAACATTTTCATTTAGTGGTACAAACTTTTCAGATTGTATTAGTATGTTGAACAATGGTATACGAGTTGCCGTTGTTTTCAAAAAAGAAATACCCAAAAAGTTTTGGGGTAGAAAAGTTATCGATGGTGACTTATATGATATGAGATATCGAGATGAGAACGACATTATTGTGGGATTAAAATATAAAGTCACACGAAAACGACCTCAAAAAGATAGTAAGTTTATAGTAGACCCCTCACAATGAGGGGTTTTTTATTGCTTGAAGATGTTGCGCGCATGATGCTGGTCATCGGAATTTTGTTTGGCATTCTGTAATCCTAATAAAATCAACACTTTAAGTTGTGCCAACCAAAATCACCTGGCTTCAGACTGGTTGCAACAGCCAGTTTTACTGGTCATTTTGCTGGTGACCCTGGTTAATCCAAAAACTTGGTTGGCAAGAAAACAATAAAAAAGATAAAAAATTATTTGGAATATAATAATAACAGTATTATATTTGTATCATAAAACAACATAACAATGGGACAATATTATAAACCAATCATTTTAGGTAACACCCCAAAAGAGGGTGAACACGAAACAGTTAAAGCGTGGATGTATTCACACGAGTACGACAACGGACTCAAACTGATGGAGCATTCCTATCAAGGGAACAACTTCGTTTCAACTTTTGAAAAACAATTAACCCGTAGAGGTGAACATTACAAAAGTCGTGTAGTGTGGGCGGGTGATTACGCAGGAGAAGAACCAGGTGTAAAAGTCATTTCGGAAGGGAAGGAGTACGATGCAAATTTGTATTCACTTTGTAATGATGAAAACCAAATCAAACCCAAAGTGTCATCAACGGATGAATACCCCTACATTGTAAACCACACCAAAAAAATGTTCGTGGATAAAAACAAAGTTCCCGAAATTCAAGGATGGGATGGTGTAAAAATTCACCCTTTACCACTATTAACTAGTGAAGGTAACGGAATGGGTGGGGGAGATTTTAGAGGTGATGATGAAAATGAGATTGTTGGTTCGTGGGCAAGAGATGTTATCTCGGTAGAAAAAGATAGTCCACTCGTAACCAATGGGATGATGAATTACACCGAATTGATTTTTGATTTGAAAGAATAAAAAGGTCCCCCGTCACAGGGGGATTTTTGTTTGGCAAAAAAACATTTGGAATATAAAAGAATTAGTATTATATTTGTATTATAAACCAATCAAGATGAGTAAAAGTATTAAAGTAAGGTTCAATCTCGGTAGAGGTAAGAACTACATGAAGTGGAAAGTACAACACCCTGATGGTAGTGTATTGTATTACAGTCCAACAGATAATCAGTTGGTCATGACAGGTTGCACATTTAAGAACCACAGGAAAACAGCACAGAAGATTTTCGATGGTGGTAATAAAACAGTATGTGCGTGGATACTTTGTAAGGACATCAAGATTTACACAGGTCAACCATACAAGGATGAAAGTCGTAGGGTTCGATACAATCCACGAGTTCAACCCAACTGGTTATTCGATGGTCACATCATGGACAATGATGGAGTACCACAATTGCACACCATCGATTACGGAGTGTACATCACGACAGGTGAAGGTGAAATTTAGTTTGGCCTAAAATAAAACAACATGGACTTAATTAAAGCACAACGGTTAGCAGAGAAGTTAATTCACAAACACAAGTTAGATGTTAAGGGGTGGACATTTGCGTATGACAATGCAAAAAGTAGGTTTGGGTGTTGTAAATACAGACCTAAACAAATTACACTATCCAAAGTATTGACATTACTTAATGATGAAAGTCATGTAAAGAATACTATTCTACATGAGATTGCACACGCACTTTGTCCTGGTCAAAAACATAACCATGTATGGAGGTCGAAAGCGATTGAAATAGGTTGTGATGGACATCGTTGTTATAGTAGTAAAGTAGTTGAAACACCCGAAGCAAAATATATTGCAACATGTGTTGGTTGTGGTAAGGTATCCAAAGCCCATCGTTTAAGAAGTAGGTCTTATTCATGTAGCAATTGTTCGGGTGGTAGTTACAACCCAAAGTACAAATTGGAGTTCAGACCAAACCCCATATTCACAGGGGGGATTTAGTTTGGCGACAAAGTTGAAAAAAAATTTGGTATAAAAGAAAAATTGTTATATCTTTGTAATACAATTAAATTAAAAAAGTATGGGATACACAACCGATTTCGAAGGTGGATTTGAATTCAGTCGTCCACTTACTAGTGATGAAAAGAATTACATCACCAAGTTCAACAACACTCGTAGAATGAAACGAAATGTTGAGAAACTCTATGAGTTATTTAAGGGTGAACACGGAAACCCTTTTCTACCAAAAGAAGAAACCTACGGAAACGATGGTGAATACTTTGTTGGTGGTAATGGGTTCGCAGGTCAAGACAAGGATGATAGTATTGTCGATTACAATACACCTCCAGGTCAACTAGATTTTCTAACAACTAACTACAACGAAAGGTGGACACAAAATGATTTGAGAACACGAGAGGGTAAATGTCAACCTGGTTTATGGTGTCAGTGGACTACGGATGAAAATGGAACTCATCTAATATGGGATGGTGGTGAGAAGTTTTACAACTACGTTGAGTGGTTGAAATATATCATCAATCATTTCTTTGAGAAGTGGGGTGTGAAATTAAATGGTGAGGTTTATTGGAAAGGCGAGGATGGTGAGGACATGGGTAAGATTGTTGTAAAGGACAACTGGGTCACAGTAAAATACGCGAGGATTACTTATGATTGATTGGTTTAAGGAGAGAACCCCACAGAAATGTGGGGTTTTTTATTAAAAACCTCGTACACATATATTATGGGATGGACATTGATTTAGGTTGGCAACAAAGTTGAAAATAAATTTGGTATAAAAGAAAAATTGTTATATCTTTGTATTACTAAAACATTTTATTATGTACAAGAAAAAAATTCAAGACCTACAAGAGGAAATAATCAAAAAAATTAAAAACAAATGTTCGACCATTATTGGTGAGAACCAACAAATCACATTTAGAAATGTGTTTGGAGTTTGGGTTACCGAAGGTATGTACGAAGATGATGGTAGAGTTCAATACGCGGCGTATGGAATATTACCTGATGGTACTGTGATGTCGGAAAGTTTTGGTGATAGTATAGAACTCTCGTTAGTTGAATTGGACATATATGAACTCGCACACATCATAGACATCCTTGAGTCGGATGACTTTACCGTCGAGGACATTTAGTTTGGCAACAAAGTTGAAAATAAATTTGGTATAAAAGAAAAATTGTTATATCTTTGTATTATGAAAAAAGAAAAAGTAATCCACTCGGTATCATCTCACTTGAGAGATAAGTCATATGAGATGAGAATTATTCAAAATGAGAATAATGTCAAATTGAAAATGACCTACGAAGCGTACAACGCACAAGAAAGGTTTACAGGTGAACAATTCATCAATGGTAAATGGGAACACACATTTGGAATGTTGGATTTGGGTGTTCTACCTGATAAGTCAATCTACGTGTGTAGTGAAGGAAAAAGAGAAGATAAGGCCGAAAAGTTATTTGGTCTTGGTACAAAATTGTTTAACATCTTAAATCAATAATACAATGGGATTAGACATGTATCTCAAGAAGAAAACCTATGTGAAAAATTGGTCACATATGGAACCCGAACAACTTCACAAGGTGACAGTTAAGAAGGGTGGGAAAGTAGTTAAGGAAATTCAACCCGACAGAATTTCATCCATCGAGGAACAGGTGGCGTATTGGAGAAAGGACAACCACATCCACGCATGGTTTGTAAACAATGTACAGGACGGTGAGGACGATTGTGGTGAGTATTATGTAGACCGCGAAAAACTCAAAGAGTTGGTGGATACCTGTGGGAAAGTTAGAGCAACCCTGAAAAATTCTCCGACGAAGAAGGTTCAGGTGAAAGTTGGTTGGCAAGGTGGTAAGGAATTGTATGAGGACATCGATGTCTACACCGACACCGAACTTGCGGAAGAACTACTACCAACCCAAGCAGGTTTCTTTTTCGGGGGAACTGAATATGATGAGTGGTATCTAAAAGGTTTAGAAGATACCATCAAACAAATCACTCCCTTATTAGAGGAAAAGGAAGGAGATTTCTACTACCAATCATCCTGGTAAAAAAATAAAAAGAGGATATCGTTTGGTAAAATGGTATCCTCTTTATACCTTTGTATTAATGAACAGCTTAAAATAGATAGATTATGCCGAACTGGTGTCAAAACTCAATAACAATAACAGGTACTGAAGAGCAGATTGGTTTGCTCACTCGTATCCTTAATGATGTTCCAAAGTCCGAACCTGAAAAGTGTATCGTGTTTGAGTCCTTAATCGGTCGTGAACCTGAAATTAGTAAAGAAGAATACGAACAAGGTGGATGGTATAATGCAAACACCAGTTGGTATGGTACCAAATGGGATGTGTCATACGCCGACTGCAACTTCACTTTTGAGAAGGATGTTATCTATATGTCACCTGATACGGCGTGGTCACCACCAATAAACTTTGGTGTTGTATTACACAAGATGTATGGTGTGGATGTGGAGTTGTTCTACTCGGAGGGTGGAAGTGATTTCTGTGGCAAAACAACCATTAATCAAAACGGAGTGGTTGAGGATGATTATGGTTATCTCGAAGGTAACTATCGTTTTGACGAAGAATACTTTTGGGAATCCCTTTTCCAAAATGAGATGGAATATGCAATCGATAACGAAACTAGTGTTGATGACTTCGTTGCACAATTCCCTTATGTGGATACGGAAGACGCAAAAGAAATCCGTAGAATATACGAAGAAGAACTAAAGGAAAAAGTAAAATAAATTCATATGGAAGATTTGAAAATATTATCGACAGCAGAACCTCAAGAAGAATTAACCTACCAAGAATGGGTAGACGCATTGAGAACTCAAGAGAATGTCATTGTTTCATCCAAATACCACGCAAGAACCATCGAGCAACGGATTAAAGTTGATGAAGCAATTCAAATGAAAAGAGAAATGGAAAACTCTGAAGTAAAATTTTCCGACGGGACAGCCGAACCCCGAATTTTGTTTGGCATGTTAAAATCTGTATTAAACTTCTTTTAAAGATTATGGGACGAGTAAATAAAACAATCGAGGGTGTCTTCATTGACATCGTAGGGTCAAAGAGTGAACTGAGTTCATATGACCAATTCATCAACCACGGTGATGGTAAGAAATATTCTAAGGAGCTTAAAGAGCTCACTGGTTTATATAAGAACTTAATCACTGAGAGTAAATTAACATTCGAAAAACTAGCATCACTCGAGGAGATTATAATCCAAATGAGAATTCGTGAGGACCTCAGTGATATCAAGTTGACTCAAGTTCGTGAGTACATCTACGCAAGGACTCCTTTCTACCGTAAGGATAAGAAGTCAAAAGATGTCCGTGTTATTGTCGACAAGATTGAGTTTCACCCTGAGGAGGATTTGGAGATTTTGTCTGGCGACAAGGAGTTCATGACCAAAGCCAAGATGAAGTTAGCTCAGGCTATGGACCTCGAGATTGAGGAAAACATCCGAGTATTCAAATCAACATTTAAAAAGTAGAGGTATGAAAACAGAAACAATTTCAACAGGTATTGGACTCTCAATTTACAAAGGTGATTGGGATGGAGCACAGTGGACACTTACTGGTTTCCCTAAAAAAGAAGCAATTGGTCACGACTACGACTCTGCCTATGACTTCGAGGACTGTGTCAAGAGAAACATCAATTGTAGTGGAATCGATTTTGACAGTGAGTATTGTCAGTTCTACGCATACGCAAAGACCAAAGCTCGTTTGGTGAGTTTTGCAAACCAAATCAAGAAACACTTTGAGAAAGCAAAGCAACTGAAGGAGGAGATGTACTGAATTTAGATTGGCAAAAATATTCTAGAAAAATTTGGAATATTCTAGTAAATGTATTAATTTTGAATATAGAACATTAAAAATCAATAGGTGTATGACAAACAAAATCAAATTAGGAACTGAGGTCGTAGTATCCGACCCTTGTTACACAATCCCAACCTGGTGTCAGGGAATTGTTAGTGGTGTTAAACCCGGTATGTATGACACCTATGTTAAGCGTCACGACTGTGGTGATTGGGGTATCCGAAGTTCAATGATACTTGTCATACACGAGGACCATAAAGACGACAAACTGGTTTGGAAAGATTATCCTGCAACCATCGGTGTCGACTCAGGTCAGTGTGGAATCTTCTCCAAAGAATCTTACCGTGACGACTCTATTACAGAACGAATCGGTTTGGGAGATGGTGACATTTCATTCTTTGGTGTAACACCTTGGAAAGAAATGACCGAGGCCCGTGAGGAAGAACAAGGTGAAAAATGGTACATCAGTATGTGTTCTCGTACCTTGGGTGATAGTCGATACGGTGTGTATGACGAGGGAGTAGTTTCTTCATCTGGTTTTGGTGATGGTTCTTACACATTATATGTTGCAAAGAAAAGAGGAAAGATTATTGCAATGTGTGTTGACTTCGCGGTGGAGGAAGACGAAGTAATTGATTTTGAATTTTTTCGTGATATCCATATTGAGAAGTAATAAATTTTATTTAGATTTGGAGTTATGAAAAAAATATTATTTATATCAGCACTTGGATTAGTTGGTTGTGGAACCAATCGAACATATATCCAACACGGGGACAAGGCATTAGTAAGTGGACACAAAGTTTACTTTATCGATTGCAACATAACCCGAGAAGTAATTAAACCCCAATGGGATAAAGGTTCATATGGTGATACCATGAAGGTATACTTAGTGGATACACTGACATTTATGAATATGTGTAGAAAAGCATCACCATGTGGATGTTCACCAGCAGGAACAACCGCAAATAAAACTGTAACAAAAACTTAGTATTATGTTCAATACACAGAAACCTCAAGAACCGATTCACATATTCACCCCATCTCAGTGGTTGAATATTGGTTGGCTGGCCATGGTACCAGCAACTTACTTCGTACACCCATATGCATGTGCATTGGCGGTAGTCATCTATATCTACAAATATTTCGAAGTAGATTGTTGGAGGTATGAATTCTATGATGACTGTGTAATTGAACGAAAAGGGGTCTTCAGTGTGACTCGAGAATCTGTGAACTATTTCAGGATTAAATCTGTAATGGTCGACGAACCATTTTGGATGAGATTACTTGGACTGTCTGTTGTTCGAGTTATTACTTCAGAGCAATTTAAACAGCAACTAATATTTCAAGCCGTACCACACGGTGAAGGTATTCAAGCGTTTTTACAGCACAACGCAAGAGTGGAGAGACAAAATATGGGAATTAGGGATTTTGATGTATTCAATACTCACCTGTAGCAATATTTAAAGTCATGATAGTAGTAGAACCACGGATTCAGGAACAGTTCATGAGGATAGCAATGGCTAGACTTAATAAGAAATATTGTTTTAAACCTCAAAGGTTAGCAATGGCGGCCAAGATGTTTTCACAATATTTGCAACGTTTGGAAGAAAGGGGGAAGAGTAAATGAAACTCTTCATCAGGGACAAGGTATACTTCACGGACCCTACCACAGGTGAAATAATAGAAGACACCATTACCGACGTTAATGACAACGTAGTGATGGGAAAGAAATTCAACTTGACTGATTTATATTGGAAGGGTGAGTTAAACGTATATAGGTTAGAGTGTCACATATGTGGATTCAGTATACCAGCACCTCTATCGCAATTTCAGGTAGATGGAATAAAAGGTAAGCAGCAATTATTACCATCCACATGTGGTGTATGTTTAGAAGAGTCACGGTACCCTGATAACCCTGAGGAGGGAATCATACTGTGGATTTAGTTTGGCATTAGTTCTTTGAAAGATTTTTTTATAGGATTTGGTTTTTAGGATTTTCTTGTGTATATTTTATATATCAAAATCAATATATTATGGCAACAAAGAAGTCCACAACTAAAAAACCCGCCAGCAAACCAGCGGCGAAACCAGCTCCAGCCCCCAAAAAGGGTGGGAAGAAAGCAGTAGCAGCTCCGGCTATGAAAACAACCGTAAGTACTTACGTACCTGTTTCACACCACATCTACTATGATGGTTTCTCTTACCGTGTACGTGCTAGCGTTAACGGAACCCGTTACTCTCAGAACTTCTCCTCCAAGAAGAAAGCTTTCGAGTTCCGTAAGAGTATCTTGAGTAATATGTAATAGACGACTCAAGTCTCTTAACCAAATCCTGTGATTAACGTCACGGGATTTTTTTTTTAATGAGAATCCTGACGACGGGACCTGAGATGGTCAATTTAGTTTGGCGGAAAGGTTGTTTAGACAATTGATGTTGTAACAATAAATCCACCGATTTAGTTTGGCGGAATCAGAATCCTCAGAATCGTCCGACGGTACCGATTTTGTTTGGCACAAACTAACTAACACTTGTTAGTTCAGGGACCTGAGGAGGTCGATTTAGTTTGGCGGGGGAATGGTATTTATATGTAAAGTAAATGAGATGATTAAACTAACAGAAACTTTAGAAGGTGATGATGTCCAAAAGTTTCACGACGCTTTACCACAAATAGGTGACTCACTTAAAGGACTGACCGATGGGACCATTACAATAAAATATGTTGTAGCTGAAGACCCAACCCAAGGAACAATAGATGGTGTCCCTTTTATAAGTGAATGTCTATTGAAACTATTTGTTGATGTTAACAGGGTTTATCCTGAGATGATTAATGACATCTACATTTTGGTTGGCAGAAAAATTCAAGAGATTGGGTTCGGTGAATTTCCGTTCAAGTTAAGTATAAGGTCACTTCACCTTATTAACGGACCTTTAATTATTGATTTATTAGAAGAATCGTTTGACAGAAATTATACCAATCACCTCAGGTATGATAATCCAACAATACAGTACATTTTGTCTGGCCAATATTCCCTTGTATTACCTCAAGATGTATTACCTAAGTTTTTTGACCAAATGGATGAGTGGATAAAAATTTTAATAAAGAGAGCGACGGTGTATTACACCGTATATAAAAAAGGAAAGATAGATGACCATGAGTATGAACTCGTAGACAACCCAGTTATTAGAGTTGTGGTACGCGGGAAAAAAGATATAAAAAATGAAAAAGATTTAATTCCGTTCATTGATTCAAAATTTAAAACCATAGATGGTATCGAAAAAGGTAGTCCCGATTTCCCCTATAACTTACAAGATAATATTATTGATAAGTTAGAAAAAAAGTTCAGGGAGAAACACAACGTAAGAATTTTTATTGACGACACGAGACGTGTATGACATATATACGTATATACATTAACCCCCTTGTATGACACTTGGGGGTTTTTTATTTACATCTGTTTTTCTGAAAATATAAAAATATAACTCTTATTTCGAACAAGGGTCAATCCCCTACTATGTCCCACAATTTCCCACTTTAATCCACTTTTATGGATTGTAATACGACCAGCGGGATTTCTTGTCATACATTCGTATATATCTGAGAAAAATTCCTTACGACAAAAAATGTCTGGATTACAGGGTTAAAATCAAGGGTTTTTTAACTCTTTCTGTATTACATTAGGGGTATCGTGGGTCAAAATCCTATCACTACTGTACATCCAAACAGAGGGTAAACCACTATAATGACATACCTGTTTTTCTCTCTCTTCAACCAGTTTCTTCTTAACCGATTCGTCAAAATAAACCCCATCAGATTCCATATCCGAGAGTGGTCTGTACAGTATAAATTTTTTCATATAGATGTAACAACTATGGTTTCAAATTGTTTAAACCGATGTGGGTCTACCGCAGTAAACCATACTTTCTACCTTCTGTTTTTTTAACCACCAAAGGTGGTTCATTAACTTTTTAATATACTTCATTTGTTATCCCTTATTATTCTTGTGATGATGTTTATGAAACCATTTAGGTTAGACATATTATTAATAACCAAATCCAATTCCCATACATGAACATTCCAGTGTTCATCTTTAACCATGTCACTATCATCTGAAGTTAGATTAACATTATCTATATCCAAATTATAATAGTACCATGGTTCTGTTTGTCCTTCAAGATTCCCTTCAACCTTTTCAAAACCCAAATCAATTAAATTCTGTTCTGTAATCATAACGTAATATGTTTTTTTATTATATCCATTATTTCTCTTGTGAGACTACCAGCGGTTTTTGTTCCATCAATATTCCAACGAATAATCAATTCTTCTATAGAACCATATAGAATGTTCTCTGTGTTCTTAATCCTCGCGTGTGGAACATCTTCCCCGTTTACACATTCTTCACCTTCCTTTTCCACAAATACAGGAATGATATCAAAATCAACCATAGTATATTCCTTTAGTATATGACCATGATTCTTTACATCACCAGGGTGTAATGGGATTATTCCAATTTGGGTTGAATCGGTGGATGAGTTTATTTCATCATACCATCTTACCATCCAATTATTATTTTCTTTATACAGTATTCCTTTCATTTCTTTACATGTATATCTTTAAATGAATCTATACTAACAAATTCTTCATTAAGGTAATTTATTACATCCCTCATTGTTTGTGCTTCATTTTCTGAACCTCTTATACTTAGAGATAGTGCTCCTGATAGTATACTGGTAATTTGATTTAAAGTTATTTGAGGTTGGTCTGTAGGAGTTGAGAGATTATATATACATCTTCCATCTTTTATGGTTGTATCTATTATTACTCTATATGTAATTTCGTTATTCATATTATTAGTTGGAACCCCAGTTATTGTTTTTTAGTTATTTTCATTAATTTCCCCCAGCGATTCGTTAATCACTAAAAGTGTACCCAAAAACAAACGAATATAATCGTACATGTTTTCTATGTTACCTTCCACGTATTCATATGTATCCAATATCCTTTTAGCAAAATTAACATAGTCTTCCCTGTTTCCGTTTCTTTTAAAAGTCTCACCTTCCTCAATTACACGGGTTCCGTTATTATGACATATTTCCACGTGGGTATCAAATCGAAAATCAGGGGACTCTTCAAAGAATCTTAATATAATAGTCATATCACCACGGCGAAGAATTTCACGGTGATTTTTATAGGTTATTCCCCTTAACAATGTAAAGTTAATTGTATCCATTAATGATGATGCAATAATTCTTGGTAAACCTTTCCGTTTAATATATCTTTCTTCAACGCTTTATTCTCAGAATCACATATGATGAATCCCATATCCGTTCTGAATATTCTTAAGTACTTTAGATACCAACCATCGCGATAGGTTTCCAATGAGAAATACCTCCATTCACCCTCACCACCAGATTCTTCGTAGTATCTTTCCAGTAATGTGGTTAGTTCATCCTTGGTCCAAAAGAAATGTGGGTATTTGTTTATGGTAGAAATATCAGGATGTCCTTCATCATTCCAATGATATCCCACATGGAAATCCCTTGTATCCACATTAAACTTATTGTTCTTTGGACAATCCCAATCAATGTCTTTGAAGAATACCCATTTATCTTGTGGTTCCATATTATTTATTTTTTCCATTAAAATGAACCTCGGGCACCGGAACCGGGAATTTTTTCCACTATAACGACGTTTTTTGAAAATATTTTCCACTATCGGTGGTCTTCTATTTGTTTGATGATTGAAAAGTTTATGGGGAAATAGTTCTCATCACCATCCTCGGTCTGTAAAAAATAATGGTTTCTACCTACCTCGAATTTAACCACATCGTATATTGTGTACTCAGCCCAATACTGTGTGGTTGCCGATTGTAATAAAACTTTTATGTTATAGTGTTTAAGCATATTATGATTCGTTTGTATTTTTTTCCCTTACTTCTATGTACCTGTGTAAAATGATAAGACCGAGTAAACTGATAACGAAAGAAATGGTTGGAATATTTGAAATGATAAGTAAACCAAGACATATCCCATAAAGAAAATCATTCCATCTTCTACGCAATAGGGATACTAAGATATAGAATCCGTACATTATTGATATTAAGATGGTGATGATAGCCATGTCCTTTTGTTTTTAACAAAAATAACCAATTAATTTGAATATTCCAAAAAATCTTAATTATTTTCTCGTAAGGTATTGTTTAATTGTTCTAAAGAGTTGTTCAATTGAATCAAACTGTAATTGTAATTCTCCATGACTCTGGCTAAACTTTCTATGGTCATTCTTAAACTTACCAACGGGTCGGCATATCCCCTTAATAATTTAAAATCCTCCATCTTCGTTCTCCATATGTTTGAGATAGTCCTCGATAAAATTATCTACAATTCCCGACGACCTTTTGGTTTCAGGTACTGGTTGGTTGTTCAATCTTGATTCGTAGTAACGAATGATTTCTGATACACTTACACCAGACCTTACACAACCATCCAACAGATTTGTGAATCGGTTTTTGGTGTCATTTAATGCTTGTTCTTTTTGTGTCATGTTCTATTACTTTTGGTTCCTGTATTCCTTTTTCTTTTAAATGTTGGATTGCCATTTCCACCGTTTCGTGTTTTCTGTAAGGAGGATTTGGTAATAACCCACAACCTTCCTTATATACAAAAACATTTTTCTGACAACCGAATGTAATAATCTTTTCCATATTGATTTTTATCCATTGGTTACACCACACTTGTGTTTGTGTTCAACATACCACATTATTCTAAAAGTACCCAAAACAAAAAAGTATGTATCAAATTCATTTATCTCATCGGTTGATTTACAAATCCCCGTGTGATATGCCGGTATTTTGGTCTCGATACTTTTAGCCGACTTAGGAAAAGTATTAAACGCAATACTATATCTCTTTGTTAGTTTGAATGATTTATACATATTATTCTAATTTACTGTTAAACAATTCTATGGCCTTCTCTTTATCTTTTTCTTGAAAGATGTTATCAATAATAAACTTGGCTTCTTCCATTGTGCACTTATCTTCAATGACATCAATGTATGTTTCTACATCAACACCCAATTCCCCCGCCATAAGTTCATCCATCAAATCATGAAACATATTACTCTGATTTAGTTTCTATACCGTTTTTCCAATCTTTCCAATTATCAAAATCTTTCAGTTTTTCATAATGGTCATCTTCCATTTTTCTTGCTTCGTTTAGTATATCGTCATAAATTCCACTATACCTCGTATCCAATTGAAGTTTGGTGATTAACCAATTTACCGGTGTTAGTTTTTCGTTACTCATTTGTATTTTTTAATCTTTTTATTATATCGGTCATTCTTGTAAACATTTCCATACCCACAGGGATGGATAAGAGGGAAACCAAAAATTGATTTATATAAGAATACATTGCAATGGCTTCACCTTGTGTTAGTTTCACATTTTCGTGAGTGAAAATGATTAATGATAAAACCAAGAAGATGGTCTTTACCATATTGAGTGAAGTCCAATTCTTTCCTTGTAGGGTGGATGCTGAAATCCAAATCCTTCTTCTCCTTTTAAAGAATGAATCAATCAAACCTCTATCGTTTGTGTTGAGCACATCCATTTTCTTTTCGTGTTGGTTGTGACTAATTTTTGTGGACTGAGCAATCTTACCGTAGAACTTCCATACAATAAAACAAATGAACGGAGCACATAACAATACAATAAAACCAGTAACCACGTGGGACATGAATATAAAAAACAATGTTCCAATTATGGAAAGTATTGACATTATATAATAGTGTATGTGGTGTTCCAAGAAATCCACAATACTATGTGCTAAATCCGTTCTACCCAACCTCGTTGAGACATCCGAATCCTCTGAACTATCCAAATAGTTAAACACAATATCATTGTAGATAGATGTGTAAATCTTGGTGTCAAATACCATACGTTTATAAATGAAAAAATTGGAGAGAGATTCTATTAAAAGAAAAACCCCAATCCAATAATACTCCTTATTCAATAAACCATCTATTGATTTACCCAACACATAGGGTTCAACCAAGAAAATGATTTGTGCAATAAAGATGTAGAAGTATATTAATAATAATGACCTCTTATATTTTTCAATAATTTTATAAACGTACCGCAAAGTGAAATGAGATTTATTTTATTCTTTATCAAAATAAGTTGTGAATAGTGATAACAACGCAATACAAACGCATAAACCGATTACGATTATTCCAACTACTTGTGCTACTGGATGTAAATTTTCCATAATATTAACAATTAACTCTTACTTTGTAGGTTTTTTCGACATCGTTAGTCATATTACCCATAATCAAAATATACATTTTTTCATTTGGAATACCAAATAACGATTTAATATCACTATCGGTTGGATAAACTTCCAATTCATCCACACCAATAAACTTGACATTATCGATGAGTTCTCTCATCTCATATAATGACAAATGAACACCGTGAACAACAATGAAGTGTTTATTGGGATAAGTGTACTCACCATTTTCTTCTTCACCACATTCTACCTTACCTTCCCCATCACAGTCATCACATTCGGTTTCGTGTCCACAACAATTACACTCAACAGTCCCGTGTCCATCACATTGATAACATTCCTTATATTTTTTGTCAAACTCAGGAATCATCTTGATGTCTTCATAAACTTTTTCAAGGTCAGATACTTTAATTCTCCCGAATGGTTTTGAATCACCTTCATAAAATTTACGAAACTCAAACATGACAGGTTGGGCGTTGACACCATTACCTTTGCTGTGGTCATGTATGTTTTCATTATTAATGTAGTCGACATCATGAAACCACAACGCTTTGTATGAGTTGGTTGAAACTACCCACCCATTTTCATAACAAACAGGTTTCATGATTGGGTCTCTCCAATCATCTTTTGACGACCAAGATTCTACGAACCTTACGTAATTTGGATTTTCTTTTATCATATTAATCTAATGAATTTGGTAAATAAAGTAGTGTGGGGTTTTTCTTTTGAATATCTAATTCAGGGTATCTCTCCTTAAACTTCATCACATCAAATTTTTTGGTAATTAAGTGGTGTCCGTTCTTTGTTGGGATTACAGCCTCAACCTTTGGTCCCACCTTGTAACCAATTGGAACACCGGCTTCATCAAATTCAACTTCAGTAAATGGTTTACATTCATATTCAATAAATGCAACCATCATTGGACTCATCTCTTTTACATCATCAACATCCACTATCCAACGTTTCTCCTGTGTCTTTAACTGACCAACAACGCTATCAAATAATCCTTTCTGATTATGTTGTCCATTCTGAATACGTTGAGCGAGGTCAACCATCATATTCAATGAAACATCAAAGTGATTTTGTTTTTGAACGTGGATGTATGCCCTCGCCTTAAACATCTCACACAGTTGTTTAATCTCATCGTACCTACGTTCAAGATGTTCGATACTTTCAATACAGTAAGTCTTAATTGTTCTCACCGATTGGTGATTATCTCTCTCCCCTTCGGGTTGGTCTTTCTTTCGTTTGAAAATGTAGAGCATATAGAAGTCACCCTCGTTTTCGAAGTTGAGTAATGACTTAACTAATTCTATATTATCTATCATTACAGAGACTGTACTTTTTTCATAATCTCTGTAACTTGTTCAGGTTCTAAATAACCAAGGACATCGCTGGTTATTGGTGTTTCGTAGGTGAGGTCACCATTTTTATCTAAGACCGCAAGTTCATACAAACCATCCTTACCACCGTAGGAGTATGTGTGAGAAACGACAGATACCCCGTATCCATTATCAAATTGTGTACGTACCTTTTTACCAACCATAAATGGGGATTCATCGATTTGTTCGAATTCTAAATCGTTAAATGTTTTCATATAATTAAATTAGTTTTATTCTGCAAGAATTGCTTCGTCAAACATACTACCATCCTCTCTTTGTTTTGTAACAATTTGAGCGTTTACTCTTACACCTGAAGAGTAAAATTCCGACATCCATTTAGATTTTGGAATTGATTCCTCATTAACAGGTATTTCTGTATATTCATCGTCGAACATTAAGATGTATCTAAAGAACCATCGGTCTTTAAATTTGTAAATTGTACCAGTGCACATAGTTTCTTTCTCTAAGTTGTTTGATTTGTATATTCTCATAGTTTGGTTTTCCTTCACCTATTAAGTATTATCAAAGTCACAATAATTACGATAATACCAATTAATGACCAAAAAGCCATTTTTTCACTAAATTCAATTTGTTCCTTCCTCTTTCCTTGGTTGTCCATTGTATGTAGTTTTAGGTGTTTCAATCTCCCAATACCCCACGATGAAGTATTGATTACGACCAACAGGAGAAACTTCATACTTTTTTCCACGAGCAATGGATGCATTAGTCACAACACAGTCCATTTGTTTGTATAAAACCCGTTGACCTATATAAAATGTGTTCATAGATACATAAAGATTAAAAATCCAAATCCTATACCTGCTAAGAAGTACACCAAGTTGTTCAACCAAAAGGGATATCTTTCCATAATCACATTTTTCTTCAAATATAAAAATTTTTTTGTGAAATCCAAAAAAATCACAAAAAAAAACACCCTAATTTATCCAACTTTCAGGTGTTATGGTTGTCCCCGTTGCCGGGTTAGGAATAGACTTACAGGGGCACGTTGTTCTTTATCACCCTTTTGGTATTCCCCGCGGATAGTCAGTCCGAATAAGACGTTGTCTTATTATCAGTCCTCTACGGTTATCACACCGTTTCTCATCATGTGAGGCACACTATCCGATGATTAATCGGAACGTTTCTTTAGATATTCTTTTCTTGTTCTATATTCCCCTACTTTGTAACCAGCGAGAAACCAAAGAGAGAATCCTATGTATACTAAAATAACTGTCATAATTAATTTTGATACAAATATAATGTATATTTTTTAATATGCAAAAATATTTTAATTTTTTTTGAAGTGTCTTTTACTACCTTCACAAATATTGTCTTTGGAAACGTCCCATATGTTTTTTTGAACCATATGACAAGCGTGTGATTTACCCATTCGTTTAGAAAAATGGATGATGGTGTCATTATTATTATTTCTGACAACCCATGGACATTCCTTACAAGGTGAACTAGTTTTCTTCAAATTTAAAAATGTCTACCTGAGAGGATTTACCCCAGTTGTCCAAAAAATCAGAGGGTTCCATGGATTCACCCTTAAAAAATATTCTATCGATGTAATCCCAGTCCCCATCAGGAAAGTCGACAGAACCGTGACAGTAGGTAAAATCTTCAATGGTTGGAACCGTTTCAGATTCAATTTCATATTCCCAAATACCACCTTTGTTTTCGTCAACACTCACATAGATATTTTCACCCTTTTCCATTGGGAATGCTCGGTGTGAAATATAATCATCCCAATCCTCATTCACTGAAGAGATTGTTTGAATATCTTCAATACCAAAAGATAGTACGTTGTTACCATTTTCATCTTCAAGTTCAAAGGTCATTGTTTGGTTATCCAATGCTTTGTTTACGTGAAAGATGTCACCATCGTAAATGTCAATATCTAAACTTTCCAAGTCAAATCTAGTTTCCCAAAGTTCATCGTACTCTTTTTCTTCTTTTAAGAGTTCAATTTGTTCAACCTGTTCGTCAGTGAGTTTTTTACCGATAAACTCGGCGCTCCATCCATAAGTTTTTAGCGTATACTTCATGTTTATCTTATTAATTTTACTGTTGGTATTAAAAAATCATCATAATGTTTATGAGATAAAATATCCCATGAACTTGGATGTCTTTCCTTGAATATTTCTTGTCTTTCCAAAAGTGACAGTGGTAAGGTACAATCCTCACCGAACATATACCAAAGTTCATAATCATTGATTATCCTTTGTGCAAATTCAGTAAGACTCTTGATTTTTACTTCTCTCAGGTATTCCCTATTTATACCTAAGTTATCATACCACTTGATATATTCTTGGTATGCTTCTTTGACTTTTTTGTGTACCACCATACAAAGATAATATTAAAATTGTTGTGTTCTACCGATAAATCTTTTCGCCATCTCAACCCTAACTTCACCATTCTCCCTGTCAAATATTGGAGGTTCTACAAATTCACCCGACCTACTTTTTAAACGGTAGTATAGATTAGTTTCTTCATATTCATAGAACTGATTTTTGTTTAGGTATTTTTTTAAATCTAATATCTCCTTATCACTACAACCTTTTGAAATCAACACCATCAACATTCTATCACAGAATGCAATAGATACTAAATTCCACTTGTAGTGTGGTTGTAAATACTCGTATACCTCAATGTTGGTGTGAAGCATAGTGATTTATTTTTTTCGGATGTTTTCATTGATTGCATACAAAAGTATGCAAATGATAAATAATAAAAGTACAATCATGAGTCAATATTAAGAAGAATATTTTAAATTTCAAAATTTTTTTTGAAATCACCAATAACCAATATCTTTTTTGAAATATTCTTCGTTTTCCCTATTCAAAAAGGACTTAATGATTAGTTTAATCATTCCCAAATACCCCATTTTCTTGAATCTACGGTCATCTTGACCAACGTAATGTTCGGATATTTTAAACTTTTTTGAATTGTATTTCCTACTTAAACCATAGTCTTCACTGTGTTGGTATTCCTCATTAAATTTACCTAATTCTCTAAATTTATCAGTTTTTGTCAAGAAAAAGGTACCAACAGCGAATGGACTGAATTTACTAATAATATTATTAACGGAATTAAAACAAACGAATACCAATTTGGACTTCCAATTTTTAGATGTTGATTTTATTTTACATGTCATCAAATCCAAATCTTCCAAAATCATTTCCTCAATACAGTCGTGAATTGTAATTGAATTGAAGAATTGGATGTCAGCATCCACAAATAAAACATATTCAGTATTAACCAAATCACTCCCTAAATTTCTTGCTTCACCAACTTTACCACCGTCAATCATTTCTATCTTAAGTCTATCAGAGTACATCATAGACATATTATTGATAATCGCCCTTGTTCGGTCTGTTGAATGGTTATCAGCAATGATTACTCTTGTACCATCAATTAAAACTTGTTTGTGTATTGAGTCGAGAGTCTTCTTAATATACTTGTCTTCATTGTAACATGGAATTACAATGGTTAGTTTGTTTTTTATTTTTGTTGGTTTATAAAGTGGCATATCTCTGAAGTTTAAAATCCCCGTTATGATGTATTATGTAAGTATTGTTTTCTATCCAATCCCCACAATTTAAATACCTCACACCCTCAATAATTTTATCTTCAGGATTGTGTATGTGACCACATATCACAGTGTCACACTCTCTTTTTTTTGCCTGTCTAACCAGTTCTACCTCAAAACTCGTAATAAATTTAACAGCCTCTTTAACACTGTCCTTTAAAAATTTAGAAAGGGACCTCTTATGTCCAAATTTTTTTAGAGTCCTATCTATAGAAATCGCAATATCGTAACCAATGGAACCTAAAATACCTAACCATTTTAACTTAACCACACCATCATAAAGGTCTCCATGGGTAATAAATACATTACCATATTTGTATTCATTACAAATTTCAATGTTACCAAAAGATAAGTCCGTATATTGTCTTAAAAATTCATCATGATTACCAGTAACATAAATTACTTGAGTACCTCTTTTGGAATGTGATAATATTTTTCTTATCACATTGGTGTCGTTTTGTTTCCATCTGAACTTCCTCTGTAACATCCAACCATCTATGATATCACCAACTAAAAACAAATAAGTTGGTTCATATTTTTTTAGGACTTCAAGCACCATTTCAGAATTACTACCCTTAGTACCAAGGTGAACATCTGAAATAAAAAGTGCATCTATTTTCATATCTATAATTATCTCAATTAAATGATTACAAATTTATTTCTATGATTTGTCCTTTATCTCTTTTAAACAAAAATCTATAAATTTTTACAAACAAATGTATAATAGACATTTTAAATGCATATGTGAATCCGCTACTGACATTTGTCAACCTATAAACGGTAATTAATAGTGAATCGTCAAAATGTCTTTTTAAAATAAAGTACCTATGATAACCATCAAAAATATAATTTTTGTTTGTTAGATAGATGTGACCCTTATTATAATCAAACCCTCTTTCTATTATATCTAATTCAATTTGTTTATGTATTGGTTTTAAATGAATTGATTTTACTCTTGTTTTAATTTCGGACATTGGTATTGTCTCTACTTTGACTTTAAAGCACCACCATTTATTACAAAAGAAATCACCGTCGTGCCTTTTTAACAATTCGGAATTATATCTTCTATCAACAACTACTTTTATTTTTTCTAAAAAAGTCATATCCACCATTTATTCCCCTAACTCAAGATTATTTTTGCGTTTAGTCATTTCGTTAAAAACCTCAATTGACAAATTCGCCCTAAAATCATCTCTAGCACACTCATGGGGACTTAATTTTAAAAGTCTGTTCGCAACCTCATCTCTCCACTCGTGAAAGAATCCTTCATTAAAAGCCATCCATCCATAAAATTCGTGAGTTTCTGCGTTGTTCATTTATTGTCGATTTAAAATTTTGAGGCAATCATATACCCCAAACAAAATGATGAGGTCACAGCAACCCAATAAAATAATGATTTAATTTTAAATGCTGTTCGATTGTGCTCTCCGTTTATGGTTGTTGCAGTTGCAAACAACCAGGTTACAATTAGAAACAATATACCAAATGTTAATAAAACTATTTTCATACGTAAAGTATAAATATTTATCTTTATAAATCAAAATTATGATACAAATATCTCAAATCATTCTTCAAAACCCTGAAGGTAAATACTTGGTGTATTTAAGAGACAACAACCCAGATATCCCCTTTCCAAATCATTGGGACCTTATAGGTGGTCACGTTGAAAAAAGAGAAACACCATTAGAAGCGTTGAAAAGAGAAATGATAGAAGAAATTGAAACTGACTCGAGCAGTTTAGTTAGATTTTCTTTTTGGAAGAAGTATGTCTGTATTGAGGGTGATGTGTCCCCAAATATTAAATATATATTTCACGGTGTGATTGACAAACCTATTGAAGAAATTCCACTAAATGAGGGTCAGTATCTTAGATTTGTAACTCAAAGTGAGTTATCTGAATTAAATTTTGCAAACATTATGGGTAAGATAATGCAAGATTTCGTGAGAGAAAGATTTGGTTAGTATTTTAAAACTGTAAAATGAGACTCAAAGTTTTTTCTTGGAATCAAATACATATGTGACCTTTTCTCTTCAGGAATCAATACGTTAGTTCCAGCATAAACCTCGTCACCACCTATCTTTACTTTGAAATTATTTTCTGAAATTAATTTTCTTAATTTATTAGTTTTAATCACCCAAATCTCTTTGATGTTCATAAAAACTATTACCCACAAATCTGATTTGGTTACCATTATTCCACTGTCCTTACCGTGCATCCTAAATTCAATACATAGGTTACCAGTATCTATACCGGGAAAATAGGCACCGTTTGGTAATGTTCTACCGGGTTGTACCCATTTGTCTTCTGTCTTGACTTCTGCAACCACATGGGTTTTAGTTGGGAAATTGAATATTAAATCGAACTCTTTTAAATTACCATTTTCTTTTTCACTCTTCCCAACACAAATAGCATTGTATTCTCTTTCAAATACATCAATGACTACTTGTTCATTAGTTTGACCGATTTTTATATCTTCATGAAAATTCAGATTCCCCATCTTCGCTGGTTAAATACATTTTCTCATAGTGTTCCCACCATAAAATCTCTTCTTGTTCAGAAGTAAGTTTATTTTCCACAGGGACAATGTCCTGCGTGTGTGATTCCTGAACCATGACTTCTATCGATTATGAGATAAGTATGTCCCTTATGTTCCCATTCAAAAACTCTGTATTCGGATTGATTACTAAGTTTAATAGTTTGGGGGTTATTCCTATCGTTTACAACTTGTTTTGTGTTTGGTTCAGAACATGATGTGACGAGTAAAACAAATAAAATAATACTACTTAATCTCATCTAATTGAATTTCAATTTCTTGTTGTCCTTCTTTTACAACTTGACTACCGTCAGCCATTCTATAATACTTAAACAAAACGTATTTATCGCCTTCGGTTGTTTTAAAATGTGTATGTTTGGTGTAAGGGTTTAGTTGAAAATCATGGTATAAATTTTTCCAAATTACTCCATCTCCTTTTACAGGTTTTACACTTCTTTCAATTGAATTAAAAGTTAGATGTCCACCCTCAGTAATGTTATTCAATGATATTTGGACACTCCACAATCTATTACCCATGTTTGTAAACAATTTGTCCTCCGATATTTGATTAGGTAGTAGAAAATCGTATTTTTCCTCATAATTGAATTCGGGTGTTATTTTTTGAATAAAAACATCTTCACCAAATGAATCTCGAATACCAATAACAGAATTGATTCTCTCATTTACTGTTTTATAAATCTCAGACTTTTTATCTAACTTATGAATCATGGGTGATTGCAAGTCCTTAGATTTTTTCTGTGAGTTTAATTTTTTGTCTGTAATCGATATCAAATCATCACATTCAATTAATGTTAATAATTCAGGGTAATGATAAATTTCAACTAAATTATTTTCAACTCTATAAGCTCTTGGGTTATCACATAGAGATTTATTGAACGGATAAAGTTCAACTTCGTAAGGTTGATTAAGGTTTTCCTGTGAATATTGTCTTTGCCAAATTAACGCGTTAGTTGGTTCAATTTCAAGTTCTCTTTTAATTAAATTGTAATCAAATCCATTATTAAGTAAAACATTAAAAATGGACTCTCTATCATATCCATTCACAATATTAGACCAAATCCATAGTTTCCATTCAGGAGTAAAAATTCTATTAATCATATTTTATTTTTTTATTTTTCTTTCGATTACATACACAGTATCACCTTTTTCATATGACCTGTACGATGTTATTTTCATTTCGGGGTTTTTTAGATACAATTTCCAATATGGAGTTGTTTGTAAAGTATTGTCACAACCAATTCCATGATATTCAACAGAATCAACAATACATGGGATTTTAGTGTCAGTATATTGTGTCTTGTACTTGCAAGACATTAATATTAGACCCAAAAAAATTACAAATGTTAGATTTTTCATATTCTAAATATAAATGATTTTTTTGATAAAACAAAATTAATCTTCACAGAAACAATTGTTTCTTGAAAGAGCGATTAACTTGATGTGTTTTAAACATTCATTGTCGGCCCTAACTACCGCACCACACAAATCGTTATTCACAACAGATTGAACGAAACTACCCCCAATGGGTCCAACCCCATCTCTTGTTCTCATTACCGATACAATGATGTTGATGATGTGTTCACTAACATCATCTTGTCCATACCTCTTTACGAAGTCTTTTGCTGCACTATATAATTTTTCTTCCATATTTTAAACATTCCATGATGCCAACATTTGTCCTATATCATCATTCCTGTCCCTACCGTCGGCTTTAAAATTATCATCATCCAGTGTAATATTTTTTGTGATTGTAATAATTCCTTTTTTTATCGCATCACATGGTTTTCTGTTACATGGACAAATTCTATATTCGAATGAGGTGTTAATACCACATCTCACACATTCATAATAATCTTTTGTGGTTGTTGTTATCATTATTAGAATTAGTTGTCAAACCAAAAGACAACTCTAAAACCATTCTCTTTAATCGTATACCTCTTTTGGTCATCATTTGTTATCCAAAATTCTTCTTTAAACCTATTGTCCATAGAGTCAACAAAATATTTTAAGTTCTCAACGATTTCTTCATTATCTGAATTATTGTACAGATAATCTTTGAGTTCTTTTAAGGTGTAGTAAGAAGCTGTATGGACCATATCACCTCTTTCATATTCCTTTCTTGTTGTCTCAGTCACATCCTCAGGTAAACCCCTTGGGTCCGCAATCGGGTCCATTGAACCTCTGACCTCCGCAAGAATTGAGAATAAATCATAATTTCTTCCCCAATAAAAAGCAACGTGGTCGTACTCCCTTTCGGAATCGTTCATTCCAAAATGTGGATTTATTTGCCAATGGTCAACATTGACCCATTTATTTTCACCATTTACTGAAGTGTATTTTTCCAAATACACATGAATATCACATCCCATGATTCAAATATAATTAATAATTTTTAAAATGTCAATTTAGTACTGAGATATCTTACCCAATTTAGTAACCTTGTTTCCCCTAAATTCTGAGTGTTCCTTTATTATGCCGTAAAAAGACACCTTTGAATTAATTGAAACGCTCTTATGTAAATTAGTTGTTAGGTATTCAGTATTAATTTCACCAAATTTAGAAAATATGTTACCATTTTTGTCAACCAAATCATAGACAGTTGTTGGCCCATAAAGACCATTCACGGTTCTAATATCGGTAACAGTTAGTTCAAAATAAATTTTCATACCAGGACTACCGACAAATTTACTCACCTTTAATTTGGATTCGTCAATGTCCCTTGATTTGTGGTTAACAAATGCATCAAAGTCGGTTACAAATCCTAAAGTGGTTTTGGCTCTTGTGTAAGCAACGTATTCTAAATTTTTTTCTTGTTCAATTTGCCATGGTAAGGTTGCAAATTTCGATGGAAATAATTCTGGGTGGATAATAAAAACCCTTTCTGATTCAAGACCTTTAGATTTATGTACGTTACTCAAGCATATTCCACTTTTTTTATCATCTGAAAAGATATCATCGATTTTCTTTACAACAATTGCGGGGTCATCTATCCCGTGGGATAACGCTTCTATTACTTGTATCTTTTCACCAAATAGAATTACTTGGTTATCCTCTAACGCTTCACTTCTTTTCATTGTGTGATTTGTCATTGTTTTTTCAATCAACTTTTCTTTGTCCTTAAGAAGACAACATATTACGTTTGTCATGTTATATTCTTCATTCTTCTTGTTGCAAGAAAGTATCATGGTTTTCAAAGACTTACCAATATCAGAACCAATTATATAAGATTTTTTACCTTCACTTAATAATTTGATACACAATGAGACAACCGGAAATGTATTTCTACACAAAACCATGTCCCCATCCATAATATCTTTATAGGAGAAGTTTTCAATTACTCTACCTGACCTATTTTTAGAATGAGCAATGATTGCTGGATTTATGTGTCGAACCAAATTTAAAATCTCAGGCGAGACTCTATATGTAAAAGACAATGGTAATTCAACCGTGTTTGGTAGTTCTTTCAATTTTTGATATGACTCATGGTCAGCACCTGCAAAACCATATATCGCTTGTTTAGGGTCACCTACAGCAATGAATCTACCACCATCAGGTTTCATTGCTTTTTGCATCAATAAACGGTGACAAGAATTCAAATCTTGACATTCGTCTATAAAAACAAAATCGTAATTATCTCCCGAATGGTTCAAAATGATTGGTAAAGAAATCATGTCGGTATAATCGAGAACCTTTAGATAAGACATACCCAATTTAGACAGATACCATGCGGCAGTGGATTCACCATCTTGATTGTTCACAGAATGAAACTCTGCAATTTTATTTATCTCACCAACACCAATTGGTTTGATATCAAAATTTACTAAATGTTGTCTCGATAAATTACACAGAGTTACAACATCGGTAACAAATTTATACCTGTCAATATTCTCACCTTGAACAGAATCATGGATGCCTTGAATGTACTTGTTTTGTTCTTCGTTGAATCCGTATTTGTCTAAACTATCGGGTTTTTCACCACTGTAAAAATTAATGATGTCCCAAAAAAGATTTCGATACTTTAAACTTTTTTCGTCAACACCACAATCATAGTTATTCCTCATGATTGTGTAACCGAAACCATGGACCGTTTTGACATCAATGTTCTTATTTTCGGGAATCCTTCTTTTTAATTCATCTCGTATACTAACATTGAATGCCAAAAACAATACTGATTTATCATCAGGTATTAAGTCCAAAGCTTTTAATAGTGTCGTCGTTTTACCACTACCAGCAACAGCAGAAACTACTGCGTTTCGAGTATCTTTTAAAATAAAATTGAAAATATCTTTTTGATATTTGCTGGGTGTAAATTTAGACATATTACTTTTCGATAAACATGTTTGTATTTGAAATTGGTACTCTTAAAACAGGAATATTTTTTTCATCTCCATCCAATTTCTTCATGACTTCATAGTAACCACTGTCACTTATTCTAACAGTTGGTGCATCTGTAATCATTTCTAATAATTTTGAAGATTCTTTTGGACCTTCGTAAAGCTTAACTTCTTTTGTTGTTGTGTTAAAAATTAATGTTTGCATTTTTATTTATTTTATGTTTAGTAAATATTTTTTAAATAATTCGTGCTCAACTGACACGCAGATTCTAGAATATGATGACCATAAGTCCTTATCGTGATAAACAAACTTATCAAGACCAACAGCACCGATTCTATGTTGAAATAAGTAATCTTCCGATTTATTTATAACCGCGAAGATACCTAATGGTTGACCACCTTGGTAAATTTCTTCAACCAGTAGGTTTTTCTCTTTTAGGTAATTTACATTCTTAAAGATATTATTAGTTGTTATATTTTTAAATTGTTCTAATGAACTTCTTCCTTCGGGTGTGGTTAAAACTTTCTCAATAATCATTTGAGATGGGGAACATACGGCATTGAATTCATAAAGTAAACGAATGTTTAATTCTGAATTAAAATCCTTGTCCTTACAAAAAATGAAACCCATTCTTAAACCCGATAAACCTACCCATTTTGAAAAAGATTCGGTGATAATAACATTATCAAGATGGGCAACTTTATCAAAGAAATCATCTTCATAAAATAACTTACGGTATGGTGAATCAAATATTATAATCGCACCTGTCATCGATATCTCATAAATCTTTCTGAAAAGAATGTTGTCATCTATTTTTACACCTGTAGGATTATTTGGGTCACAAATAAAAATACAAGATGATTCACTAAAATTGGATGCTTCTAAAGATTCTAATGATTCATAAAATGAAAAAGACTTTTGTCTAATTGTTGCCATTTTAGAATAAGAACCCCAATAAAATTTTGGGAAATAAATATTTTCTACATTTAATAATTGGATAACCAAATCTAACGCAGGCATACCACCTGGTGTGATTGCAATATTATTGATGAAATTAGGTGAATTTGCAAATGAAGGAAAATATTCTGAAACGATAGAATGTCTAAATGTTTCAATACCCAAGTTAGGTGCATATACTTGAAACTCTTTTGAGTTAAAATCAATTTGTTTCATAACTCCCGTCAAATCGATTTCCGTAACAGCGTTTACACCTCTATTTAATTCGAGATATGAATTACCTGATTCTTTTGCCGCCCTTTTAACTTTCTGACCAATCCCTACTATCGAAGAGAAGGTTGCATTCGATATATTTACTTTCATTATATTCTAAGTTAGTCTGTACTTACCACTAACAAAATATAATAAAAAGAAATCGTATTTCCAAAAATTAATAAAAAAAAATCCCCTTTCGGGGATTAAATTAATATGGATTTTCAAATGTCAACGAGTCTAAGGACTCATCTATTTTGGAATTATACCACCCATTTATCCAACATTTTGTGGTATCACCAATTTTGGCGGGTTTATTGGTTAGTATTGTGACACCATTTTCAAATGTTATATGATATTGATTTTGGAATATTTCTTCACAGGATACTACCGGTACAGGATACCACTCTTTTTCGCTCCTTGGTATAACTTCCTCACTTATTTCTTCCTCAACTATATTTTCATCTGTAATATAGTTATGTATCTTTTCTTTATTAAAATGAAGAATACCAGTGAAAATTATGACCGTTATAAACGCCAAAAGAATCCTGACTTGTTTTATATCCATGATTAAAATTTTTCTTTTAATTTTTCAGTTTGAATTATGTCTTTCAATAATTTAACATACCCTTCACCCGCTTCGGCGTAGGTATTTGATAAATACAAATAGTATTCATTTTCAGTATTAATCTGACCAAGGTATCGGCATTGGTAAAACGCATAATCATAAACAGATTGGTACCAGTTATCATAAAACGCGTGACCGTTTTGAGTTCCTTTGGCGGTGTTGATTCTAACTGTCGCCTGTTTCATACCAAACAGATTATTATTTTCCTTGAAAACTTGACTTTTGTAATGTCCCGTCTCAGCAATGGCTTGAGCCATAACAATATGTGGAAATTTAACGTTTAATCTTTTTAGTTCTGATACAAACTTATCCTCTGAAAATTTATTTTTTTCTTTTTCTAATGAAATTACGATTAATTCTTTTTCGTAACTGTCCAAACTTTTAAACCGTATAAAACGACCTAAAATAAATGAAGAGATTACCAAAACAATTACAACCGACAACGCGATTTTTACTTTTTTCCAATCCTTTTTCCAAAGGAGTAGAGAGTTATCATATTTGTAAAACATAATTTTAGTGTTTGAGTGTTAGACAATTATTGTTCCAAAATTTAACTTTTCGTAAAATGGTCCACGACCATTCTTGCACTTGAGTAGTTTGTAGCTAATGCCACTTCGTGCACATCACAAACCCTCATTAACATTTGTACATCAGGTTCGTGCGGGTGTTTATCCAATGGGTCCCTAAAAAATATAACCGCATCGATTTCTTTTCTCGAGACCATTGCAGCAATTTCCGCGTCTCCACCCATTGGTCCTGAATTGACTTGTTCAACCTTTGTAACACCAGCAAACATTATTCTTTTACCTGTCGTACCCGTTGCAACAATATCAACATCGGTTCGATTAAAAAAATCTAATCGTTTCATTACAAAGGCAACCATGTCCGCCTTCTTACCGTCGTGTGCTATGAGTGCTATTTTCATAATCAAAAAATAAACAACCTACCCCCAATCATAAACTGAGGTTTATCGGTTTGATAAAAACTTAAAGTTAAGTACAAGGGATATGATAATTTCAAATTTGCAGCGGTCTTCAATATAATTTGATTACCACCATCAACAGATAAACCCGCCCCACCTGTTAAAATTAACCATTTATAATCTTTATTTGTGTAAACGTAATTTAAAACAACATAAATTTCTTCAGGTCTACCATTGATTGTTAAAGTATTGGGGTTAAATAAATTTAATTCGGCCATCAATTTACCATAACCAATTCCAATAAAGGCATTTGTTTTTTCTTTGGAGAATTCGTAACCCGCGGAATAATATGATGAATTACCTCTAGGACCATAAGATAATCCATAATTGAATATTCTTTGGGGTACTCTTAACCCTTGTGCCCATGTGTTGTTCATCAACAGCATACAAAATATCATTAAGAATTTTTTCATTTTTTATGATTTACATACAAATATATTACTAGTATTTGAGATATCCAAATTTTTTTTCAAAAAAAAGAGGGACCGAAATCCCTCCTTACAAATTTAGATTTGATTGTAATTAAATTCTCCTCAAGGTGGCATTTTCATTGTCATAGGTTCCTCGTAAGATTTCTCTCGGTCCTTCCGACATCATTCCACTTGTCTCGTACGCCCTTTCTTCCACAACCGCTTCAACATCACGTTCAACTACCCATTCTCTCTCTTCTCTTATATCCACATTTCTCATATCCATATCAGCTTCACCCATTGGGGATTCCATATCCGTTGGTTCTGGTAGTACCTCCATTTTGGTAAACTCTTTCAGTAACACATCCTCTTTGATTCTATCTTCTTCAGTCAACAAAGAGTTGTTGGTTACTGGGTTTTCACTAACTTCATTTTTAATGACACCCAATATAAAATCAGGTAAACCACTTTCTAATGAATCGATACGAGAATCAATTTGATTCCAAAAAGAAAATTCAGGGTCTGAGTCGAGTGATTTAAAGCAACCAACTTTTAATCCTGTTAATTTATTAATCACATAAATAAGGATACCTCTTTTGGAGTATCTTAGGAAATAATCCGGGTTATTCTCAGACGACGTACACCATTTTGTTGATGACCCATATTTCTTTGAGGCGTAAAACGTTAAAGGTCTTAAAACAATCCACTCATCTGAAGTGAACAATGTGTGAATTTGTTTTTCCAAATCTTTCTCGAAAGCTTTAATCTCAGCGAGACTAGTCGCCGTCATTACATCGTCAAAAGATTTAAATTTAGATAAGTCATTATCTTGAATCAATCCTCTTTCATTGTAATCACAAAATTTTTGGAATGTTTTTAAATCTGAAAAATTAAAACTCTGTTCCAAAAATCTGTAAGAGCTAAAAATTTGAAATGGGGTCATTCCTTTAAAGTGGTCATCTGTAATTCCAAATTCTCTTTTTAGATTCTCACGAACTTCATTGACGTACATGTCTAAATGTTTCGTGTTTTTTGAAAGTCGAATTAAAAATTCGATGTACTTAGATTTACCCTCAGGGCAAAAGATTTGAAAGACATCAACCATATTTATGTTGTTGTCAGGATTTTGTTTTAGTTCTTTGATTCGTGACATATTGTTTTAATTTAGTTTATTAATAAAATTTACGTAACATTTGAACCACGTCCCAAGCGTCCTCAAGAGCGGTGTGAGCGACTTCTCCGTCAATTCCAGCACGTTCTTTACATTTTTTAAGACTTGGAATTGCGTTATCCTCATCCCATATACAATACAAAACGGAAGGGTCAATAATTCTTTGTCTGATTTTTATGAGTTTTTTCCACCACGGTAATTCTTCCAAGAACAATTTATCAAAGGTTCCAAAATTTTTACCGGCAACATTAATTGTAAGTGATGGTGTGTGATTGTTAAAAGCCGGTATCATTGTTCCATTGACATTTCTAACATGATTATTTAGAAATGATGAATTTGGGTAGATACCATTTAAGAATAAAAAGTCATAGAATTTTTGTGCCAGTTCATTTTCTTCCAAAAATACATAATCACTATGATGTTCCAAGTTTGCCCTATCCTCTTCGTTACCTTCTTTATATTCACCAATTAATGATATGATTTCTTTGTTCATGGAAATCGCTCTCGGTGAACCGGTAATTTGGTTTTGAAGTACGATGGCGTTAAACTTTGGTAATTTCTCGTATGGTAATTTATTAGTGGTGTCTTCTATGATAGCACCAAAAGACAACACACTATTGTTTAACGGTTCGAGACCTGAAGTCTCAATGTCTATTGATACATATATCATCGGTCAAGTGCTTTTACAACTACAACAATCATGATGACAATAAAGATGAGGGCAAACCCACCCCATAGTGGTGCGGTCACCCACCACCACGACCAATCAATAACACCAGTAAGTTTAAGTGTCATAAAAATTAAAAACATCAGACCGAAGAATCCCACTCCTCCTGATGACGAACTATTTTCTGCCATTAGTGTAAATTATATTTTTCTTTTAATATTTTGATTGTTTCTTCCGCGGAAGTATGAAGAATACCTTCACCACCGTTTTCATTCCAACCGTCTATAGTATCTTTCCTATCGTCGATTAATATTGTGTATGGAGCCGCGAAATCTTTTTTATGTTTAGCACTTCTTAATATTAAAGCAACACCGGGTAACTCCCTGTTTACCCATTCCATTTTCCCAATACGGGATTCAACTTGTCTTGATGGTGCAGATAAAAGGGTTGGATTATACTTGGAAATGTGTTCCCACAAAATGTGACCGTCAGGTTCAATCCATTTCAAATTGACCCAAAAATCATATCCCGCCTTTTCTATTGGTGCCCAAAATTGTGAGTCGTTACGATGTTCGTCTTTGTTCAAATCAATACCAGTAAGGTCTTTATAACCTTGGTTGAAATCTATTAAGACCCCATCTAAATCACAAAAAATAGTATACTTTGTCATTTGAAATACTTCTATGACAAGTATAAGAATAAATTTTTAAAATAAAAAATTTTAAAGAGTAATTTTAATAATCATCATTGTCAGAATCCTCAACAAAATCATTGTAGTAGGTGTCTTCCTCTTCTTCTGTGAGTTCTTCCCCCTCGAATTCATCTATCTCCAATTCAGCGTACAAGGCCTCGTAGACCATATCTTCTGTTAACCAAGTTGGTAATTCATCAACTTCGTTGTTTGGTTCATATGATTTAATATCAACCTCATTGTTATCCATAAATAAATTATCATCTTCATCTGAATCATCTTTATTTATGTATTCATAGGTTACGAATAATTCAAATTCCTCGTCAGTGTCTGGATGAAAAACAGTAATTACTCGAGTATTTAATCCTTTTTTGTTTGCCATTTTAATTATGAAATATTTATTATTATATGTTTAAGTATATATCTGAAATATTATCAAAATTCACACAGAGACAAAGAATTGTTGCTCTGTCAATTTTGTTATTTTCAATTATAATTATCTCGGTTGGACCCAAAATCACTGAGTCTTTAACATATAATGACGAAGAACTGAAATTAAGGATAGAATCCCAAAACAATCAGATTGTACAACTAAACAATAGAATTGATGAGTTAAACAACCAAGTAATAGAAAATCAAAGAGAGTGTACCAATGAAATGGTTAAAAGGGAAAATGAGATATTAACTATTATAAGTGATATTGAAAACTATACCAATAAAATGAAAAACGAGACAAGAGTAGTAAACTCAATGTCTCGTAAAACCTATAATATTAATGATGATAGTTCCGTAAGAGTGATGGCGATGCTTCCTGAATCATCTAACACCACCACTATTATTAATAATAAAAGGGATGAGAAATTAATTGGGATGATAAGGAACTTGAAGAAAAAAGTTAAGGACCAATAATTTACTTGGTTGCAATTATTTCACCGGTTTCAACATCAGTTACGTATATTTTTCCATCGTCACCTTTACCAATAGCCACAGTTCTTTTTAATTCTTGTTCATCTTCGTACTCCTGAGCACCTGGTAATTCCTCGGGCTGTGCTTGAGTATCGAAATCATCAAACTCAGCTTCGTTGATTGTTCTTTTTACAATATTTTCTAAATCTTTGATTGATAATTTAACTACTTTTTTCATTTTTTCTTTTATCTATAAATATCGTATGTAAACAAAAAACCCCTCTTTCGAGGGGTTCTTTTTATTTAATACCTATCATCGTATTATTTTTGTCACCTAACATGGTTTCGGGTAACTTCCCATTCCATTTATTAATCCATTCAAGTTGTAGGAGTAAAGGTGTAATTGTTTGTTGTTTCATCCGATTGGCTTCGGATTCCGCTTTAGCCGCGGTCAACATTGCTTGAGCATTACCATTGGCGGTTGCAATTTTAATCTTGGCTTGAGCTTCCGCAGTTTTTACCTCATTTTCCGCCCTTAACGCTGCTTGGACCGCATTGTTCTTGGCTTCAATGGACTTCTTAAATGTCTCAGGGTAAATCAAATTTGAGGTGAATTGGTTTATCACAAACCCTTCTTTTAAAAGTTGACTTTCCAATAGTTTACGAACCTCAACTTCAAACACCGCCCTATTCGAGATTAGTTCATCAGCAGTGTACTTATTTGTTGCTAAACGAAACGCGTCATATACTGCGGTCTTTAAAAATCCCTCCTCAATTTCAGGTAATGACCTACGATACTTTGAAAATATTGTGGGTACTTTTTCTCTTTGAACCGAATAGTTCATAATTGGGGATACTTGAAACTCAGAACCGTCTTTTGAGTTTACAACAAATGAATTATCAGATTCCTCAGTTTTCTTATACTCTTTGTGTTGAATATAGGTTGGGAATTCATAAATCTTTGTTGTGAAGGGGTTGTAGAATACCATACCTGTACATTCGGTGACATCATCAACACCCTTTCCATCACCATATAGATTTACTTTTACACCGACGTGACCGGCGTCAATTCTCTCACAAGAGAAAAACAATAAGGTTAGGATAATGAATCCTAAAATTCCGAAAATTAATCGTTTCAAAAATGGTTCCATAATTTATTTAGTTTGTTTTTTAATTTTAATTGTTGTTTTAGATTTTCTTTCTTTTTTGGTAACTTTCTTTGGATTATAATCCAATTCCGTCTCAGGTGTTTTATTTGGGTCCGGTGTGAAGAGTTCAAAAGGTTCATCATTAAAGTACATAAACCTAATATAAAAAACCGCAAACATTGCCGTACCCACCGAAAAAATCGCTGAGATTATGTTGATTATCGTATTTGCAACGGTTAATCCAGGAAAGATTAAAAATTGATAAGAAATTCCAATGAAGAAAAATACCAAAAAGGTAATCGTTGTTTTGGATTTTATAATATTGGTGAAGATTTTGTTTAACATGTTCATTAATTAAATTATATGAAATATTTTTTAAAGTAAAAAATTTAACCTACAACATTTTTCATGTCGTCATTGTGATGGTCTATATCCCCCAATTCAGAACCAATCGGAACCTTCAACATTGGATTTAAAACCTCATGTACAAAGTCATATGGTCTGAACTCAGGGTGTCCATCCATACCAACATCCATTCTTCTCCCACCACTAACTTTTAAGTGGTTAGGTAAATGACAGTGTCCGTGTAAATGGATTCTACCCTTTCTCAGATTGTTCCACGAACTGATAGGATAATGTAACATCTCGAATGAATGCCCTTGGTATTCAAGTCTATTGTAATGACTTACACTGGTAAATAAACTCTGACAATTCTCACGGTTTCTTTCAATGTGATGGTCATGGTTACCCAATAGGATGTGAATCTCTTGACAAACGATTCTATGTCTGAATTCCGCTATATTATCAAACCCACCGAATGACCAATCACCCAAGTGAATCAAAACATCATCCTGTCCAACAACCTCATTGATGTTGTTTACAATCGCGGCGTTCATCTTATCAAGAGTTGCGAAGTCTCTCGTTTGATTAACGGGAATACTACCGTCAGGCATTCTCCAATTAGTAATTCCTCTACATATATTAGTATGTGAGTAATGCGTGTCAGACGTTATCCAAACTTTTCTATTGTTATCTATTCTTAACATATTAACTAAAATCAACTGATGTACTCACACGAAGTCCATCGATTATTAAATCATCATATTTTTCGTTGTCCATCCAAAACATTCCGTGGCCTTTCGACCTTTGGTCTCTCCTGTATTCTTCATTTACAACCCAACCATCTGGTTGACCCCACTCAAGAGCCATGGTGATAAACTCTTCAACATTCCATTCTTCACCATATTCATCCACAATTCTTCCTGAACGAATAAATGAAAGTAGTTCTTCTTTATTTGAATAATGTTTATTATTATGAAAATTCCAACAAAACTTCCACCCACCACTTCTTTTACCTAAATGAATTGATGTACCATCTCTGAATATGTCCCAAGGGCTAACTATCTCCCAAGATTCTTTAAATGGGTCAATAAAGGGAAATCCACGTTCAATATCACTAGGTGACATTGTCATCTTTTCTATATCTCTTTGGAGACGTGATTTACGTGACTCCATTTCCTCTGCGGTCGGTATACGATAATAATTTGTACCCATTTTAAAATTAATATGGGCCAAATATATGAAATAATTTTGGATATACCAAAATATTGCAAAAAAAAATCCCGATTTCTCGGGATTTAATTTGGTTTTAATTTATTTGACCACTTTTTGAACTATTCGACTCACCAATTTATTTTTTATTGATTCGTTAAGTTCATTTTGGTTTGGACCCCCAACTTGGTATCTTTTTACTGTTGCGCTTTTAAGATTGTCTTTTGGATTTAATGATAAAATCTGTGTTTTTAAATCATTAATAACTTCCATTAACGCATCCACAACTTGTTTATCGTTCATTACCGTATAATTATCATTGAATGTTGTTCCAGGTCTAAGTTGTGCGGTTGCAGATGATTGAATTAATTTATCATCGAGAAACCCACCTTTTAATCCACTTTCGCTTTCAAGTTTTTTACCTAACTTGGTTTGAGCTCTAGCGGTCCACGCAAAACTATTTTCACCAATTAATTCTCCTTTAAGTTCAAAATCCATTCTAACTGTAACGTCTATGTTTTTTTCCTCAAGACCATATGCGTCTAACATATATTTTGGTGTTTTACCAGCATATTGTTTCAACATTTTTTTGTCTGCTCTCCAGTTATTGTAATTTTTATTGTACTGACGAGCCATATAAAATGTTTTCATTTCATCAGTATCTTTACCCTGAACTCGAGCCACTGCCGATAATAAAAAATCCCTTACTGTTGGGTAAGCATTATAGTTATGTGTTGAGTATTCAATTAATTGATTTGTAAATTTACCATATTGGTCGACATTCTTTCTATCTCTAGCAACCACAGCAGGAATACTTCTTTTGTTAAGTTCTTGAACAAACGATTCGTCTTCAAAAGTATTTGCAATGATTGTGAATAGTCTTCTCTTAATTGTTTCTTGTTCTTTATATGTGTCACCTGTGGGTTTATATCCACCCTCAACATATTTTTCAATAGGTCTATGGTACTTTCCTCTCTTACAAGCGGCTAATTGTGGTTCTAAATTGTGGAGTTCTTTGATTTTTTCTAAGAATTCTTTGTTTGCATTTTTAAACGCTTCAAGTTCCTGACAATCTAATGGTACCACTAATATCTCACCACCCTCTTGTAAGGTGGGGTTTGCAATCCAATAATCAGGGATATCTGTGTCATTATCTTCTTTGAAGAAAGGTTTATATTTTACTAGTTTACCTTTGTCATCCCTGACACCCTTTTGTTTGTATGCCATTTCCTCCACATCAGAGATATAAGATTCAGAAATGATACGTCTTAAATATTTTTCGGTTAATTTATCCATAGAAATAATTCTTTACATATAAATACAACCAAAAACAGAATTGTTAATACTTATCGGACAATCTTCTGACTTTTTCACCCAATTCCATATCGTTTGGTGTATCCCTAATTAAATCAATTGGAACACATAAGTTTTTAGTCTCATCGGAACGATTACATTTCTCACACAATTGACCTAATCCCTCAACGTAACCGTATCTCAAATCAATATGAGTTTCAAATTCATATGGTGTCTCAACACCACAAATTACACAGGTATCTTTTGCCATAACTTTTTGTTTTATGAAAAGATATGAAAGAAAAAGAAAAAGTAAAATTAATTTTTTACGCTAAAGATTTGATTTTTGGACTGGCACCTCTTTCGTAACCATCTACAACTTTGGCAACCAAAGTACCAGTACCCCAAGTCTTAAGTGATTCACACTTAGCAATTTCCGCAGCACCAATATCATTTACCAAACCATCAACAATACAAGTATAAAGACCATTTCTCAATGTTTTGATGGTTGCTTTCATACCGTCTTCTAAAGATTTGTAATTTTTAACACCAACACTATTTGCGTTAGTGGAACCCGGTAAATCCCATGTGGTATTAAATGGATTATATTTTCCACCCGAACCTTCTGACTGTCTCCAAGCGTATAAGAATTTTAAGTTTTCCTCACTTTCGGGTGCACCTAAATTTTCAAGTAGTTTTTTATAAAAATTGATGTCCGTTAAACCGTCAACATTGATTTGTGAATTTTTAGCCGCTTGGTCAAGGTATTGTTTTAACTCTTCGGATTTAACACCTTTAGCTTTTAATAATTCCAATAACTTATTTAACATTTCAGGTGTGGCATTTTCAGAAGTACCACTACTAGAAGATGATTTACCACCATATTGTAAATGAAAATGACCACCAGTTGCGGCTTTGGTTGGATTGGTGTATTCATCTATGTATGAAAAATTACCATCACTACTTTTTGTTGAGTTGAGTAATTTTATAAAATCGGAAGCGTTTTTTGAATTATATGGATTTAAAACCAAATCAATTGCATTTCCTTTGGTGTGTTGACTTACGTAATTTAAATTATGGTGGAATTTATCGTTACCTGCGGTTATGGTAACCTCAACATCAGGATTACTTTGACTGTACTTGTCAAGAATTTGACTAACAATATCTGTGAGTTTGTCATTAATAGAACCACCACTGGTTAACTCATTACCTTTTTCGGTGTAACCTAAATCATCTAATTTATCTCTTAATGAATCGGCACTTTCTTTGATTACAGAATTATCTGATTTGAATTTTCTAACAGCACTTGCGGTTTCAGGACCAAATAAACCATCAACACCAAATTTAGGTAACTCATAACCCAAGAGTATTAAACCAATTTGCATAGTTTCGACACCTTTTTGATATTCCATAGAACCTCTTGGTTGTTCTGATAACCCACCCTGAGCTGCGGTATCTTCTAATGTCTTATAAAATTCTGCAACGTCAGGTGAAACTAAGTCCGCCTTTTTGGGGTCGTCTATTTTTTTTTCGTCTTTTTTACCTAACCCAATTTTACCCAATAAATCATCGATAAAATTTTCATTTACCATTGATTTACCGTAGGTAATTTCATGGATTCGTTGTAATTCTTCTTGTAGTGTGGGTTTTTTCATTAAAACAATTCTATACTTAAATAAATATCCCTACGTTTAGAAACGGTGTAATTAAGTAAGGTAATCGATAATCTTTTGTTTTATACCAGATTGTTTGATACCTAAAGTAGATGATGGAGTTAATACAAAATTATCTAAACCCCAATCTTTCCAGTCCTCTCCATTTTTACCCATATCCAAATCATCAACAGAAACCCAATGAGTAACTTCAGGGTGGTCGTGTAAAAATTGTTTAATCTCGATAACGCGAGTCATCTCCAAATCCCATCTCGGTGACCAAACCCATACTTTATCATTATACCAATTACACTGACCTAAATTAGGTGTGAGAGCGATTGGTTTTTTAGAGATACCTTTTGATTCGTAGTATTCACCCATTTCTTCGAGATTTGCCCACCTCTTCCAATCAGATGACGTTACAATTTCCGCACCTGTTTTTTCGATGATTTGGTTTAATACCTTAACCGCTTTTTGATTGAAATTATCAAATCGGTATTCTAGTGGCATTTCTGATGTTGTCATAGATAATTTACGACCACCCCATTTTTCTTGTTTCTTGAATCGACCACCCCATTCTGACGACAAACAAATTACACCGTCGTGGTCTAAAAATATAACTTTCATTTATTGAATCTTTTAAATATTTTAATAAAGTCTGACGAATATTTTTCATAGACAGAATCTTTCCATTCATGATGTTTACCTGTTGACATGTATGCTTGAATCTCGTCATCAATAATCGTTTTGTCGTCAGAATATCCACCTTTAATTAAAACTTTTTTCAAATGTTCATAATCTCTATGATTAATATCTCCAATTAAATAATCGACCTCAACTTTGTATTGTGGGTTTGTATAATAAAATCCGTGAGCTATTTCATGATTCATTACACCACTTTTTACTTTATCAGCGCCGATAAGATACCAAGAATGTTGTTCACCACGATTCTTTATTCTACACTCTCTTTCACAGTATTCAATAATTTCATACATAGTATAATCATATTGGGTTCGAGGTAAACCAAACGTATTTTTTGCCTCTAAAAGAACTTTCGAGGGTATATTATAACCAGTCCAATCGCTTGGATACGTAAAATGAGGTTTTTTATTTGTATCAATGTACAACTTCATGTATTGTTCTAAAGTGAAAAACTTACCTCTAATCTGTGGGTATGGAGATTCGTAAAATTCTTGGTATCTACAAAACAAGCTAGACCTATCATATTGGTTTTTAACGATAACAGCAAATATGAAAGGTTTTATTTCTCTCACTTCACCTTCAATTAATGAATTTGAAATACGCATCATTTTAAGATTTTTTAGTAAATATAACTATTTTTTTTCAAATTATCACTATATTTGACTTGTGAATATATTCTTTCTTGATAAAGATGTAAAAAAATGTGCCGAATATCATTGCGACAAACACGTTGTGAAAATGATATTGGAAACTGCACAACTTTTGTGTGGGGCTCATCACATGACCGAACAAGTAACCGGTCAAGTACCGTACAAGTTGTCACATAAAAATCACCCGTGTTCAATATGGGTAAGAGAATCCTTGACAAACTATCTAATACTCTGTGAATTGGGTTTAGAACTTTGTAAAGAGTACACTTACCGTTATGGTAAACGTCATAAATCTCAAGAAGTTATTGAGTGGTGTGTCACAAATAAATTAAAAATTTGTGACAAAGGTTTGACTACACCACCAAAAGCAATGCCAATAGAGTATAAAACAGATTGTGTGATTGAATCTTACAGAAACTACTACAGGGGTGCAAAATCAAAATTCACAACATGGAAAAATAGAGATGTACCTCCTTGGTTTTAGTAGAAATTTTGTTCGGTATGTTGTTTATTATCGTCCCAAGTATAATCATTATCTGATTCATAATTCTCCTGAATTATTTCATCATTTACAATTGGGTTATCTTCTTTAATGACCTGATTATTAATTTCTTTTGGACTTTTCATGAAAATAAATATTAAGGTCCGACAAAATATTTTGACCTCCAAAATTGATACCATTTTCTCTTTTGGATTGGTTTACATTTTGAGAACGGATTGTCCCCAAAATTTACTCTTCCTTGATATCTTGAAGATAAAACATTTAAAAATATTTCATGGTATTCAGGTGGTATAGTATTAAAGTCTGCCTTTATTTCAACTCGTAAAGAAACTGGTCCCTCATCGTGTTGAACTACCAAATAATCATTTAGGGTGATTATTGTTGATTTTCTAATATTAATCCATTCACCACTAATACCAATATCCTGATTGTTTTCATTTGATGGGTCAACAACTATCATCTCTTCTTCTTTTTGTGGTTCGACTTTTTGTTTTGTCTTATTCTGTCTCATTTGATAATATGTGGTCAAATTCTTCGGCAGCTTTTGGGTTTCTTTCATAGAACATATCATACGCCATCGCGAACCTATTATATTCAGTTTCAAATAAAAATAGATAGGTTTGTAAACTATCCATTTCCTGTTTGGTTCTTGATAGTTCCGTTTTTAATTTATTTTCTCTATGTATGGATTTTTGGAGAAGAATACCCATAGAGATGGCAAACAACATGGTGAGTACCAAATAAAATTTGATATCTTGAATGAATTTCATGGTTAATACAATTTAAAAGATTTCTTCCGCGATACCGAGTATCTCCGCCACAAAAAATAAAATTGCCGCAGTTTCTAAATTGGTAAAAAATAAGAAATAACAAGCCACGATTCTCAAACCTGACTTGGCCAAACTTATATTGAAGTGAGAATTAGATTTTGATTCTTTTGGTTCCATGATTAAGGGGTTTTACCAACCAAATATAGAAAAGAAAAATTTGATTTCCAAAAAAATCCTAAAATTATTTTGAAATATATTCATATTTTTCTTTAGTCCATGTCATATTGGAATATTTCATCATTTTTTTTGATATTTCATTTATTGCGGGATTGAAATAAGACTCAACAGGACTATTGGCCTTACCAAAAGACATTATCAAACTACCTTTTTTATATTCTAAATTAATCTTTGTTCGATTACATTTCATGGAAAGATAGATATAGACCACACCTTTGCTGAATTGTTTAGACATACAATTTTTCATCATAAATCCTTCAGTGAAAAAATCCTCTTCGGTTTTGAGTATTTTGGTTTGAAAAACTTTATTGTCAATTATAATGTCAGATTCTATTTCATTTATGAACTCCTCATTAAATGAATATCTTGTTTTGTAACCCCTTTTAAAATGATTTTTTATGTTTTCAAATTTATTTAAAAGTAATTCTACAGAGTCGGAATCGCTCGCATTAAATTTACAGGGGATATTTTTGGATTCTATGAATTCTCGAAGATTCATTAATTTGTTCACCAACTCAACAAAATTATCTTTATATAGGTTTGTGGTTTCCCAATCATTAATAACCTTGACCATCATGGATTTTTCTTTATCATTTTTCAAAGTGTGGAATTTTCTGAAATTAGAATTACGTTTTACAATGTCGTGCCACTTAGTTTGTCTTAAATAATCAACGTAACCATCACCAAAAAGTTTACATAGAAAGCTTAGACTTTTAATATTCACATCAAAGTTTTGTGGTTTATTTAATTCAGCAATCAAGTACTTTGATTTAATTCCATACGAATCTAAAATAGAAGGTAAAAATTTATTATCATTTAATTTTAACCATTTTTTCTGTGGATACTCTTGTTGAATTGTGGTGTAAACAGTATCATGGTATTTTATATTTTTCTTTGATAAATGAAAATCAACTAACAAATCATATAGTGGATTAATATAGCATTTCTCTTGATAATTCTTTTCAATATTAAAATTTGACTCAGATTGTATTTTGGATATTAAAATATTAATAATGTCCTGAATTGATTTATTATACCTTTTACCCCAATAATCTTTTCTCTTTTCACCCTTGTACATGCCGTTTTCTATTAGTGCAAGTATTGAATCAAAATTATTCTTCTTTCTATTATTTTTACTTCTACCTTTATCACCTTCACTCACTGAATAGTTTGATAATTGGTAGTAAGTATTTATGTCCCCGTTTTTTAAATTAACCGTGAACCCGTGATGGATGGTAAGGATGTTTTTTATTCCGTATCGTAAATAATCGAAAGAAAAATCCGCGATATAGTGTATCAAACTATCATATTGATACAACTGTAATTCACAAATCGAAACCGAATTGTTCGTTTTGGATTTTTTGTTTTGATAATGTCTAAGTAACAAATCCATGTATAAAATATACATGGACTAAATTTAATTATGTAGTATTAAAACTCTATGTCACCATTCATCAGTTGTTCAAATAAATCAGGTTCTCTTTGGTTGACTTCCTTCCCATTTATTTTAACTTTCACCTTTTTAATATCAATGTGGTTCAATAATCTTTGTGACGCAAATTTTCTAACTCTTTGTTTTAATATTTCTAATGATTCACCAAAATACTCAGGTGGTAACTTATTACAAAAATGTCTCTCCTGAATACAGTCACCTGTTTTTTTGTTAAACTCACATGTTACTCTATCTGAACCACCGTTGGTCCTCAATGAAATTATCATTGATGATTCTTTGTTTGCGTAACTGGCAACACAGTGGTGCATAAATGTACCCTCTTCCGAATATTCTTCTTCTCTCTTTAATATCACAGGAGAAAAAATATGATTGTCGTTCTCAAATCGAGTCTTTATTTGTTCCTCCACTAATCTCACCATTCTGTTGTCATATTGATATTCGATTGACCAACCCTTTTTGATTAATGAACATGTCTTGGATAGTTCAATGTGCTCTGTATGAAAGTCCGTGTAATTTGTTGCCCTCATTTTTATGTTAGGGTCAAATTCACGAATCTTTTCAATCATATCGAAGTGGTCTTTTATCAAAGTGTATATACCTCGAGTAACCGACGATACTGAATGGTCTCCTGCCGGTTTGGGAATCAGGGAATTTAAAATTTTAATGATATTTTCCCTATCAACATTATCAATAAACAGGTGTCGGTGGTGATTTTTAGCACCTCTCAATTCAAGCGGTACCATAGAATGTGCATTACCATTATCTACCATAAAAAGATTAAAACATTCACTTTTCAAAGAACCGAGGTATTTTGGATAATCCTTTCCAAGTAAATCACACATACATGAAAACTCTTGTAAATTTAATTTTGGATTTTCATGGAAAAGTTTCAAGGTAAATTTTGAATTTATTCCGTAACTATCCAAAATAGATTGCATTAATTTTCTCTGATTCTTTTTAAGGTATTTTTCAGTTGGGTAATGTATTTTAATAAGTGGTACAAAGTCGTTTGGTGTTTTTATTTTTTTCTTTTCCGCAAAGAATTCAATAAAACTAGTTATAAAAAAATGTTTATCAAATAAGTTTCCAACGTTAGTAGGTAAGTTTGGAATGTGATTTTTAATAACATTTACAAATTCGTGTTCATTAAATGTGTCATCAAATTCCTTAGCGATTTTAAGATTGTTACTAAACTCTTTTTTTAAATTGAAAAGACTGTTTGAACCCAACAAGATTTCTAACGTAGTAAATGAATTTTTTCTAAATCTTTTGGATTTTATCTTTCCAAAATTCATATCCCCAATCGTAAAATCTCCCTTCTGTAAATCAATTGTTAACGTCATTACCTTGGAAGATTTACGGAAATATTTCCAATTAAAATCACGATATCTGGTATTCTTGTAACACCTTATGTAAAGTTTACCTTCTCTAAGTTCTATTGTTCTTTCAAATGTTACAATTTGTATTGATGAGAAAGGATTCCCATAATGTCTTTTTAAATGTTTTTCACTTGTTGTGTAACAAGGTTCTTTTGTCAATTTTATGAAAGAAACGTATTCTTTTTCTTTTTCACCATAAAAATATTTTGTCCTCGCACCCTTTGATGGTCTTGGTTCCAATTTTATGGTTTCAAATTTGGTATCCCTATTTACAACGGGCTCAAGTGTCTTAACCTGTTCAGTAAATAAAAAATCATCATCCAGTTCTTTACCATCAGATACAACAATTGGTATTGGTCTATCTTCAGACAACATACAATTATCCCTAACTAAATCTATTCTGAAATAAGAAAATCTTTGTTTGATGAGTTGCATTTTTGATATTTTTTACAAATATACCACTTTTTTAATGATATCCATATTTATTTTTATAAAATTATTAACATGGCAGCAGGAAAAAGTTCAAAAGGTAAATCATCAAACGCATCTATAAAGGTGAATTTTGGTAAAAGAAGATTAGGTAAAGCTAAAAAATCTTTTAATAAACACGATAAAAGTGAGAAAAACTACCGTGGACAGGGTAGGAGAACTAATTAAAAAATACTCCCCAATAACCCAATTAAAGTATAAGATAACTTATACCCTGTGAACGCACCCAATGCCGAAGGGATTGGGAAAACTATCAACTTACCTAAATCTGTAACGTACTTTGGTCGATTAACTATCCGACCCATGTAATAATAGTAGACAATATAACCGATAAGAACAGCAAAGTCGGTTCTTGTTGCAATAAAAACAACAAGTGTCGCTCCGATGAAACCGAAAGTAAAATTGTCTCTAATTCCTTCCCATATCTCATAAGTTGTAGCATTTTTATATTCTTTTACGATTTTACGGAGCTTCACTTGTTGTTATTTTATGTTATTACTTATCAGAATTCAAGTTACCTTGAATTGACCATGTGAAATCTAATTTAACATCATTCTTAAATAACGATGTGTCCATCATATCAATGTATTGATTTGTGGTGTATCCATTCTTACCCGTCATAGTCGACAATGCGTGACATGACATACAGTTTGTTTGCATTCCATACACAAAATCAGGTCTGAATTTGTTTTGTAAACTGAAAACTTTTGGACCAAATCCACCCTCTAAATAAGGATTGAAAGCAAGTATCGGTCTAGCGTTGTTGTCAGAACCGCCACTCACAGGTTGATTCGGCCAAACCATTGCGTATGCTGTACTAACTGCGTAGTGTGAAGCGGCGCCTTTAAGTTCTTTAGGTCTAAGACCTGCTTCAAATTTAGAACTTGGTGAAGGAGGGTTAGACGGGTCAGGGCACCAAAAATAAGTTTGCCATGTCCAATTTTTAAATTCTTTTGTTGTTACGTGCATGGCTACCAACAACACATAGTCACCTTCGATAAATTGTCTACTTGGTGTAGTTCCAACGTCTTGGTGACTATTGAGATAGTCCGCACCTACTCTATCAATTTTATAATTAATAAAATCATTTACGTTACAGGTCGCATCTTTAATTTGTTCCTCTGTGGGATTTGATGTTGTTACAGGTACTAACTTTTTATTCGGTTCCTGTTTATTATTAACATCGGCGTAAACCCATTGTTGCCATTCATTATATCTATACGCTTTGGCCGGATTTGGTGATACCCAAACAGGTACTCTAATCAAACCGTTTTTACTTGGTACACCAGCATAATATGTTGGTTTGGTGGTGATTGAAGTATTAGGAAATTCAGGTACCGCACCAATTCCATCTTTTACCAAATATTTGTTCAATGACGATTGATTAAATAATTTGTTTGATGTTGCAAAATGTGCCGCAGATGGGTCATAAGAAACTGTTTCCAACACAGTGAAGTTTGTGTCAATCTTTTGTCCCGCGAAAAGTTTACCATGTACAAATTGTTTCGGGATGTTAAGTTCAGTTCTGTTTGATTTTTCCATTGAACTTGAAACTTGACCCTGTGCAGACATTGCAGATAGTTCTTGAACACCCATCCAAGTTTCAAAAACCAACAATGTTTGACCATTGTATTTTTGTTTTGTTGGTTGAGTAAGTCCAGCCCAAATACCCCACGCGTGATTTACAATACTGGTTGTATCTTGATTCTCTAACCATCCGTAAATTTTCGTAGAGTCTTCAGGAAAATTGAATCCCGAAATACCTAAGTCCGTTGGGAACTCTTGTGGTTTAATTGTTTTACTCGTGTCAGAACATGAGTATACGATTGTAAACAATCCTAAAATTAATAATAGTGTTTTTGTAATTTTCATTTTTTTATTTGTTTTTATTTTTATTTTCTATAACTATGAACTTATTTATTTCGTGAAGAACTTCGGCAGTATCATATCTTACACTATAAACCACGTCCCATATTGTTCTATCATTATAAGAAGGGTGTAATCTTGATTGGGCCCATTTTTTGGCTTTATTAAAATCCTCTACTGACCATTTTACTGGTTCAACTATTGTTGGGGAATTTAAACGCCTAAGTTTCATCAATAGCAGTTTTAAAAATTTAATCATCTATATTTTTCAATTATCTGTTATGTTTTGGTGTATAACCAATAACCAATTGATAACTAAACCAACCAATTATTAATTCATAATCACCATTTAACCAACTGTTATATGTTATTTTAACATATGGTAAAATATAAGATTGATATACAACTTTGTCAATACTTATTTTCATAGTTTAATTACTTAAGGGTGCTTTAATCGATGGGTGTGATTGATAATTTTCGATTTGAAAATCCTTATTTTCCAAATGAGTTATTAAAGATGAGTCTTCAGATAATGATTTATAAAATTCATCGGTCTTCATATGTTTTAGTTTGGGTAATTTATAAGGTTCTCTTGTGTATCGTGGTATTTTATATATCTCATAATATTCAGACATACCTCCACCAAATGGTGCTAAGTCTTTCAACGCACTTTTATAACCATTAGGACCCATCGCCTCTTTTAACATACCTTCTCTCTCTTCATGTGTATACTTTCTACCGATTTGTTCTCTTGCTTGTTCAACATGGTTACTATACAAATGAGTATCACCTAAATTACCAATCAACTCATCAGGTACCATATTTACTTCTTTAGCAATAATCTCAAGTAACAAACCGTAAGAAGCAATATTGAATGGTAGACCTAAGAATGTGTCTACTGAGCGTTGATTCCACATTAAAGAGATTGCTCGTTTAGGAACTCTTAAACTATCCATGTGAACATCGTGATAATCACTACTTTGATTTAAAGGGTCTTTTGTTGAGTTATAATAATTAATCCTTTCATCTAAACTCAACTCTCTCGTATAAACTTGAAATCCATAATGACAAGGTGGAAGAACCATTTGGTCCAGCTCTCCAACATTCCAAGCATTGACCATTAATCGTCTTGAGTCTGGATTTGTTTTAAGGTCGTTGATTAGGTTTGTGATTTGGTCTATTGAATTGTTTTGGTATTCTATTTTGACACCATACTTGGTAACATCTTCACCGATTTCAATTGCTTTTAGTACTCTGTGTTGGTCAGAACCTTTTACATCCTTTAAGTCGTAATTAGTCACATTCTTTCTACCCCATCTTCTCCATTGCTTACCATACACAGGTCCGAGGTCACCCCACTTCTTAGCAAACTCATCATCGGTTTTTATTTTGTTGATGAATTCTTCTTTTGTTAATCGAAATCCTAACTCTAACATTTTTTCTTTTGACATATTAGGTAAGATTTTGGCATCTTCAATTAGATAGTTCTTATACGCATCACCATCCCAAATATGACAATTGTTATCAACAAGGAACTTGATGTTTGTATCACCACGAAGGAACCATAACAATTCGGTTACCATCGTCTTCCACGCCATTTTCTTGGTTGTAAGTAATGGAAACCCATCGGACATTTTATGACGGATTGTATAACCAAAAATAGATTTGGTTCCTGTACCTGTACGGTCTTTCTTTTCTACCCCATAATCTATAATAGTTTGGAGTAAGTCTGTGTATTGTTTATCTAATTTGTTCATTACTCAAATGTTTGAATTTTTGCGTCTACTTCTTTTAATTCAGACCACGTTCCAAGATACGTAATCGCTCTGACTTTTCTATTATCAATCCACACATATTCTTGGTCATCTTTGATTCTTGGTTTGTCCATAACCAATCCGTGATATTTAAAACCTTTTTCTTTTAACCATGTTTCGGTTACTTCACGGTCTTTACTTTCACGAGCGGTAAAAAATGTAATTACATTTCCCTCATCGTACCATTTGTTGATGATACCCAACGCGTTTGGGTAATGGTTAGCTGTCGGATAAAGATGTGAATCTTCATTTTTAATGTCGTCACAAATTGTCCCATCAATATCAATCAGAAAAACCCGACTAACCATTTTTTGCGTTATTATGATGTCAGCAATTGTACTATGAAAAATATCATCGTACATTACTTGACAATTTGTTTTTAAAACATACTCGACTTCATCACCGTCTTTTACATCATATTTTCCGCTTTTTATTTTTTCTAAAGTTTCTTTTGATGCTTCAAAATTCTTTGATGAATCTTCAGAAACAATAAACCATCCTTCGACACTGTTAATAAGTTCGTCAGATTTTTTTTGATATATTAATTTACCTTTCATTTCTAACCCATTTTCTATCTGAATTTAATGTAAAAGCACCAATAAAATCGTCACCCCGATTCCAATCTTTTGGTGATAATAATGATAATGTATTTACACCATTAAAATTATATAAGTAATATGTTTCACCAACAATTGGGTCAAAAGAAATTTTTGATTCCCAAACCATTATTGAATCCACATACTCTCTTTGAAGTTTTTCTATTGATTGAATGATTTCTTCTCTTTGACGATTAAAGACATCAATCATTTTTTTTGAGGACTCTTTTTTTACGAGACCCACATTAGGTAATTCAAATTTTGGCGAACCGATACTGGTAGGATAATGCTTTCTATTAGCGTCGTACCCATTTGTTTCATCCCAAACAACAATATCAGGTTTCTTTTTATTCATCCTCCAAACCGTCCATTAAAGTTACGTCCCAATCTGAAAAATCGTCACCTAATTCCATACCCAATTTCAAATTTTCCAAAAAATTTTTTTCCCATTCCTCATAAGAAAGATTTGAGTTGGGATTTTGTTTAATGTAAATTTTATATTGTCTTTTAAGGGTTGACATCGTTTTGTTCAGAATCTCTTATGTCAATTAATTTTTGAATTCTACTCCTACCTTTTTCACCAATTGGTACCGGATTACCTTCTTCATCAATCCTAACAAACCTTATGTTTGTTTTCAAGATGACAATTTGGTTACCTGTGTAAACATTATGTGCTCTTGCTTCCATATACAAGGTAACTGAAGTATTCCCTAATTTACTTGGTGACCCGTAAATTTTAATCAACTGACCCTCTTTGGCTGGTTTTTCAAAAAAACATTTATCAATTGATACGGTAACTAATCTTGGTGAATCACACAATTGCATGGAGTATCCCGCAGCCGCCGCGTCAATCCACGCTAAAAGTTTTCCACCGAATAAATTTCCGTGGAATCCTAAATCCGACTTTTTTATGGGGTGTGAATTCAAAAATTCCATTACTCAAAAGTTATTTGTTCTCTAATAATGTATTCTTTTAATGCGTTTTCCGCTTCTATTTTAGTTGCAAAAACCCCAATAGTTTGGTCAAATTCTGTTGGGTCGGACACACCAAATTGTCCGTTTAATGTTTCATAAATGAACGTATCTAAAATTTGTTGACTTACCATAATTAATTTATATTTCTTGATTTTTATTTGATTCCGATTCTTGATTTATTGATTCAGAATTTTTAGTCTCTTGCATTTTCTTAAATAAATTCATCAATGTGGACTCTTCTCTCTTTAATCTTTGATTACGAGCTTGAACTTTTTTTCTATGTTCTTTGTCTTTTTTTCCCATGGTATTTTATTCTTCTTCATCTTTTCGATAACTTTCCAAGAGTTCCTCCCCTGAAAGTGTACCGTATTTATTTACAATTTTTTCGGTGTCTATTTCAACATTCATCATGTGATGAACATTATTTAATTCTTCGGCTAATGATAAACTATCACTAATCACTTTAACGATTTTATATGGGTCCGCGTGTGATGCTGGTCTCCTGTCTTCAAGATAACCCTTCCATGTCTCACCAACGGATTTTGGTACACGGATAGATGCACCTCTGTCTGAGACACCCCAACTAAATTTATCAATAGATTGTGTCTCAAAATGACCTGTTAATCTCAAATGGTTATCAGAACCATAAGAGTCAATATGTTCTTGTGTTCTTGATTCAAAAGACCTAAAAATTGCATTGAAGTATTGTTCACCACCCTCTTCTCTCATTTTTTGATTTGAGAAATTTGTATGTAAACCTGAACCGTTCCATTCTCCGTGGGTCATCGGTTTGGGATGTAACTCAATAGAACGACCATATTTCTCAGCAATTTTATGTAAAAAATATCTACTCATCCATAAATCATCAGAAGCGGCAATTTTACCTGTTGCAAAAATTTGGTATTCCCATTGACCTAATGCAACCTCTGAATTGGTTCCCTCCACATTGATGTCATATTTTAAACACATGTTCAAATGTTCATCAGAAATATTTCGACCAACAATATGTCCACCTACACCACAATAATAAATTCCTTGACCGTCAATGATACCATTTCTTTCAAATCCAAGAATTGGATTATTATGTGAAGAACGAATAAAATATTCCTGTTCAAATCCAACCCAAAAATTTACATCTTCCTCACCTACTTTTGCTCTATGATTTGATGGATGAATTTCATTATTACCATCTAAAACCTCACATAATACATATACTGTATCAAGTGAACTATTTGTATGATATAATTTTACTGGCTTAAGATAACAATCTGAAAAGTTACCTTCCGCTTGTTTAGTTGAGCTTCCGTCAAACCCCCAATTGGGGATGTGTTTCAATTCAAATGGTGCCGGTAGGTCCACAATTTTTATTTTACTTCTGAGATTTGGCTCAGGGGAATACCCATCAAGCCATACGTATTCTACTTTTGTTTTCATTTTTTATAATATATGTTTTTCTGTATCTGAATACCGACCATAAAAATTAAGAATCTCAAAGCCAAACCCCAGCTTGGTGAGGTTGCACCGGTTTCAAAAAACGTGTCTTTACGGTAGTAAAATATGGGAGTTGGTAAAAGAAACCAATGGTATTTCTTTCTTATTACAAAAAAATCCGTGATGTATTTCTTTTCTTTATTTGACATTTTTTTTCTTTTTTAAATAATCTAAAACTATATTGAATGAACCAAGAGAAATTATACCAAATCCAAAATATTTTTCAATCTCGGGATTACTGGTGTTCATTCCGTATTTTTCAATTATGATTCCCGTCAGAATCATCAGTACGTAAATTATTGTCCTTATATTCATATGTTTTTAAGTATTGAATTGTTTTATATAACGTGTGTGTTTCCCTCATGTTAAAAACACCGGAATAATGACCATGTTGTAAACCCATTTCAATAATTTGAATTGCCATCTGTGGGTTTAAATTATCTAAAACCATTTCCAATTCATCATTATTGTCAAAATTTAATTGGTCGTTGAATAGTCCTTTCATGATATTAAAATATAGTAAACAAATATGATAAAGTCAAATATTTATAAAAATATGTCAGTGATTATTAATAATACAAAGTTCCCTGCGGAATACCTATCCGAACCTGAAGAAATTAGTCAAGGTATGATGGGTAGAGATAATTTAAATGGTTGTATGGTTTTTAATATGGGTGGTGTTGGTCACCATTCTTTTTGGATGAAAAACTGTTTAATACCTTTGGATATTGTTTTTGTATTGAAAAATAGAATCAGTAAAATACATAGAAATTGTGAACCCGCTGGTCAAAATGAATTGAACCCAAAAAGATACACCGGCATAGGTGACCATGTTATTGAGTTTCCCGCCGGTGTTACTGATAAATTTAAAGAAGGTGACCGAGTTAATATGTATTTGGGAACACCTATGAATCCTGTCCGTTAATTTTATTCTTCAAACATTACCAGTTGTTTCTTTTGGTTATCATAATCAATCAATCTCTGTTGAGATATCTTTGTGTAAGATTCTGATAACTCAAAACCAATATAATTTCTATTCAGCTTCTTAGCTGACAAAGCGGTGGTTCCACTTCCTGAAAAACAATCAACAATCAGGTCATTTTGATAGGAAAGTATTTTTATTGCTTTCATTGGGATGTCCATGGAGAATGTGGCTTTAGTTAAAGATTTTGTGTCGTTGAAGTATTTCCATTGACCAAAGACTAATTCCATGAATTCGTTTTTGTCTTTATCTGAATAAACCCTTTTGTTTTTAAAATTACCTTCCTCGTTTTCGACCTCAATCTGATTATAAGACCATTGAGATATACCTTTTTCTTTCTTTTTGTAATCTTTCTTATATGCAAGAATTACACATTCTTTTGGATTGTATATGTATGGTGATGATGGTGACATCCAAGAACCCCAAGCGGTTGTTTTAGAACGGTGTGGAGAATCCTCCTCTAAGTCCACAACACCAAAGAATCCAAAACCAATCTCTTTCATCATCTGCCAATATTCAGATACTAAGAAAATTCTCCCACCTCTTTCTCTAACGTTTATTTCATATGGTATATTCAAGGCAATTCTACCATCATCTTTTAATGTACGGTAAACTTCGGATAACCATTTCTTACACCACTCAAAATACTCATCCATCGGAGCATCGTCTTTGTGCACATCATAACTAATACCGACATTGTACGGTGGACTCGTAACAAAGAGGTCTACAGTACCGTCATTTAACTCCTTAAACAGTTCTAAGCAGTCACCCTGATAAATTTTATTCATTTCCATTGACAAATTGTTTTCTATTTATTATTATTACAAAAGATAACGAATAAAAAACAATAAACCAAAATATTTATAAAAAAACTTAAAATCATGGGATGCGGATGTAAAAAAAGAAACCAACCTGTTAGTAATCAAACGGTAAACATTCAACTAACCGAAGGTGGTTCAACACCTCCACAGGAGATTACAATTATGGAACAACAACTTGACCAAATCATAAAAAAGGTTGAGGAGATTAACAATCAAACTAACGAAGAAAACACAGAAGGACAATAAATTGTATCGGACAGTCTAATAAATTGTCCGATATTTTTTGTCTTTTATAATATATATAAATTTATATACTTATATTATGCCTAAACAACAAACAAAACTAACCAGCGTTAACATCATAGATGATGTTTATAAAAGATTTAAGATAAAAAGTGTAGATGGTTCAATCAATCTACAAAAATTAGTAAACCGAGCTCTTGACCTATATAACACTAGAGAAGATTTTAGAAAACAAATTGATAATCACAACGGTCTTGCACCAAACGGTTCCAAATTTTAAGTTGTGAATTTTATTTCTTATATTATCATCAATATTTTAAAACAAAAAAATGATTACAATAGGTTACAGTACAAGAGAGTCCAACCCAAAATTTCAAGAATATTTAAAAAAAACTTGTGGACACCCCAAAGTTCAAGTTATTGAAAAAGTAAACAATGGTGAAAAAAGTCTTTCACAAACTTACAATGAAATTATTCAAGAGTCGATTCATGATATTGTCGTACTTTGTCATGATGACATTTACTTTAATACGACTTCGTGGGGTAGAAAATTAGTCAAACATTTTGAAGAATCTGACTACGGGATTCTCGGTGTTGCCGGTACAACCAATATTCATGAGAGTGGTAGGTGGTGGACAGATAATACCAAAATGGTTGGTATTGTTAATCATGAAAATGAGGGTAAAAAATGGGAATCGAGATATGCAAATGGAATCCCAAATTCAATTCACGAAGTTTGTTTAGTGGATGGTTTATTCATTGGAATCCACAAAAACAGAATAAAACACACTTTTGATGAGTCAGTACCGGGTTTTCATTTTTATGATATGGTATTCTGTACTAGCAATCACTTAAGTGAGGTAAACATCGGTGTTATATACAACATAAGAATCACTCACAAATCAATCGGAATGACCAATGATTCTTGGGAAAAGAATAGGGAATTTTACATTGAAAAATTTAAAGAGAACCTACCAATTAATATAACACCAAAAATTGATTATGACATAACCAAACCAAAACAGTTTAAAGATAAATTTAATTTAATAGTTCAAACATCAAACGATAATGAAAATTTAATTCAGTTTTTTGAAAACATAAAAAAATTACCAGTGTTTGATAGTTTACAGATTTCACTCATCTCGACGGATACCAATATAGACAATATTAGAGAATTTGAATCTGAAAATATTAAAATTTACGAGGGTTTTTTTGATACATTAAATAAAAACTTATCAGTACTGAAATGGGATGAATCGTTTATGGAATCAAAAACAGATTTGTTATTTTTCAGTAATGATACTGTTACCGTATTGAACGACGTTTTCTCAAGTATGTATTCAATATTTAAGAGTGAAAAAAATACTTTTGGGTGCGTCTTTCCTACAGTATTAGAAAACGACCGAACAATTTTTTCAAATGGATTGGATATAGTTCAAAACAACGAACAGTTCAATTTAATTTTTAAAAACAAATCATCTTTTTTCAATATTTTACACGGACACTTTCCAAACAATTTTGGTAGTATTAGTGACTTTTTTGCCACTACATCTACAAATTTAAAAATGATTGATTGGTTTGATATTAATTTAGAAACATCAATTTATAACTTAGATTTTGCGTTGAAAACTTTACTTAAAAAACGTAAAACATTCATTGACACAAACAGTGTGGTAATGATTGATATGGCATCAAAATTTGAAAAGGTTGATGTTGAATTAAAACAAGTCTTAGGTCAGTACATAAACTCACCTGAAATTAGAAAAAATATCAAACAATTAAGATGATAAAAATTGTATCGGGATTTACAGAAAAAGGTGGTTCTACCACTTTTTTTATAAACTTAACAAATTTCTTAAATGAAAATGGTATTGATTGCACATTTTACGGTAATCAGAATTACCATTTAGACAAATGTAAATCAGGGAACATTGAAAAAGATTTAAAGTATGAATCTGATGATATTGTAATTACCCATTTTTTACAACTACAGGAAAGACCACCTGTTAAAAAAGTTATTTTGTCTTGTCATGAAAAATGGTGGTTCCCTGTTGGTAAAATTAAACAGTATTGGGACCTGTGCGTGTTTTTACATGAAGAGCATCGAAAATATCACTCGGATTACAGGGGTGATTATGTAATAATACCAAACATCAAAGAAAATTTAATTATTTCAAATAAAGAGCTGGTAAGAAATATTGCAGGAATTATTGGTACAATTGAAGACAGAAAACAGACCCATGTGTCAATACAAAGAGCATTAAAAGACAGGTGTGAAAAAATCTATTTGTTCGGTCACATCGGTGACCAAAACTATTTTGACAAATTGGTAAAACCTTTAATGAATCCAAGAGTAATTCATTACGGTCACACCACCAATAAACAAGAAATGTACGATATGATTGGTAAGGTATATCACTCATCAAAGGGTGAGGTTGCTTGTTTGGTTAAAGATGAATGTTATTTAACCGGTACAGAGTTTTATGGTAATGAAGAGACTATGAATGAAGTTTCTAAATTAAGTAACGAAGAGATATTAACACTTTGGAAAAACATATTTTAAAATGAAGATACACGCACATATACTGTCATGGAATGAAGAAAAAATATTACCATTCACATTGGATTACTATAGTACAATCTGTGAAAAAATATTCATATACGATAATATGTCAACGGACTCCTCTGATGAGATTTATAAGAGGTACCCAAAAGTTGAGGTTATTAAATGGGATAGTGGTAATGAAATAAATGAAATTAATTACGTAAACATTAAATCCGAAGAGTATAAAAAAAGAAGTAGAGGTCAGGGTGTTGATTGGGTTATAGTTTGTGACTGTGATGAGTTTATATACCATGAAAATCTTATGGATAAACTTCAAGAGTACAAAGAAATGGGTATAACCGTCCCAAGAATAGACGGTCACGACATGGTTAGTACTGAATTTCCAATATACGACGGTGAATTCATTACAACAAAAATTAAAACAGGTTCACAAACGTATGAACCAATGTGTAAAAATATAATTTTTCATCCTGATTTAGATATAAAATACGGCATTGGTGGTCACAGTTTTAATTCTGTTGATGGTAAATTTTCGGATGAGCGGGAAATAAAACTTCTTCACTATAAATTCTTGGGTAAAGACTACGTGAAGAACATTTACATTTCAAGAGCAAAGAGATTGTCATCGTTCAATAAACAACATAAATTCGGTGAACATTATTTTAATTTACCATTCAATTACATGGACAGCATGTTAAAAGAAAATTATCAAGTTATATGAGGAAAATACTTATATCGGATTTTACCATTAAAGAAGTACCTCACGGTGGTTCTGAATGGGTGAATCAAGTTTTAATTGATAGATTTAATCTTGAGTTTGAATATTCAAACCAAGTCAAGTCATTTGATTACAACGCCCTGTATATTATATCAAATATTTCTTTGATGAACCCAAACTTGGTTAATCAAATACAAAATTTGAACTACGTCATTATTGAAAACGATTATAAAATATGTGCAAGTAGACACCCATGGAGATATACCGACAACATAATTCCGATTGAGGAAAGAACCAACTATTCTCTTTACCGGAATGCAAAAGCGGTATTTGTTCAAACAACCGACCACATGAACGTTTATCTTAAAAACGATGTTGTTGCTAATTTTATAAATCTGAATAGTTCGATATGGTCAAATGAGGACTTAGAATTATTGAGGAATTTAAATAAATCCAACAATGTTAAAAACGACAAATATTCTGTTTACTATACAAATAATTGGATAAAGAACACCCAAGGTAGTCTGAAGTATTGTTCTGAAAATAAATTACCGGTCCATATTCTTAAAGAATCTAAAGACAGAGTTGAATTTTTAAGTAATATGGCCAAATGTAAAGGTATTGTGTTTTTCCCGATAGCAAGAGAAACTTTTTGTAGACTGGTTGTTGAGGCAAAATGTTTAGGTTTGGAAGTAATAACGACACAAAATTATGGTGCAAGTTTAGAAGAATGGTTTAATAGGTTATCAGGTGATGAATTAATTGATTTCTTAGAAACTAACACTTTAAAAAATTTAGAAATCATTTCAACTTATATATGATATTATTTTGTTACGGCACAAGACCTGAGTATATTAAAATAAAAAAATTAATAGAAATGTGTGGGGAAAGTATTCCCCATAAAATTTTATATGTTACCCAACACAAAGATATTGTATTGGGTGATTTTGATTATAAATTATCCATTGATGATACGTGTGAAAATAGATTGGATAGTATTATGTCATCCGTATTTTTAAATTTTAAAAAAGAATTTTTGGAAGGGGTTACACATATACTTATCCAAGGGGACACCGCAACCGCTCTTTCATTATCCCTAATAGGATTACACCATAAAAAAGAAGTGATTCATTTAGAAGCGGGATTACGGACATATGACTACAATCACCCTTACCCCGAAGAAATGTATCGGCAGTTAATTAGTAGAATTTCAAACTATAATCTTTGCCCAACAGAAAGTAACAAGATGAACTTAGAAAATGAAAAAGTTCAGGGTAAAAATTTTGTAGTTGGCAATACCGTATTAGATAATCTTAATAAAGAAAATATTACATACGAAAATAAAGTCTTAATCACTTTACATAGAAGAGAGAATCATGAGATGATGTCGGAGTGGTTTGATGTTATCAATCGATTAGCAAAGAATAATCCTGAATTAAAATTCATTCTTCCAATACACCCAAACCCAAACGTCATAAAACACAAACATATATTGACACATGTTGATGTTATTGAACCATTAACCCATGATAAATTTATTGAGGAATTCAAATCCTGTAAATTACTAATTTCAGATAGTGGGGGTGTTCAAGAAGAGGCGTCGTTCCTAAATAAGAAAGTTATTGTATGTAGAGAAAAAACTGAGAGACCTGAGTCCTTGGGTAAAACGTCTTTTATATGTAAAAAACCCATTGACTTAGAAGGTATTTTTTACGATATTATTAACGATTTCCAAACAGAATATGATTGTCCTTTTGGTGATGGTAATTCTTGTGAAAGAATCATTGAAATATTTAGAAAAATTGTATGAGTATAACGGTAATATTAAATGGGTATAAAAGACCACATGTTCTCCAAAAACAATTGGAATCAATTAGAAATCAAAGTGTCCAACCCGAATCAATTTTATTTTGGCAAAATTCTGGTTCTCAATTTGATGAGGGACTAACCAAAGATTTAATTCACGCATCTTGTAATAGTAATTTAGGTGTGTGGGCAAGATTTGCATTTGCTTTAAATGCCAACACAGAATATATTTGTGTTTTTGATGATGACACAATACCGGGTAAACTATGGTTAGAAAACTGTCTAAACACCATGAAAATTCAAGAAGGTTTATTAGGAACTATCGGTGTAAAATTTCACACAAAAAACTCTTATTGGCCAGCAACAAGAGTCGGTTGGGACCAACCTAACGAAGAAATTGAAAAGGTCGACATTGTTGGTCACTCGTGGTTCTTTAAAAGAGAATGGTTATCGATATTTTGGAGAGAATTACCTGAAATCAATCAGAGTAAATTAGTTGGTGAGGATATGCACTTTTCATATACATTACAGAAATACGCAAATATCGGAACTTACGTTCCTCCCCATCCTAAAGAAAATAGAGAAATGTGGGGTAGTATACCAGAATATGCATGGGAACATGGAACTGATTCCAACGCAATTTCCGTAAATCATTCAAATATGAATTTAATGGGTGAAGTTTACCGTGGGTATGTAAATAAAGGATTTAAGACAATATTAAATGATTGAAAAGTATATTGAAGATTTTAATTCGTTTTGGGAAAAGATAGATAGTCGAACTAACTTTTCTTTTGTTAGATATGCCGATGGTGAAGTGATGTTAATGAATAATTCACCGATAGAAAAGAATACACAAGCGTATCAAAACGATAAATGGTTTTCGAGTGGGGGACAAACCAAATTAGGTGTGGATTTAAATGAATGTATAGGGTTGAACGACCCAAATTTTTATTTTGCAATATCCTCCAAAACTGATAGTATTAGAGACTATAATTTTTTATATGATAGAATACAAAATAAATCAAACATTACATTTGCTAACCTATGGATTAACGCAAATTACAAAGAAAATATATCAAGAATAAGAAATATAAATCGAGATGTTGTTTTAATTTGTAATGAAAATTGTGATTTAAAAAACATACCATTTAGTGTATCAGAATTTGTACCGTTCCCTAATGATTGTGTAAACTATTGGGAAGAACATAGAGATTCGTTTTTAGAAAAAATATACAATGTTTCTTCAAAATATAAAGATACTTTATTTATCGTATGTTGTGGACCAACATCTGCTGTTATCATAAAACATATGTTTACAAATAATAGTAATAACACTTATATTGATTTTGGTTCCGCATTAGATGTATTCATACATAATAAAATAACTAGACCATACATGTATGAAGGGTCACAATATCATAATCACATATCAAAATTTTAATTCAGTATGAATAATGATTTTTGTGTCATAGTACAAGGACCTTCAGACTACGTTAAAGAATTAAAAAACGCTTGGACTGGTTATGATTTGATTTGGTCAACATGGCAAGGTGAAGAATCAAAATACGATACTAATGATGTTGTCTTATTCAACAGTATTCCACACGATAGGGGTGTACAAAATATAGCACTACAAAAAATATCAACTTTGAATGGAATAATGAAAGCCAAAGAAATAGGTTACAACAGAGTCCTTAAATGGAGAAGTGATTTACTACCATCTAATGCAAATAGATTAGTTTCCACATTTAAAAAAGAGTGTGTAAATTTTTTGACTTGGCATAATGAAGGAAAATATTTTGTTGATTATTTTGTGGAGGGTGAAATAGATACGGTGTTTGATATTTGGAATGTATCTACCATACACGATGAGTATTCGGAAAAAATAATCACGGAAAATATAATATCACTTAACTATAAAAATATAAACTTTATGGGTGGCGAATTAAGTAATGATAATGAAATTTTTTGGTTAAAACGAAATATTAATTTGTCCACATATAAAGACGCACCATGTTATAGTATGGTGGTGATTTAAAAATTATAAAAATGATAGATAATTCAAAATTTATTGACGACGCATTTACTCAAGATGAATTAAATAGGGGTGCCTTTACCGATTTGAATGGTAGATGTCCATTATGGACAACAAAAATGATTAATGTTATAAAAGATAAAATTGACTTTAATGATGTCAACACAATATTAGATATTGGGTCAAGAGATGGTTGCCAAAGTTTAGAGTTAAATAGATGGTTTCCACATGCTAAAATATATGCGTTTGAACCAGTAAAAGAAAACTACGAATTTACAGTTAAGAACGTTGAGAAAATTAATAACATAAAAGTTTACCAATACGCAATAAACAATTACAACGGTAAAACTAAATTTTACGAAGTTTATAATGGAAATGTGGGTGCCAGTTCTTTATTACAGACAACAAACCACTGGCGTTCATCTCAGTGGGCCCAAAAGGAAACTGAGGTTGACTGTATTGTTCTTAGTGATTGGTTAAAAGAAAATGATATTAAAAGTGTTGATTTGATTTGGATGGATGTTCAAGGTGCAGAAAATATCGTATTAGACTCTCTAAAAGAATATTTAAATGATGTAAAAATAATAACCACCGAAGTAGGGTTACAGGAATTATATCGTGGTTCTACAAGTAAATCTGAACTAGATGAAAAACTAAATAGGTTTATACCAATAGACGAGTCGCCAGAATCTTCAAACACAGAAATGGATGTGGTTTATATCAACAAAAATTTAACACCTTATGGATAATAAAATTTGTTACGTTACTTATACAAATTCAAAATGTTCAGATATTTTGGATATGTTCTTGTTAGAACAAAAAAAGTACACAAACTTACCGATGTATTTTATTACAGATGTAATGATACCCGAGCAAATTTGTTTTTTATATGAAAATCAAGAACCTTATTATGAATCATGGTTAAAGTGTTTATCTTCAATACCATATGACTATTTTATATACTTACAAGAAGACTTTATTCTTTATAACAATGTCAGTCATGATAAAATTTTTAATTACCTCGATTTTTTACATGATAACCAAGAATATTCGTTCATTAGATTGTTAAAATCGGGGTCTGTTAAAGATAAAAAAATTTATGAGACCTTATATGAAATAGAATCCGACAATAAAGATATATTTTCTATGCAACCAACTATTTGGAAAAAAGATGATTACATTAAAATCATGAAAGGTACCAAAAATAATATGTGGTTAGAGAATGAAACATATAGAAATTTTATGATAGAAAACAACATCAAAGGTTTATATCATTACGATGGTGAAAACAAAAGGGGGTTGAATCATTTTGATAGTTCTGTTTATCCATATATAGCAACGGCTTTAGTTAGAGGTAAATGGAATTTATCTGAATACCCTAATGAACTCTCTCCATTAATAAATGAATATGAAATAAACGTAAATGTTCGGGGGATACATTAATAATGAAAATTGTTCTATCTTTTTACACCAACAATAAATTTAGTAACACCGTTCAAAAATTAATCGGATATTATAATTCACGTGGTTTCAATGATATCCGAGGATTTAAATCTGAAGATGTTAAGAAAGGTATTTTTTATGAAAACCATAAAGAAATATTAGATTGTGAAACGGGTGATGGATTTTGGTTGTGGAAACCAAAAATTATTTTAGATATTTTGAATGAATTAGAAGATGGGGATGCATTAATTTATACCGATGCCGGTGATTTAGTTGATGTTGATTATAATACGATTGCAAATTATTTGAAAGATAATGATTATTATTTTACAAATTGGAATGGAAATCGTTGGCCTCAAAAAATATGTACAAAAAGAGACTGTTTTATCTTGATGGATTGTGATGAAGAAAAGTTTCATGAAACACCACAGATGGAAGCAGGATTTATCATCATTAAAAAAACCAAACAAATGATGGAATTTGTTCACGATTATTTTAAGTATTGTAGTATTAAACAGATAGTTGACAATGAACCAAATCAAATTGGTGAGAATTTTCCAAATTGGCAATTCCATAGAAATGACCAAAGTATATTAACTAACTTGGTTGTGAAACATAATTTAAAATTTGATTATTGTCTCGATTATAGAATAAAATACAACGTATATATACCATGAAATTTATTGCATTAAATTATAATTATGACTTAAATAAAATGTCCCAAATCGGTCGGAAATGGGCGTTTGATGTCTACAAAAATAAAGAGTTTATATCTGATTATTCATCAGCATCTTATGCTTCATTTATTGATAAGAATAGAAAAAGTATTTTACATCTTTATACTGATGATGTTGAGGGTATGAAAGAAAAAATGAACAAGTATAACATTGACCAAGACAGAATTATTTATATTGATTACACGGAACAACTTACCAAATACAATGAAAGTCTTAATTATAGTTTTACAGTTTTAAATGATTTTATTAATTATGCAAAATCAGAAACTGAGTACACTGTAAAAATCGATAATGATTTATTTTTTCATTCGGAATTACCACAAATTGATGATAATTCTATTATGGTTTGGAAGTATGAAAGAATCGTTAGGAATGGTGACCCGAGATGGGGTGAAATAAAAATATGTAAACAGGTTACAAATGATTTAGATTTTAAAATTTATAATTTAGGTATTTTTGGGTTGCCCGCGGATTACAATATTCACCAAGCAAAAAAAATTATGGAAGATATGATATCGGTAGACATTTCAGATGTGACTGATACAGACTCGAAGATTTATCATTGTTGTGAGCAAACGGCAAATAATTGGATTTTTCACAAAGAAAATTATAACGTGATTGAAACGTATAATTATGTTGACCACCTGTTTGATAGAAAAGGTGATTGTATAGAATTATCAAAATATCTTTTAAAATGAAAACATCAGTAGTATTGACAATTCACAACAAGGAATTCTTAATGAACCAAGTGGTGAGTAACTTGGTAAATAATTTATCAGAACTGAATGACCAGATTGTAATAGTTTTTGATGGTTGTACAGATAATAGTGAAGGTATTGTTCGTGACAATTTAAAGAGAGTTAGTAATAAAAAAATTGATTACCTGTATGCCGACAATGTTTTTGAAACCAAAGCAAATAATATTGGTCTAAAGTCTGTTATAAATGATTATGTGGTCTTAATCCAAGATGATATGGTTGTCACAGAAAAAGATTTTGATAAGAGGATGTTGGAACCGTTCATAAAATATAGTGATGTGTTCGCTGTAACATCTTTTGTTGCTCACAATAACATCTATAATGAACAAACAAAACAAATAAATTACATCGATATTGCACATAAAGATAACTCATCAAGAGATATTTTTTATGCTAGAGAATATGGTAACAGAGGTCCACTAATGTACAACTATAATGACGTGGTCAAATTAAATTTTTTAGACGAATATTTTTCACCCCAAAATTATGATGATATGGATATGTCCATGAGAGCATTCAAAGAACTCGGAAAAGTGTCAGGTTTATATACGATAGATTATATTTCCGAACCTGGATGGGGGACCACTAGACAAAAAAATCAATCATTACATAATAATTTAGTTTACGTAAACGCAGCAAAAATACTTGAAAAACACAGGGATTTATTGTATAATAAAGACAAATATAAAGAGGATAGAGAATGAATAATATAGAGCTAAAGACATTTATGATTAATCATAATGTTAATATCCATGGTGTGATTCACGTTGGTGCACATTTTGGTCAAGAAGATGAAGTTTATAAGGAATTGGGTATTTCAAACAGAATATACTTTGAACCTCTATCGTCTAATTTTGAGACCTTAAAAGAAAAAATAGATGATGACGCAATTTTAGTTAAACTGGCGTTAGGTAATGAAAAGAGAAAAGTTTCTATGTTTGTAGAATCCTTTAATAAAGGTATGTCATCCTCAATATTAGAACCGAAATTACATTCTGTTCAATTTCCTCATATCGTTTTTGATTCTGTAGAAGAAGTTGAAATGGATAGATTGGATGATTTAAATTACGATTTTTCAAAATACAACATGATGAATATCGATGTTCAAGGTTTTGAATTAGAGGTTCTCAAAGGTTCCGTGAATACATTAATCAACATTGACTACGTTATTGTAGAAATAAACAGAGCCGAATTATATAAAGGTTGTCCACACTTTGATGAAATAAACAATTGGATGACACATCATGGGTTTACCTGTGTTGAACAATTTTGGTGGGGTAATAATTTTGGTGAGGGATTTTTTAAAAAAATAAAATGAAACGAGTATTAGTATTGGGTGGTGGCGGATTTATTGGTGGTCACCTAGCAAAAAGATTAAAAAATGAAGGAAACTACGTAAGAGTAGTTGATATAAAAAGACACGAATATTTTGATGAGAAAGACTTTTGTGACGAATTCTTAATATATGACCTTACGGACCCAAAAAACGTATCATCAGTAATGAGATTAGAAGAATTAAATGGTACGATATTACCGTTTAATTATTACAAACAACCATATTCAACTGAGGTCCCATTTGATGAGGTTTATCAATTAGCTGCCGATATGGGTGGTGCTGGTTACATCTTCACTGGTGAAAATGACGCGAATGTTATGCACAATTCTGCAATGATAAATTTAAATGTTGTAAATGAATCAGTGAAGACAAAAGTTAAGAAGATTTTTTATTCATCATCGGCATGTATGTATCCTGAACACAATCAATTAGACCCTAACAACCCAAATTGTGAAGAATCATCAGCATATCCCGCGAATCCTGATTCAGAATATGGTTGGGAAAAACTTTTTTCGGAAAGGTTGTACTTGGCTTTTCACAGAAATCACGGTTTGGATGTTCGAATTGCTAGATTTCATAACATATTTGGTCCATATGGTACGTGGAAAGGTGGTAAAGAAAAAGCACCAGCAGCTATGTGTAGAAAAGTTGCCGAAATGTTAGACGGTGGAGAAATTGAAGTTTGGGGTGATGGTCAACAGACTCGTTCATTCTTATATGTGGATGAATGTGTTGAAGCGGTTTTAAGACTAATGAGACAAGACTCTTTTTTGGGTCCTGTAAACATTGGTTCTGAAGAGAAAGTAACAATTAATGATTTGGCTCAAATGGCTATAGATATTTCAGGTAAAGAAATTTATATCAGAAATATTGGTGGGGAAGAATTTAAACAGAAGTATGGATATAAATGTCCTGTTGGTGTGAGGGGAAGAAATTCAGACAATAAATTATACCACGAAAAAATAGGTTGGGTTGTTAGTGAACCTCTGTTCTATGGAATGGAAAAAACCTATAAATGGATTAATAGTTTAGTTAAATAAAAAAGGGGGTTATTGACCCCCTTCTTTTTTTTCAATGTATTTTAATATAATTGCTAACGCCTCGTCGTCCCCATTAAAATCTTTTTCGGGACAAAAAAAGGGTCCTTTACCAGTGTCGTCTTTTTTAATGTAAAAGGCGGGTAAATATTCATTACCCGTTTGTTCAATTACTTTATTCCAAATCTCTTTATTCTTACCAACTTCAACTTCTCGGTAAGGTAATGATTCTTTTTGGAGTCTCTCTTTTAATCTTTTACAACCTCCACAACCCTCAAGTGTAAATAGAAGTAATTCATTCGCCATATTATAAAGTGTTTAATATTTCTTTGTAAAAAGAATCGGGTCTAACACCTGATGTTCTTGATACTTCGTTATTACCATTAAATATCATTACCGTTGGTACTGAACGTACCCCATATTCTTGAGAACCTGACATTTCAGAATCAACATTAACCTTGACGAATTTAACATCAGGGTATTCGTGTTGTAGTAAATCTAATTTTGGTAATAACATTTTACATGGTCCACACCATTCAGCGTAAAAGTCGGCAAGAACTTTCTCACCGTTTTGTTTCATTTCATTTAGTTTTTCAACTGTTACTAATTCCATTTTTCTTTAATTTTAAAATCCTATTTGTTTTTTATTTTCAACTCGAACCACGTCTTCATCGATATTATAAATATCCGCAAGTGTAGTTGGTTTATCAACTGTTTTTTTCTTACCTAAGTGTTTTAATAATTTGTTAGATTCTTCAACACTTAGAGGTTCAAATTTATGTTCACAAATTAATCTACCCTTTCTCAGTAGGGCTTGGTCAATTTTTTCTTTTTTCATATTGAAGGTAGCAACGATTTGAATATTCAAACAATCCCCAAGAATACCATCTGTTATGTTTAATATATTAGAAACACCAACAGAAGAACCGTTTAATTCTCTATCTGAAATTACTTTCTCGGCATCTTCAATAATCAGAATAGAGTTTTTATGTTCCATCAAGAATGGAATAATTGAGGGTTCTGAAAGAGATTCGGCCATAGATGGTGGAATAAATAGTATCTCTTTATCGACAATCAATCTTGTAAGGTACTTTATATACGAAGTTTTGCCCGTGCCGGGGTCTCCATGAAATAACACAATACCTTTATCATTTTTCTTGTTCAGTCGAGTGACAATAGTATCGTGTAGTTTTACAAACTTATCACCGTAATTTAATTTTATGTCAACATCAGGTACATTTAATTCATATTCCTCGGTGTCCATATGACCATGTTCAGATTTTACTAAACTAATACCACTCTTTTTTAATTCAAACTCAAATCCTGATATTTTTTTCAAATCAAAATTTGTATCAAATATACCATGAGATAATGTGTAATAAAATTCTAACTCAAATAATAATTCTTCTTTTTCATATTTTGATTTTAATAATATTGCAGTTTTATTATTATCATTAAGAAGAAAAATTTCTGTATTTGGTTTATGTACTCTTCTTTTAGAGGTTGAATTTAATTCACATATAGGTCTATATCCATCTGATATGAAATAATCCATTACATCTGATGTATACACCTTCTCCGTCTTATAAACAGATGGTATTTCATCAAAGGTGTGAAGATACAATTGATTCGTTGGTACGTCGGTACCATACGATGTTTCATAAATAAAATATTGGTCTGGTGTTTTTCTCATTCTATTTGTAATAAAATTTTAAATCCGTTGATTCATAAAAGTAAATTCCATTAAATTCACTATCTTCTACTTTTTTAAAAATCATCAAAGATACTCTTAGAAATTCAAGTTGTTCCTGTGTTAATTGAGGTTCACCTGTTTTTCTAAAATTATTTTCAGCGACTTTTAAAATACTATTATAAAACTCATCTTCGTTCAAGTTTGATAAAAAATATTTTCTCGCTTCCTCATTACTTTCAAAGTAATTTTTAATTGTTTGCAAATATATCAAACTTTCAGGAGAAAAATCCATTTTTAATAATTCATAATCAGTAATTCAATACCTTCGTTTTGTGTTCCGTCTTTTTTAGCGGCAGCCGCCTTTTTGAAAGTTTCTTTAGCCCATTTGTAACCAGTTGGTTGAAACATCAAAAGTTGTCCATTTTTACCAATACCAACACCATTTTCGGGGAACCAATCATGAAGTTGTTTAAACTCATAATAAGATAAACTAAATTTACCTTGTATACCCTTTAATGTGTTTGCCAACCTTTCATGGTCATTACTATCAAAATCATGATTTGAATAATAATTTTCTGTTTTCCAATAAGGGGGGTCCATGTAAAAATATGTTTTTGGCGAATCATACTTTTCAACAACTTTTTGGAAATCCATGTTTTCGACAAACGTGATTCTATCTAAATGTGCTCTATATTCAGGATGTTTGAGTTTGTCCATAAAGATTAACACCTTACATCTGTACTTACCCTTGTAATCAGTATAACTAGAAGTTTCGGGTTTGGAACCTGAGAAAACTTGAGTTAATACGTAAACGTATTTTGCGGCAACATCAAAATTGGGCTCATCCCCAATGACTAATTCTTCGTTGAATACTTCTTTTTGGTATGTACGGAACATTTGTTCATATTCAGGTGGGGTGTTTTCCACACCTAATTGTTGACATGGGTATTTCGCGAGTTCATCCCATAACCTATCGTAATGTTTAGCACATTTAAAAAGGTTTGCGTTCAATCGATTAAAGTCATTGTAAACGACTGTTTTGAGATTGGGGTATTTCTTTAGGTCCATATTAAAAAAGACCCAAAACATACCCGAAAACCCCTCCACGTAGGTTTCAATATCATTAGGTATGAACGGAACAATCCACTTACCTATTCTAGCTTTTCCTCCAATGTAAGATATCATTTATAATTTTATATTTTGCGTTATTAGTCCTCTAACTATAAAAATATAAGAAACTTTTTTCAAAAATGGAAATCAGTGCGCACTTTTATTTTACCGGCTGAGATTTGGTCTTTCCACCTTTCTGTCTTTTTCTTCTCGCGGCGCAGTGGGCTTTTTGAGAAAAACCTTTTGGATTGCTACAATCTATGGTCTTTTTATATTTCATTGACCATTTTTCAACCACCATGTCTTCCAACAATTCAATCAATTTCATATTGATAAATACTTATTTATTACTTATTTTTTGTATTATGGGATGTTCTAATTGTAAACAGAAGAAAGAAATGGCTCCTCCAACAAAGGAGTCATTGGAAAGATTAGCACAAAAGACAGAAAAGGTGATGTATGGTGCTTTTATTATTTGGAGTGTTTTCGCGGTTTACGGAATCTACTCCTTTGTTAAAAACTTTCTATGAAAAATGGAAAATACTTTGTAGTTCTCTTTTGTAACAAGAAAAGAGTTAAAATTCTATACAGGTGTCAAAAAAGGACAACTGTGTACGAGTATTGGCATGAATATAAGACAGAGAAAAAACCAAGATTTGTAAAAACACAAAACAGAAAAAGAAACAACGAAGTAGTTTATGAACTTGCGTTAATTTTTCCTAACAATAGGTGGGCGACTAAAACATTTGTCAAGGATAGTTTGGGGAGATTGATTGAGGCTAAGTACGAAGATGATAAATTCAGAATCAAAGAGATAATTCCTTATTGGAAAGAAGAACTAATATACGATTTTCAAAAGAAGGAAAGAATTAGATATCATGAATTGTTAGAACAAATAACATCTATAAATGAAATAGGTCAAATATTCACATTGAATAATAAACTATTTGTTCAAAACGATGATAATATACTGTTGTTTGGAAATAAGAACATCCGTGACGCTAAAAGGTTGTTTGAATTGATAAGAGAGGACGTTCTAAAAAAGAAGAAAGGTAATTTCATATTCATAAAAGACGTGTCAACCGCACAAAGAAAATTGTTATATCAACTACTTGAATCCAAAGGATTTAAAAAATCAGAATTATTTAGACACTACTCTTATTAAAGATGATATCCACCTGACCAATTTTAATTGTAAAAGTTTTGTCGGGTTTAACCATTCGACTATTTTGTTTTTTTGAGATATAATCAAAAGTTTGTAGAAACTTTTCGTTTTCTAACTCAATAACCAATGTGCACGATTTAGTATCCAAATTAATTTTTTCAATTAAATCTGATATTATTGCCAATTGATTTATCAAGTCACCTTTTTTTTCCATATCCAAAAATTATAGAAAGTCTTTTAAAAAAAGAAAGTTTTTCTTTTTTAGGGGTCTCAAACATTTTGGTTTTATCCAATTTTTTGATTTCCTCAATCATTTGATTCTTGTGGGATTGTATCTCCTTGGAGTCCCTCTCCACTTCCCGATTCAACCAATTTAATCCCTGTTGTATTCTCTTGTCTTGCATCCTCAATAAATGATATTTCTTTTAACTTATCAAGTGTCTGGTGTTGAAACAAAACTTCTAACTCTTTAATCTTTTGTTGTAAGAGTCTTTGTTTCTCTTCCATTTCTTTATTCATGGTTATTATTTCTTTTGCACAAGAAAAAACAACATCATAACCATCAGCGGTTGCATTACTGATTAATGAAACCAAAGTAAATTTCTCATTTTTATCTTGTATCTTATATTTGATAGATTTGTATTGAGAAATTATTGATTCGATTTTCCAAGTAACAGGAAGTTTAATGTCTAAACTTACGTTATTGTCTATTTCTCTCAAAGAGAAAAAATATGGTCTTAAATGTCTTATATTGTCAAACACTAAATTATATTATTAAAAATGTTATTATGTAAGAAACCGCAAGATAAAACAAAACAGATTCTATTTTGGTCAACTTTAATATTGAGGGTTGTTCTGAGAAGAATTTTATCAAAAATTCAACACAGAACCTTAGTACGTAAATGGTACTCAATACCATCAAAAAAATAAAGATATAATTAATCATCATGTTTTTTTATTTCTTGTAATAGTTCTTTTCTATAAAGAGGAATTAACTCTTTTATTTCTTGAGCATATTTTCTAGCTCGAATAGATGCACTTCTATTACCCTTTTCGAATACCTTGGTGGTATCAACAGACATTTTTTCCACCAAGTCTTTGATTTGTTTAAGTGTGTCCATTTTTCCGTTTTTATATATAGTATACGGAAAATAAACTACTTTTTCAAGTTTTGTTCGAATAATTTATAAATTTCTGTGAGAATGTCCAACTCGGACCTTGACTTTTGATATCTAAAATCAAATAACTTGTAAAAGTATTCAGATATTCTATTTTCTTTTTCTTCCAATTTAACAAAATAGTACGCCTCATAGAAAAAATTCCACATATATTCATAGTGGGTTCCTTTCTCCTTGAAGAATATTTTTTCTTTATCAAAATTGGTGATTATTTTATTCCAACACCAATTAAAATGGTTTCGTTGGTCTATTTCGTCATAAAGTACATCAGAACCTAAAAAGGTTTCGTCTACTAAATCATATAAAGAAGATAGGAAATCATAAAATAATATTATTTTATCCCTATTAATGTTGTAGGTTCTATACCAAATGTCTATTTGATGTTTGTATTTTTCAGAAATATCTGACTCAATATACTCTTCTCTATTTTCCATAATCCTCATCTGTTAAAATATAAGGATAAAAGAAAACAAAAAAAAGAAGATTACTGAGTACTTTCGTTGTATCCGATGATTTTTTTCATTCTCGAGATTTCCTCATTCACAATTGAAGTCATTGTAGTTTTAGATTCATTCACACTCTTTACTTTTAAAGGTTGAACTCCTCTTGCTCCATGGAATGCTTCAGGTGCGTCTTTCTCTTTTTCTTTTTTTCTTTCAGCCGATTTACTTAATCTCTCTCCTGTTTTTGTTTTTATAACGTTAGCAGCATTTTGTGAGTTACCCATTTTTGAGTCACCTTCTAATGCCATTTTTAATCTTTTTTTGAATGATTCTGATGGTTCAAAATCATAATTTAAATCTAAAAGGGTACCACCCTTCATATTATCATCAATATACTCTTCTTGTTTCTCAGTTGGGTTTACCGCCATTTTTTCACCTTTACCAACTTGTTTTGGAAACTCAGGATTATCATTACCATCAAATGTTGATGCTTTTTTCAGTTTTTTCTGAACATCTTTAATTGCGTCGTCATTTTCTTTTTTAGAACCACTCTGAGCTTTCTTAGTTACCGCAATACCGGGTACCGCCTCACTTAGATTTTTTTTTGAATCAATTACCATTTTTTTAATCAAAGAAACCATTTCACTTTCAGTAAGTCTAAGAACCGATTTCTTAGATTCATACATACCAGTACCACACTCTGAACACATTCCTTCCTCATTCATGGGTGAACCACACTCACTACACGTACCCATTTCACCTTCATTTGTATCAATATCTTTAGTGATTGTTACTTTATGCATTTTACCACTTCCTTTAGGGAATTCGAATTCTTTTTTACCAGCATCTCTCGCTTTATCAGCAGCCAAAACAAACGCGCTTGATTCCTCCACATTTGTTTCTTCTTCCATATAACCTTGTCCACACTCATCACAAACACCTTCCTCTTCTTCAAGTTGTTTCCATGATTCTTCAACATTATGTACTTTTCCGTTAAATTTAATTTCTTTTAGACCTTTTTCTTTAGCGGATAAAATGGCTTCTGCCATGCTCGATACTTTAATTTTTTTCATTTTTGTGGTTTCTTTATTTTCTTCTAATTCTTCTCCCATCTGGTCTAATTTATCAATCATTTCAGTTGGTGAATTATATTTTACTTTTTCGATTATGAACTCCTTTTTAGGATGTTTCTTTTTATAAATATCCAAATGTTGCATTGCAATTTCTTCGGATTCAAATGTTTCAACGGGTTCTCCCTCGCAAGTAATTTGAAACATATCTTGAGATTTTTTATTTTCTTTTAATATGGTTCTTTTTACTTCGTCAAATAATGACTCCGAAATGATATTTGATATATTCTTTTTCATTTACTTAATAAATATCTTATTTATTTCATTTATTACAATTTTCTCGACCTGAGAATACGGTAATCCTAATTTTTTTGATACATTATAAACGGATTCTTTCAATTCTTGGTCTTCAAAAAAATCTAAACTTTTGATATCACCCTGATTACAGTAAGGATATTTTTTACATCTTTCTTTTACCTTTACATAAACACCACCAGGACCTCCCCATTTTGGGAAATTTTTATCTTTTACCGCTCGACTGTTCATGATACTATTGGGACCATTGATTTTTAATGGGTTCGACCTACCAGCACTATAAGAAGTGTCATATTGTCCTGAAGAAGAAGAGTCTGTAACTTCACTTAATTCTTCTTCAAAATTATGAATCTTTTTTATTTTCCTTTTAACTAATGGACCGCTCAGAGCTCCCTCAAATGAACCTGAGGAATCTGCAGAAGTTTCATTTGTATCTTTTGGGGAAGATTTTTTCCCTCTCAATATTTTCTCGAAATTATATGACATTATCTAACACTTTTTAAGGGTTGTTCCCAAAAAGACTTACGTTGCCATAGTGTTTTGAAAAGTTCCACAACAACTTTAGATGATAGGTCAACGATTCTTTCATCAACTGACCTAGCACCTATCTCTTTTTGTATTATTTTCATTACAATGGTATGTGCTTGAGTGGTCTCAAGAAAATCTTTCATTTCTTTTCTTGCAATCTTTTCAATTTCTTTAACATCGGTGTTTGTAAGTGCCATTATGCGTTCATTCTATCTCTAATTAATGGCTCCATAGCCGATGTGAAAGTTGGTTCAAATTTTCTCAATTTTTCTAACATGTCCATTGTTTCGTCGTCTAATAATAACATGTCGCCATTTATGTATAACCCACTACCTTCACCCGAAATCATAACAAAATTAATTTCTAAGTCTGTAATTTCACCATCAAGTCTGATTTCAGTCTCGGTTATGGTAATTCCAGGTTCTAAACTTGCAATTTGTGAAACTTGTTGTCTAAATGAATCAATTATTTGTGATAAGGCGGTTTTTTCTTCAGGTTTAAGTTTTATATCCTCTTGGTCAGAAGACAATAATTTAACATCCACATCATTAACAACCTCCACGTTATCGTACTGTTTTTTGTTTAACTCGTTATCGGTATTTTGTGTATTGGTATTAGGTTGTTGAGTTTCATCCTCTTCCTTAATCAAATTCTTGTTGGTGTACACGGTTTCATTAAGAGACCTTAACGTCTTTAACATACCTTTTATCTCGTCGTACCCCGATGTTTTTCTATTGTTCATTTTTAAAAATTAGTCTAAAATTAAATGATGGGTTTATATCTGTATAAATATTTGAGAAATTAGATTTACACACTACACCATTAAATTTAATAGCGCTTTCAAGATATCCCTGAGAAGGTACTATATTTTTTGGTATACCGTGGGATTCACATATATGTTCACACAATGATGAAATTGATAATACTTGGTCATCATTATACCTATCCCAAAAATAATGGTTTCTCCAATTTCTAACGAAAGGTTCACATCTGTAAGGGTCTCCAATCCAATTATGCATGAAACCTGTTACGGTATTTTTACTTAACCATCCTAAATTTTCAACCGCAATTTTAATAAATTGTTTGTCAATATAAGGTTCGTCAAATGTATTTGAATAATAGTTGGTATCGAAAAGTTGGTAGATTGTACCTAATTTAGTGACAATAAAGTGTGGTATTTCGTCGTATTTACCACACTTCCTGTACTTTAATTTATTAATGAAATCGTCCGCACGTCTATTAGTGTCGTACAGTAATATTTGGGTTTTTTTCGTTCTGCGACGAACAACATTTAAAGTTTTATCATCTAAACCTTCTACGTTGTGTATTTCCAACATTTCTAGTTAACCTTTTACTGATAACAGAAGAAATGTCGTTGTCTTCTGTATTATTTATTTCCCCATTGTCCAAACCAAAGTTTTCCAACGATTCCTCCTGTTGTGGGGACTCTTCTAATTTTTTTTTTCTTCCTCAATGGGAAGTTGTTCATCTTGTATTGGTTCCTCAACAATCGGTTCAGGTGTTTCAATTATTTCCTCAACAATCGGTTCAGGTGTAACAATTGGTTCTTCAATTACTATCGGTTGTTCTTCAACTATTACAGGTTGTTCTTCAACAATTGGTTCTTCAATTACTATCGGTTGTTCTTCAACTATTACAGGTTGTTCTTCAACAATTGGTTCAGGAGTAATAGTTGTTTCTTCAATTACTATCGGTTGTTCTTCAACAATTGGTTCAGGTGCAATAGTTGGTTCAGGTGTGACAATTGGTTCTTCAACTATTACAGGTTGTTCTTCAACAATTGGTTCAGGAGTAATAGTTGTTTCTTTAACAACCACCGGTTCTTCTTTAATTAAATGGTCCTCAATTAAAAAAACATCTGATGAGTCATTATCCTCTTCTTCCTCAGGAGTTTCAACATCTTTTGGTTGGGGGGTTTTGTTAAGTAATTTTTCTAAAATATCTAAATCTTCTTGAGAGATTCTAACTCGAGAGACTTCACCAACAATGTCTTTAGCATCTACCACCGGTGTTTCTTCACCAACGGGTTCAGGAGCGTCTTTTACCACTGGTTGTTCAACCTCTACAGTATTTTTCTCACTCTGAGTAAACTTAACTAACATATGTAGAAAAGAAAGTGAAATGATTGGTAACATACCTCCAGCGAAAAACGCTAAAAATCTTTTGTGACCAATCATGTCTGTAGGGTCAACACCAATATATTCTAAAAGTGGTGAAACTAACTCAACCCAAGAAATAAATGCTTGACTCGTAATATCAATATATGAATAGGCGAAATAAATATTACCAATAAATTGAATGAGGGTTACAATACCAAATGGGAAATATACTTTTCTACCCATATCAGCTGATATTGCAGCCAACGCAGATAATGCGGCAATTTCGATACCTATTGATAAATAGATAGCCCAACTAATTGGGTTTGAAATTCCGTACCATTTAGTTACGTGTGATATTGAAACCAACGCAACAGTTATAATTGGTATTAAAAACGCAGATACTATTAATGTTTTATAATTTTTATTAATCCAATTTTTCATTTAACACTATTTTCCAACTTGCTTATTTCATTATCAATTTCAGTTTGACGGTTTACATCTAAAATTTTTCTATCAGTTGCTTGAATCATTCTTTTTTCTGATTTCAATCCTTCAATTCTTAACCTAACATCCAATTCTTCTTTGGTGTAGGTAGAATCTTTAATTGACTCAATTTCCTTTCTCATTTTAGAGAGTTCTCTTCCGTCGCCACAACTTTTAAAAAATCCTAAAAGTGCAACAACCAAAACGATTATTGTGAAATTTTTTTGAATAAAATTTTTCATGTTTTTTATTTATAAATAGTTTAATAATCCATAACTGTCGTTACGAAGTTTCTTTAGTGCTTTATCACGTAGTTGTCTAATACGTTCTTTAGTGCATCCGAATTCATCACCCAAGTCTTCTAAATTCATTTCAATACCGTTCAACCCATAAGACTTTTCAATAATGACCTTTTCTCTATCGTCAAGGATTGAAAGCATTTGAGAAACTCTTTTTTTAATTTCTTCAGACGTATTTAAAATGTCTTCAGGGTTATCAGCGTTGACATTAATGATGGTATCGATTAATTGGTCTCCCTCTTCATTTATTTCATCATTCAAGTTTACACAATGAGGTAGTACTATTTCTGCCCCATTATCTTCATAATTGATAAAGAAAGGGTCATCAACATTTAACTGTTCATTTTTCTTTCTTTTTTGATTTTCCTGAATAATGTTTGACGGCAGTCTTATCATCCTTGAATTCTCGTTTAGAGAAGCCATAATAGATTGTTTAATCCACCAAACAGCATATGAAATAAATTTGTAACCACTGTTAGGGTCAAATCTTTCGGCGGCTCGTATGAGACCGATATTACCTTCGGATATTAAATCAATTAAATCCATACCATTGTTTTGATATGATTTAGCGACGGTGATTACAAAACGTAGATTACCCACTACGAGTTCGTTTAACAAATCGACTCTTTCCTTCTTAGGTAGGTCTTTATTTTTTAAGAGTTCGAAGACTTCATCCTGTCTTTGGTGAGTAATTACCTTAATCTTTCGGATGTCTTTGATGTAGTTCTGAATTTCTTCAGTGTTGATTAGTAATGTTTTGGCCATGAATGTTCGGTTTGTGGTTCATGGGTAAAAATATGTAAAAAAAATCAATTTTGGAAGCCATCCAAGAATTTTTTTTCGTCAGGAGTCAAACTGTCTATCCCCTCCTGTTCAATTTTCTCTAAAATATTATCAAGGTCCATTGTTTCGTTAGGGTTCTCGGTGTTTTCTTTTTTATTATATTCTAACCTTAATGAACTATATTCTTCACTTGGCTTAAACATAAAGTCCTTCATCTGTATAGGTAAATTGGCACTATATATACTTTCTCTTTCGAAGAGGAAGTAAAATTTCACATCCTCCATAGAAATAATATTGTGAAGTTCTTCAGAGAGCTCTTTTCTATTTGATTCGGATTCAAATATAACTATTATACTTTTAGACGTATCTTCAATAACAAACCTAACCTTGGCAATTTTTGGACTAACTCCAAGAACTTCCAAACAAAAAAATTCAATGTCTTCGTGGTCTTCGAAATTCGCGAATAAAAATAAAAGATATGTCTTCATTCAAATAAATTACTGTACGATTAAAAATACGGATAAAATTGCAATAAGTCCACCCCCAACGATGGTTTTGAACTTATTTTTCACCTTTTCTTTCTTCAACTGTAATTCTAAATTTTTTGTGTGATTTTCTAAAATTTGATATTTTTCGTCTTGAGATTTAATTATTGTTAAATAATTTTCCTCTTTCTTCTGCATGGTAACAATTACACTATCTTTCAGTGAAACCTTTTCCTCTAATTTTGTGATTTGTTCATTTGATAATTTCAATTCAGCAATCGCAGAATCACCTCTTAATAAGTCTTTAGCAATTGACTTAAATGTAGAAACCGGTAAACATTTTACTGGTTCGGGGGTTCGATTTTTATTATTTGTATCTGTCTGAGAAAAAGCTATCAAGCTCTGGCTCAGTAAAATTAGAAACACGATTAATTTTTTCATGATATACTTCCTTTACTATTGTTTTTTGATTTTTAATTTTATCGATACTATTATCAACTTCTCCAATTTCTTTATTGATGTTGTCGATTTTATCGTCTAACATTTCTTGTTCTTTATACATGTTATTAATTACAACATTCAAAGAATCAATCTTCGCCTTATCTTCAGGTGACATACCCACTCGAGGTGTTAAAATGAAAATCATCCAATACAGAACGAACAACCCGAACACAACCATTAAAACGGTTTTATAGTTCTTTGCAAGAAAACCTGCAATTTTATTTGTATTTTCTTTTGCGTTTAAAAGTCTTTCGTCCATATGATATAAATATTAATAATAATTATTTTTTCTTTCTAATTATCTCATCGATAATGCCATAACTCAACGCATCTTCTGATGATAACCACAAATCTCTCGACGCATCCTCCATGACAACTTCGGATGGTTTGTTACAATATTCACCCAATAGGTCAAATAGAATTTTATTTAATTTTTCCCATTCTTTCATATTAATCTTAGCATCCTGAATATTACCTTCAAAACCTCCTGAAGACTGATGTAACATTGTTCTACTGAATCTTAGTGAACATCTCTTACCTTTTGTACCCGCACCAAGTAAAACCGAACCCATAGATGCTGCCATTCCAGTGTTGATTGTACGAATATCCGAGTTGATATAATCCATTACATCCACCATTGATAATCCACTTTTTACAGAACCACCAGGACTATCAATGTGCATTGTGATATCAGTATTATCGATACTGTCTAAAAACATAAGTTGAGCTTGAACCACTGTCGACATGTTATCGTTTACAACACCCGCAACCCATATGATTCTTTCCATCATCAATCGTGAGAATACATCCATCACGGTTACGTTCATTTGTCTCTCTTCCAATATGTATGGAGTTAAACTGTCTTCAACTTGTTTGTTGTAGTGATGTAAATTTAAACCGCTAATCCCTTTGTCCTTAGCGAATAGTCCGAAGTCTTTATATAGTTTACTGTTCATGTGAATTATTTTTTTTAAATCTAAGAAAAAAAAGTGATATTAAGAAATTTTTGGTGTGATAAAATCAATTGAACTAATGTTGTTATCTTTTTTGACCATAACCAAATTGTCCGACCAGTTTCTAATTAATGGGTTATGGGAAATAACAAATATGTGTTCAAAATAATCTTTAATTTTTTTGAAGAACTCTCCCACCATTTCCAAATTCTCATCCGCAATTTTACCAAATACTTCATCCATTACAACAATATTTGGTTTGGGTAATGACGATATCTTGGTTAATACGCTTCGAAGGGCAAGTGATGAAATAGTTCTTTCATAACCCGAACCACTAACGAGTGGTTTTACTACTCTAGTTTCAGTATCAATCATTATAAATTCAACCTCGTTTCTCTCGTTGATGTTCAATTCTAAAATAAAGTGACAACTATCAACTAAAAGTCTGTACAACTCTTGGTTAATTAGTGGGACCATATTTTTTAAAATAACCTTTGAGATTCCATTCTTACCGAAAACGGTTAGGTAAACCTTGAAGATAGATTGAGTTTCATTTTCAACTTTTATCTTTCTAATTAAATCCTTATTAGTTTCAATTTTTTCAGTTAAAGTTTGATTCTGATTTTTTAATCTTTCAATAGTAGTGCCATAACTTCTTAGATTTGCATTGAGGGTTTCAATTTGAGACTTTAAACCCACAATTTCAGCATCTATTCTTTGATTCTCTTCTAACTTTTGTTTGTTGCGGTCATAGTTATCAAGTTTTGTTTGTAACTTTTCAATTTCTATTTTTTTCTGCTCGACCTCCAACTCATACCTTGTCTTTTTAATTTTGTTTTTTTCGTACCCATCGTACTCTTTTTTCAAATCAATAAAGACCTTTTCCTTTTCAGTTAATTCATCATACTTCTTACGATTATCTGTTTGAATTTTCCTAATTGATTCGACCAATTCTTTTAATTTATTTATTTCATCAGTGTGGTCAACCTCAGCTAATGCTCTTTTACAGGTCGGACATATTTGTCCTTCCTCTAATTGTTTTATTAGTTCTTCGTTTCGTTTAATGGAGTCAGCATTTACTCTACCTTCCACAACTATTCCATTCATTTCATCTTTTAGTAACAAATGATTTTCCTCAAGATAAAACTGTGAAGGTTCTTTTACATTAACAGAATCGGCGTTAGTAATTGAAACTTGTTTTTGTTTTTCCAAATTACTAATATCAACCTTTATTTGACTTGTATTGGTACGAATTAAATCTTGGTCAATATCTGTGTTTCTTTTTGACAACAAATCATCTCTTTTATTTTCCGCATTTTTTAAGGTTGACTGAGTTTTTGTTGTTTCAATTTCTAATCTAGATATTTCTGATTTGTTTTCATCGATACCTTCTTGAAAAGAAGTAATCTCTGTTTCCAAATCATTCATATTATGATTATTGGAAATCAATTTTTTACTCCATTCACTTTGAATTGTTTTACAGATTTCTTCTTTTTCTTTAAGAATTTCTAAACCTAAAAACTTTGTAAGTATTAAACCTCTTGCAGTAGGTTTTGATTCAATGAGTTCTTCTAAATTATTTCCAGTTGTTAATATTGTTGATAGAAAATCTTCCTCTGTGCCGATTGCCTTTGTTATAAAATCTTCAGTTTCTCTACGTTGTTCACCTGTTAAATTTTCAATCGTACCATCTTGATTTTTTTTATAAAAATCCAATTTATTTGTGACGGTATAATCACCACTTTTTGTTTTCTTACGTGAGCTTATTCTCTCAATAATGTAGTCCTCATTGTCTATGGTTATGTATCCCTTAACTTTTACTTCGTCATTGTTACTGAACCTATTGAAAATTTCTGAATTGGTTTTAGTTTTTGTGGTTTTATTAAAAAATAAAAACATCATTAAATCAACTGTTGCAGTTGACTTACCACCAAAATTTTTGGGTGTAGATTCTACAACTGTGATGCCGGGTAATATGGTAAAATCAATCTCATTGTTTCCCCCATAGGACAGGAAATTTGAAAATTCAACCTTTTTGATATACCATTTAGTGTATTTGATTCTATCACCGTTTTTACGGATGAATTCTTCATTTACTTTATTGTCAAGATTATTAAGTCTTTCTAATGATATATTGATTTCATTCTCCTCAACGAAATCTTTCATCAAAGTTTTTTGGTACTGAAAATCAGAAATATTTTCTGTTATGTCTAATGACGCTAATTTTGTTTGGTCATCATTGGATATAACTTTAGTTATAATTTGAACGTACTTTGTGTTGTATTTCTTTTGAAAATATGATTTAACTCTATTGAGTTTTTCAGAGGTGAAGTTCTCATGTGTATCCTGCCATGTAACTTTAATGTAGGGATTTTTAAGATTGGTTACTTCTTTCTTTGTAGTGTCCATTTGTTCTTCTTTAAGTTATAGGTTTGAACGTGTTCTTTTTTAAATGACATCCATTTTTCTATCTCTTCACTATTGTTTGGTTTGAATTCTGTGAAAAGTATTTTGTCTTTATTCTTAATTGTGGTTGGTTTTATTAATATAACTTGAGTAAAATCTCTGTTTGTTCTAATAAACCAATGCTTATTTTTGTTTGGGGTTATAGTATCACCTACTTTATCGTACCAATACTTTACCTTCCGTATTGGAATATTAACAGTCCTAAAATCATAACCACTAATCAAGGAATATTCATTCTCCCAAAAATCACCAATCCAACCCCCTCTTTCCAACTCCACACCAAATGAATTATCGTCAACACAAATTAAATCAATTGCTTTTGAATTAGGATGTGACTCGAACAAAATGTTAAAAACTTCTTTAATGAAAATTTTAGCAAAATTTCTTACTTCAGTGTCATCAAAACTTCTTTTTATGTAACCCATTTAAAATTTTTGAACATCCCGTCAGGGTTTATTTATTGAATCTACTTTCTTCAAAGAATTCAACTATTCCATTTATAGCCCATACACTTCCCGCGGTAAACATACCGTCAAAGAAAATAGATGGTAACCAATGAATACCAAAATGAGTTGTCATTCCCCCGAGACAGATTGAAAAGAAGAATCCAACCCATGTTGATGTACATAACATACAACTAATCAATCCTGAAATAAAATTTCCAACTCCTTGTAAAGGAGCGTATTCATTTTTGGCCCAATTATGTATGGAATCTCTTACAGAGTCAAAAATAGAACCGTAAACGATTATAGTGCTCATTCCATATGCTGCCATAATCCAAATAAAAATGTTTGTCATGTTTGAATGTATTTTATAAAATATATGAAAAAAAAATCAATAAAAAAATTATTCACCATATAAAGATGAGAGGTTACTGTCCTTCATAAATTTACCCTTTCTGCCGAGACCCTCTAATGATTTTGTTAGACTTTCCAATTCAGACTTTAATTTCTCATTTTCAACTTTTAAAGTGTTTAATTCTTCGTCATTTTTTACCTCAATAATCTTTTCAATTGGGACTTCTTTTATAACCTCTCTTACTACAATCTGAGTATCCCCTTTTATCTCCACCGGTACCTCTTTAATAACTTCAACAGGTACCTCTTTAATAACTTCTCGAATAATTTCAATTGGTTTTTCAATTATCCTATCTACGGGAATCTCTTTAATAATTTCTTTGATTACTTCCTTCTCTACTATCTTTTCACCAGATGAAAATCCAAATGGTACTTCACCGTACTTTACAATATTGAAACCTTTTTTAAAAACTTGTTCCGCAAATTCTTGAGGATTCTCAATTTTGTTTAATTCACAATACTTTATGAATTCATTATCTAATATTAAGTAGTTTTTCTGATTCATTGTCAATATCTAATATGTCAGATATGGAGAAATGTAGAAAAGGTTGTTCATTCTCTATATCATAAGTATGGTATTCATCGTTTACCACGTCATAAACACCGTATCCGTGATAATTAACTGTCTCACCAAAATTTTGTTGAATCAGAGAACCAATCATGATAGCTTTACCTCCGTTGGGTAAGTCAAACATTTGTCTTTTATGGATATCACCACAAAGTAATAAATCCAAACCAACAAAGTTTAATGGTGAGTAGGCATTTTCAAACTCGAACCCTAAATCAGTGGACAAACCTTGTATTGGTCCATGAAATAAACCAACATAAAATTTATTATCCTCTTTTTCAAAATCGGGTTTTTGATTGTGTTGATATAAAGAGTAAACCACCCAATTAATGTTCTCATCCTCATATACCCCACTGTTTTTGAAATATTTGACATTTTCATTATTCAACATTTCAACAATTGGGGTAATACTATCCAATCTACTCACATTATTTTCTAAAAAATCATGGTTTCCTGGTATTATTATAACAGGTCCGATGTTTTCGTGTAACTGTGTTAGGAACCAAGATGTGAGCATCATTTGTTCGTTTGAGATATTAATTTTTTGATGAGCAATGTCACCAGTAATGACCACTCTTATCTCATCGTAATTACAATCTTCCACTCTTCTCATCGCATCGTCAATTACCATCTTGAATTGTTTCTTATACATGTCATGTAATTGAAAGGTCCTGATGTGTAAATCAGATATGTGTATAATTTTTCTTATCATTTTAAGTATTTTTTTATATCCATTTGTAAAATCGAATTGGTCATGTCCGATGGGACTTTGTATTCCGTAAACGTCCCATTATCTTTAAGATGTGTAATGACACAACCTAATAATTTGATATCTGAAAACTTACTACCTTCCAACATTTTTAATAATAGTTTACCATACAATGGTAGTTGAACATAATAGTGACTTAGAGCGGTATCATAATAGTTTTCAAAAGGGTGTAACATTTTTGAAGTATAGGGTTGTATTTGAAAATTCTTTTCTTGGTTTGTTTTCCAATCCGTAACAACAATTCCAAATCCGTCTTTTTGTTTGTTCATCATCAGCCAGCATTTATCAGGTTGACCAACATATCCTAGTTCAGGGTCACCCAACACCATTTCAGTATCTAAGAGTACCGCACCTCTTTCTTCCATCAAGGTTAAAAAATCTTTACCCGCTGATATCATACTGTCACTCTTCATGATTTGTTGATTGTCACATTCAAAAATTGGTTGTCTCACATCTTTATAATTACCATATCTACCAACTAAATCAGTTTCTAACATGTAATGAACCCTACTACCTAAATTTGTAGAGTAATCACCCGCTTTCTTCCATTTTTCTAACAATAAACGAGTTTCTTCCTCGTCACCATCTGTCATTTGGTAAGCTTTAGATTCTGCATCAAATGGGATGTAAAATTTTTTAATGACTTTTGATACGGATGGAAAATTATTTCTATGTTTTCCATCTAAATCTCTCATAAAATAAATGTGTTCATCTTCATAAAAAGTAAGTTCTAACTCCTTTTTTCTAATTTCAACACACTCTCTGATTTCCTGTGCTATTTCTGTTAAATTCATTTTAATCTAATTTAAATTCTTTGTATTCGGTTAAGTTTCCTTGTAAATCTGCAATGTCTTTGTCTTTAGGTAGTTTCACGATGTTTATCTTACCCAATAGTTTACCACAATTTAATTTGTGATATAATTTTTCTGCGTCGTCCCACGCATCACCATCTAACAATATTGTCACTTCACATCTAAGGTCATATATTTTATTAAAGAGTAAATCACTTATGTACTTACCTAACATTGGGACGGCATTATCTAAAAAAATAGAGTCAAACGCACCCTCGACTAAATAAATTTTTTTTGACCAATCTATCAAACTTTCATTAAAAATAATTGTCTCTTTTTGTACGTCAGGATTTTTATATTTTAATTTAGTTTTTGACAAAAATGAACGTGCAACAAAGTAATTGATTTGTCTCCATTCATTATAAGATGGAATTATTATTCTATTCTCATATGGTCCTGAGAATGCAAACCCTATATTGTGTTTTCTTATTATTTTGTCAGTAACGTTTCTCTTTTTTAGATACGCCATGGCTTGTCTATAGTGGTGAGTCAATTTAACACCGTCACTTGGATTGTTAAGTGCAATAAATTCTTTGGGTAATTCAACTTGTTTGAATTGTTTTACCACAAGTTCTACCTCATCAGGTTTTAATAACTCATATCTTTTTAGATGTTTTTCGTTTCCATATTTTTTTATGAGTTTGTAAACCGAGCCATGGGTATTGTATAATTCAGAACATGACCAACACTTATAAACCAACATTTTGTAATTGATTTCCAAGTTACCTTTACCATCACCGTGGTCTAATCCTTTGATTTCGTGGGAACATACTGGACAATCAAACGCCAACTGTCCTTTGTATTCGTTGTGCATTCTACAGTCACCAAGAATATCTTCAAGGATGTCAATAACAGGTTTGTATTCAATGGCAACTGATGGCATAGATAAAATATACAAAATAAAAATTGTAAAACCAAACCGCATAAAAAAAGGTGGGGGTTATACACCAAAACCTCCCACCTTATGTCAAAATACTAATGCTATCTTGACATTATTAGTTATTGAATCAAATTCTTTTCAAAGTATACACAATCATTTTCATAAAAACAAATTTTAATTGGAAATACCTAATTTTTGCATGTTCACAAATCCAATCACCGCTGTTGCCGCATCACTCATATCGTAGTTTTCTTTTTTCAATTGACCGTTTTTACCATACAACCACTCTACCTCAGGACAAACGGTATTTACGTTTTCCCATATAATGTGTTTCTTGTCTATATCTTTAGGTAAACCACCAAATAAAACATTCTTACCCTTATCGTTTTTACCAACTAAGCTTGGAAATGCATATTTTCTTGCATTGTAGGTGGTAATGAAAGTAGGTACAATACCTAAAATCTCATAACACGATTTGAGAATCATTGTGTTGTATCTCAATAATGTTCCAACAGTGTAAATGTTATTTGAATTTAATAGTGGTTCCTCAATAACAACTCGTGTTATCCCCACATCTTTATAATCTTCTAAATGTTTTTTAAACGCCTGTGCCTTCTTTAGAAGTTCCTCAATCTTATCTTCAGGTTGAGGTTTTATTTTAGGAGAAAAGTGTGTCAATTCTAAAAGTCGCGAAGAATTAACATCAAATAGCGCCCATCCGATGGTCTTGGTTGAAATGTCTAATCCCAAAATTTTGGGTGCATTCTTAAATTTTATACTCATATAAAAATTATATGAGATATCATTTAAATTGTAAAGAGTTAGAAATCTATTTTTATTGCGAATACTTGTGTTCCGCTTCTTTTTACAGGATTGGCGGTCTTACCTATTGCCAACACTTCTTTATTTTCGTTCAATAAAGCAACTTCTGTAATTCTCTTATCTTGACCTGTAGTATACGTTGGATTTTGTGTAACATTAAATTGACTAGCCGGTAAGTTCACCAAGAAATTCATTTTCTCAATATCCGTTGCTCTTACCAATTTAATACTACCAGGAAAAGGTTGTTCATCACCAAACTGTGGTGCTGTTGATGGTTGATTTGGTATCTCACCAATATAAGATTCTAAATCAAATATTGTAGTATCATTATCGTACATGTCAAAAGTAACTTGAAATGAATAATCAACTAAGTTCGCAGGGTTAATTGTGTTACCAACAGTATGATTTGGTATATATTGAGTCATATCCAATAATTTCCAAAGATTTGGTTCAGGTAAATCACCATAATTGGTAACTTGAATTAATAATTGGAACTGATTAGCTATAAACCCATTTTTAAAATTACAAGTACTACCTGTTACCATATCTGTGAAATAACCATTTGCGAACTTGACATATAACTGACAGGGAGTTGTATAATAGGTACTACCTGTTGTTGTTTCGAATTTAGTATAGTAGTTACAAGGTAATCCATTCATTTGGGTATCACCCGTGTAGTTTAACATGTATGTTAACCATATAGTCTGTTCAGTTGAACCAGAATAAAAAGATTGTGCGGCTGGTAAATCACTTGGTAATAAGTTTATTTTTGGTGAAGGTAGTGTGTACTTTCTGTTAGATTTATAATCCATAACAGCAACCAACTCTTGGTCGTCAATGACAACTACTTTATTGTTTACGAAAATTTTACCAACTCTATTTCCAATCTCATCTAATAGATATCTGTACTTGATTTTTTGGTATGCGTTTTTCTTCGAACTAACAAAGTAATCTGTTGTGTCCATAGTAAGTAAAGCACCTATTGTTGTACCAGTATTTCTATGGTATTGAATAAATGGGATATATACTTCAAAATATTCTAAATCTGTTATCGTGTTACCAATTGAGTCTTCTAACAATGCTTGAGATTCCGTATTATTTGTGCTTATATAATCGTCGTACTTATAGAATCTTTCAGGGTCATTTTTTAAATCTCCGAGTTCTGAATAATGGATTACAGCAATACATCTTTGTTCCTCAGGAGTAACTTCAATCACTTCATTATATGAATTTTTATAAGAAGTGGGGTTAGTTACCGTGGTACCTGAACTTGTTGTAAATGTTTGACCACTTGATGTTGTATAACCTAAAAATTGTTTAGTTGATACGTGTTTGTTTGATGTAAAACCTGTTATGTTTTCGTCCACACCATTAACGTCAAAACCGATTGGTTTCATACCCCAAACGACATTCATGGTCCATGAATTTAATTGTTGTGTTGGGTCAATTTCCGCGGGTTTACAGTTTGGATTATATGTTACACTTACAGGATATTCATTTTCACAAGAATTACATACCACTTGAGCGGGACCTGTACATCCTGAAAAATTAGGTGTCGCTCTATCAAGATAAAGTGTATTTCCTGTTACACCTGTAATTTTATATGTTAAACTGTTTGTTTCACCAGTGATTACAGGATGATTTGGGTCATTACCACAAAATCCACCATAAACTATTGTAATATACTCACAGTCATTAAAACTAGCACCTGTTAATACGGTCACACTATTATCACCTGTCATCGCGGATAATGATATTTGTTGAGTTTCACACTCAACACTCGTTCCTGTACAATTACTACTATCATAATCAATATACTCGGTTACAAAACCGGCAGGACCCATAACGTTTCTTAAAGTATCGGTGGTTGAAGATTGTACGGGAATACCATAAACCGTAGAACCCGTGTTACTACTATCTAATTTATAGGGATATTTTACACCCCCTTCTTTATCAAAGGGTGCAAAGACCATTTGAAATGGTTGTGAGTTTAATCCTGTAAAATTATCAAACGGTGATGTGTAATCAAATTCAGAATCCCCAATTTGAAAATATGCGATGTTAAAACTACCTTTTGCAATAGAATTTCTACCCTTTTGGGTGATTCTAACTGATAAAAATTCTGAATTATTATTACTTAAAAAACTCATGGTTATAATATAAATACTTTAGTTGAGATAATCAATTTTAATTACATGTTCCAGTGCTTGTAAAAGTACCGTCACCATCATTCGTAACTTGAGGTGTTGGTGTTAAATAACCACAGTATGTCTCAGTTGTACCATTCCCAACAGTAATAAATTGAAGGGTACCGGTACAGTCAGTATAACTAAATGTGGTATGACCTCCTGTTCCTGTCGTTCCTCCATCGAATTCCCATAGTATGTCACATGGAGTAGCCGAACTGGTTGGGGTGAGTGTTGGTGTTGGGGTATTTGTTGGTGTTACTGTATTGGTAGAAGTCACGGTCGGTGTTGGTGTTACAGTTTCAGTTGGTGTAACTGTATTAGTAGGTGTTACAGTATTCGTTGGGGTTACGGTCGGTGTTGGTGTTACAGTTTCAGTTGGTGTAACTGTATTAGTAGGTGTTATTGTTGGTGTTGATGTGGGCGAACCACCGGGTGATGTTGTAATTGTTGGAGTTACTGTATTAGTAGGTGTTACAGTATTCGTTGGGGTTACGGTCGGTGTTGGTGTTAAAGTATTGGTGGGTGTGGGTGTTACAAGTGGTATGATTGAATCGGAGCAAATACCCACCCTAGAACCTGAGGCACCACCATTACCTGATATGGTCATCGAGATAAATGGTGTTGAATTTGTTATTATGAATTTTCCACCACCATTGACAAAAAGTGGTGCGGTTGAGCCACCAATAATTGTGTTACCTGTTATTGTTACATAACAACTTAACGGTGAAGATATTGTGGGGGTACCTGTATTTGTTGTAAATGTGAAATCTTCATCACTAGTACCACCCATACCGGTTATAAAAACAACTAAATCATTTACTGGTGAACTAAAATTGTATCTATATGAGAAAGGTCCTGAATTTCCTAAAAAGTTATGATAGTCGGTCATTACAATAGTGTCACCAACACAGGATGACGTGTATCCAGATGTATTTTCGGTAACACTACCACTATATGTTGATGTTATAGAAACACCGTTCACTGTCGAGGGGACATAAACGCTATCGTTACAAGTATACCCTGTTGATGGTGTACTACTAACAGTTGGTGTTGGGGTAAGTGTTGGTGTATTCGTAGGAGTCGCACTCTGAGTCGGTGTTACTGTTGGGGTGGGTGATGATATCGGTGTCGACGAACTATCACAACAATCATCCAAATTAACTCTAAAAACTTGTTCACAACAACCTTCACAATCAATTCTAACATATATCTCCATTAATGTTGGGTCTATACCTGTAATATCACAAATATCTCCTGTGGACATACTTGTACATGAAGTTATACCTGTTATGTTAGTTGAAGTTAATCCGGTATAGACCGTACAATTTGTATAATTAGAACCGGAATTAAATGAAATCTTAACGCCTTTTGGGGTGACCAAATCGTTTACACAACCTGAAGGTGTAACAGTAGGTGTAGGGGTTTTTGTTGGGGTGTTGGTGGGTGTTGGGGTTGGCGAACCACCAGGTGTTGATGTAACTGATGGTGTAACGCTAGGTGTTAGAGTCGGTGTTGATGTTACTGTAAGTGTAACTGTCGGTGTTAAAGACGGAGTTGTTGAAGGTGTTTCACTTGGTGTATTAGAGGGTGTTGCCGATGGTGAAGTAGTTGGTGTGGGCGAACCTCCTGGTGATGAAGTAACTGTAGGTGTAACTGTATTTGTAGGGGTTGATGTATTGGTTGGAGTTACTGATGGTGAGGTAGTTGGTGTGGGTGTAGGTGAATCGCCTGGTGATGAAGTAACTGTAGGTGTAACTGTATTTGTGGGAGTTGATGTATTGGTTGGTGTAGGTGAACCGCCAGGTGAAGTTGTGACTGTAGGTGTAACTGTATTTGTAGGAGTTACTGTTGGTGTGACAGATACAGTTGAAACCGGCGAACTTGTTGGTGTTACTGTTGGTGTTACTGTTGGTGTGACAGATACAGTTGAAGCTGGTGAACTTGTTGGTTCAGGAGTGACTGTAGGTGTGACTGTCGGAGTACTAGTTAATGTAGGTGTTGGGACCGGTAGTGAGTCACAATTTTGGTAGTCCTCACAACCACCATTAGGATTCACAACTATATTAGTTGGGTCACTGAATGTAATTGTTTGATTGTCAAAACATACACATTGATAAACCGTAGCAAAAGGTGCGATGGTTCCGGAAGTTTGAAGCAAACCATAACAATCAGTATATGAATATGTAATTGTATTTCCATCTTCACTTATGATTTGTTTACACACACAATCCGTACATATTGATGGTGTTGGTGTTGGGGTGGGGGATAGTGTTGGTGTTACAGTGTTAGTTGGTGTGGGTGTAACTGTTTTAGTAAGTGTTGGAGTTGGGGTTGGGGTTTCTGTGGGTGTTTCTGAAGGTGTTGGGGTTGGGGTTTCTGTGGGTGTTTCTGTTGGAGTTGGGGTTTCTGTGGGTGTTTCTGTTGGAGTTGGTGTCGGGGTTGGTGAAGGACATGATGGACACTCACCAGCTGTACAACTTGGTTGTGAAACCCACGTCCCAGTGTCGTCAACTGTTGCGGTTGAAGGGCCCGACGCAACCGCAATATAACAATCCGTATTGTCAGTGTATACACTACCTACTATATAATTTAATCCACTTTGTACTTCATAAATAGTGCCTCCTTGTTCACAACATTTTTCAAAAAAAGTGGTTTCTTGACATTGTGAACCACTATCATTTGCAGTACTATTCGATGCGGTTAATGGAGAATCGTTTTTAAAATAATATAAACTAGGTAATCCATTTTGTATGTCGGTACAAATAGTATAACTACCATTTGAAAAACTTGTTGTTGTAAGTACACCATTACAGTTGTAATAAGCAACATACACCTTACCATTATTAACAGGGTTAGTGTTACCGGTGGCATTACCGGTATCCAATGAACTTATTGTGACGTTATATAATTGACAAGCCATTTATTACGTTATTTGAACAACATTAACATTAAATGCACATGGGTAGTAACAATCACTACATCTTAAATCAACTAATGCTAATTGATAACCACCTTGCAATTTTGGTACCGATGATGGTACAGGGTTTATGTGTCCGTCACAGTGTTCCACAAATACAAAAATTTGTGGTATGTTATCCAATAAACTTATATTAAACGTATATCCCGTTGATATTGGAATTAAAACTTCAACCCCATTGATATAATTTGCATCATCAATATTATGTGTTAACCCTGTGTAGATATAGTACCCGTTACAAGGTGTTTGTCCTGAAAAATTTGATATTGTTACTGAGTATGTTACTAATGACGGCATTATTTCATAAATATAAATTCAATGTTTAATTACAATAATCGGGATTTAAATCACAATCTATAAATGCAATACCACAATAGTTAGGGTCTGTTATGGTTCCACTTAAACCGGTTTGTGCAACTAAGTATTCACCAGCACTTGGATTGAGTGTAATATTTCCACTATCCTGTGATGAACCAATGAATATTTGCCATTGTGGTGATGTGTATACCGCAATTACCACCCCTGAACTATTAACCTTATAAAAAGTAATTGGGATATTTGAAGTGGCGGTTGTTACACTACCTAAATTATCTTTTAGTGTCCAAGTAACTTCATATTGTATATTTTCATCTATCGTTTCAATACTGTACCATAAACAATATGATGAAGGGGTGTTTTGTGTTGGAGTAGGAGTTGGAGTCTTGGTAACTGTTGGGGTTGGTGATAAACCAGGAGTTTTTGTTGGAGTAGGGGTTGGTGTAATTGAAGCGTTCGGTGTCTTAGATGGTGTAGCGGTAACTGTTGGTGTTTTTGTAACTGTAGGTGTTGGGGTTGGGGTTCTTGTAACTGTAGGTGTTGGAGTTGGACTTATTGGTGGGTCACACTGTACCTCAACACTAAAACATAGTGTATCATAACAAGGAAACGCTTTACTATCGTGAGTGTAAATATTTTTAATTATATAACGACCTGTAGTGTCGTCTGTCATTTTAACCCAATATTGAGTATTAAAACTTAAGTTTGTAATTGTAACAGCTGTAAGAGTTAAACCTGTTGCGTAAAGTGTAAATGTTGAATTGTTCGTTTCAGGATACGGGCTATCACCGGACTTGTATCTAATTGAGTACGTACCATCATTGATTATATTGTATAAACGAACATTTAATCCCATTTTTTAATTATTGATTTCTATATTTGATAAATATAAAAAATCCTATTTTATAGTAAAGTTATTTTAACATCCATCACCAATTGTATACTGAGTAGTTACCGAACCAGAAACTACTTCATAAATTACACTTCCAATTTGAAAAAACCCATCAAATGTTGTTGTTAAGTTATTATTCGTGTAGATGGTAACACCTGAATCATAAATATTGACCACATTTGGTAATGTGTATAATGTTACACTATACGAACCTGAACACAACACAACCCCACTACAGTAATTTGTACATCCAACCATATTCCATTCTTGATATGTCGGACTAGGTGTTGGTGTAACTGATGGAGTTTTAGTTGGGGTTGGGGTTTTAGTTAAAGTAGGGGTTGGGGTTGGGGAAACCGCTACCAAGGATGAACCACAAATTTCGTATAGAGCATTATCATTTATACCATATATTGTATTTGTCGGTACATACAAAGGTTTAGAAATACCGTCACCAATAATTTCACTAAATATACCTGTTGTCGGGTCTAGAACACCTAAGAATCCATCTGACAATGTTGAATATCTGCTAATATATAATTTACCGTTATCAGGATTATATATCATAGACCTTGTTGAGCCAAAAATCCAAGTTGCTCCCGATATTGAATTTAAAGTAAGTGTGGTGTTTGTTGCAACATCTATTTTGTATACCGTAGACGCACTAACTAAATAAATAATATTGTTCGTCACATCCAAAGCAATTAAACTTGCTGAGGTGATTGGTAGTGATGTACCATCTAACGAAATAGTATTACCAGAACAAGAATATATTCTACCACTCTGAGCGAAATATAATTTATTATTATTAGGATTGTAAACAGTCGCTTCAGGGTTTGATAAAGTTATACCTGTAATTTGGTTTGTAAAAGTATCTGTTGAACCATCTATGACACTAATTTGTGAAACTGAAAAATTTCCACCTGTTTGACTAAATGCATAAATTTTATTTAAAACAGAATTATATTCAATTTTTCCTAAACCTGATGTTATTCCCGAAATTGATATTGACGATGTTGTGTTTGTGTTTAAATTTCTTATTAACATTTTAACAGGAAATGATGATTCCCAACTGTATAATTTGTTGTTAGTTGAGTTATATCCTAATAATAAACTACTTCCTGACCATGTAAATTCATTTGTTAAACTTGTTGAATTTGGGACAAAAGATTGTACAACACTTGATGCGTTTAGAACGTATGCTTTGTTATTTGATGATGAATAAACCATACCTTGTCTACCAACGGCAGAATATGAATTCGTTGCGGCAAGAGTATTTCTAACTGAATCACTACAACCACCTGATGGTGTTGGGGTCAGGGTCGGGGTTACGGTATTAGTAGGTGTTACACTTGGGGTCGCAACTGGATTACCGGATGGACTTGGTGTTGGGGTTTTTGTTGGGGTCGGGGTTGGAGATACAATAGGTACAGGTAATGTAAAATTCACAGAATTAGTACACGTACCAGTACTTTGAACTGTAAATGTTGTTATTGAATAACACACAAGTGCGGTATACCCAGATAATAATTGAGATGTTGTCACACCAGTTGCAATTAATACTATAGTTCCTCCTGTTGTTGTTCCCGAAATATTATAAGGTCCGGCTTGCGTTAAAAAATAAATTGGGTGTAATGAGAATGTATATTGAGTACATCCTGTAGGTACTAGTGAAGGTGATGGGGTTACTGTGGGTGTTACACTAACAGTTACCGAAGGTGTTAATGAAGGGGTATTTGTGGGTGTATTTGTTGGTGTAACCGAAGGTGTCGAACCTAACGTACTTGACGGTGTATTTGTGGGTGTATTTGTTGGTGTAACCGAAGGTGTCGGAGTTAGACTTGGAGTTTTTGTTGGAGTTACAGTATTTGTTGGGGTTGGGGTTTCGGAAGGAGTTTCGGAAGGAGTTTGTGTTAATGTGGGTGTTGGAGTTGGGGTCACACTCGGACAAACTACAGTACAGAAACCATTGAAAGATATCCCTGCATATGGGTAACTCGGGTCGTAACAAACATATGTTGGTGAAAATGAACCACTATGATATACACCACAACAGTCCGTATAATACCAATTTGGTGAATCGGTTATACCTGAGTAACATAAAGTTGGTGTGGGTGTTGGAGTAGGGGTAGGAGTTGGACTTGGTGGTGTTAAACAGTCAATACAATTTGTAAAAAGAGCATTTTCAGAAATTAATTGTGCAACAGTATAATTGTAAGTGGTGCTACCAGTGCCTTGTTCATAAACTCCTGTATAGTTGTAACATGTACCATCATAAGAAATTGTTGCACCTGTACTTTGGAAATACTGATTAACTTCTGAATTTTTTAAACCAAAGTAAACAAATGCCCCTGGTATTTGGCAATGTTCAAATTGCCACCCATTAAAATCGTCGTTACATTGTTCACAGGTTGTATAACCACTAAAAATAACCGTACCTGACGGTCCACCTCCGACATTTCCTGTTGAAGACCAACATTGGTAATCAGCAAAAATCGTGTCACCCGATAATACTAAACTGTCATCGACGACAAAATCATAGTATGACGCTGGGTCTAAACAATTTTGAAATGTTATTATTTGTGCTGGCATTTATTACTATTCTTTCTATAAATACTTAAATCATTATTTTATCATTAACATGCTTCTCCACAAAATGTGTTACAATAATCACCACAACCAGTACCGTATGTATATTGCGAAGTATATATTGGTGGTACGAAGTTTCCTCTAAACAATATAAACACATTTGTCACTCTCATAAGACAAACGCTATAATTACCAGGGGCGTTATAACCTTGTGTTGTGAATGTACCATCACAACATTGGTATGCAAAGTATACTTGATTATCATCTGAGGCTGTTAAATCATTAATATCAACAAAAAAGTCTGTACACAAACAATCACCACAAGCACCATCATACGTTATCTCCCCACCATAAGGACCTAATACACTTGGAATACTACATGAACATATCTCAATTGTACCACTTGCTGGGTACACATTTGGGTCAAGTATTTCTGTGGGTGTTCCTCCACCGCAACAAGTGGTATAGTTAACTATATTACCAGGTCCTAATCCTGTAATAATATATGACTCACAAACACATGGTGGAGTTGGGGTTGGGGTCGGAGTTGGAGTTGGGGTTGGGGTTGATGACGGATTTGAAACCGGAGATGGTGTTGGAGTGTTTGTTGGAGTGTTTGTTGGAGTTACAGTCTTGGTTGGTGTATTTGTAGGAGTATTGGTTGGTGTTAAAGTTGGAGTAACTGTCCTTGTTGGAGTATTTGTAGGGGTAAAGGTTGGAGTTACAGTCTTGGTTGGAGTATTTGTAGGGGTAAAGGTTGGAGTTACAGTCTTGGTTGGTGTATTTGTAGGGGTAAAGGTTGGAGTTACAGTCTTGGTTGGTGTATTTGTAGGAGTATTGGTTGGTGTTAAAGTTGGAGTAACTGTCCTTGTTGGTGTATTTGTCGGTGTTTTTGTTGGGGTTAAAGTTGGTGTAACTGTTGGTGTAACTGTTGGGGTTGGTGAAGGACAAGGGTGATAAGTTTCACATTCAGTACATGTATTGTATGTACCATACGCAGTGATTGCGGAACCAGGTACTCCTGGTCCGACTGAGTTTGTAACAAAATAACAACAACCATTAATTGATATATAACGGTTTACTAAAAGATTTGGGTTAAATCCATTTTGACAACCAAATTGAATTGTATATTGTCCTGTTGTACCACAACATCCACATCTTTGTAAATCGAAAATCCAAGTGGCGCATGGGTTAGCTCCAATACATGTTTCACATGTATCAACACTAAATGATGATGGTGGATAATACCCGTCAACCCCACTAAAGTTTGGTGGTGAGTAGGTTTGACTATAACCTTCAACAAAATAACAACATCCATTTATAACAATAGTTTGACCTTGTGAAATACCGCTTTGAACATAGGTCAAATTAGTTGTTATACTTAAATAAGAAATAGTATTACCTAAAATACCACCATCACAACATGGTAATAAATAAACATAACCAACCTGTAAGGATGGTGATGGTGTTACTGTGCTTGTTGGTGTTAATGTAGGAGTTAAAGTTGGTGTAACTGTTTTTGTTGGTGTATTGGTAGGGGTTACGGATGGTGTTCTCGTAGGAGTAACACTATTGGTTGGGGTGTTAGTCGGGGTTAAAGTTGGTGTAACTGTTCTTGTTGGTGTATTGGTAGGGGTTACCGTAGGGCTAACAGTGGCGGCTGGAGTTCTTGTTGGAGTAACAGTATTTGTTGGGGTATTGGTTGGTGTGAGAGTTGGTGTAACTGTTCTTGTTGGTGTATTGGTAGGGGTTACCGTATTCGTAGGTGTAACAGTTCTGGTTGGTGTTGGTGTCGGGGTTGGTGATGGACAAAAATTTAGAGTTTCTCCTAAACATTGTGCACAACTTGTCTGAACAGTAGTGTAAATCGTACCTCCAGGTCCTACCTGTTGCACATACGTTGCACATAACTGAATGTCTTGTAAATAAAATACCGTACCTAACAATGTACCTAATGGTACTTGACCATAATAAACATTGGTGTCACCAGGACAACATGATTCAAATCTAGCAGCAACATACTGAGGACTAGCCGTTGGGGTTACTGTTTTGGTTGGTGTCAATGTTGGTGTAACAGTATTTGTTGGAGTGTTAGTTGGTGTTACGGTTGGACTAACTGTGGCAGCCGGTGTTCTTGTTGGTGTAACAGTATTTGTTGGGGTATTTGTTGGAGTTACCGTAGGACTAACAGTGGCTGCTGGAGTTCTTGTTGGGGTATTGGTTGGGGTAACAGTATTTGTGGGGGTTACTGTGTTCGTTGGGGTATTGGTAGGTGTATTTGTTGGTGTTAATGTTGGACTAACAGTAGCCGCTGGTGTTCTTGTTGGTGTAACAGTATTTGTTGGGGTATTTGTTGGAGTTACCGTATTTGTTGGAGTATTAGTTGGGGTGTTAGTTGGTGTTACAGTGTTGGTTGGTGTATTAGTTGGAGTTAAAGTTGGTGTAACTGTTCTTGTTGGTGTATTGGTAGGTGTAACTGTATTCGTAGGGGTGACTGTATTAGTTGGAGTGTTGGTTGGAGTATTAGTTGGAGTTAAGGTTGGACTAACAGTGGCAGCTGGTGTTCTTGTCGGGGTTACGGTATTAGTAGGGGTATTGGTTGGAGTTACCGTATTTGTTGGAGTATTAGTTGGGGTGTTGGTTGGAGTAACAGTGTTGGTTGGGGTGTTAGTAGGGGTGTTGGTCGGTGTAACTGTATTTGTTGGAGTAACAGTATTAGTAGGTGTGTTTGTTGGTGTGTTAGTCGGTGTTAATGTTGGACTAACAGTAGCCGCTGGTGTTCTCGTAGGAGTTACAGTATTGGTAGGAGTATTGGTAGGAGTAACGGTGTTTGTTGGGGTGTTTGTAGGAGTATTGGTTGGTGTTACAGTATTGGTTGGAGTATTGGTTGGTGTAAAAGTTGGTGTAACAGTTTTTGTTGGTGTATTAGTAGGAGTATTGGTCGGTGTGACAGTGTTGGTTGGTGTTACTGTATTTGTTGGAGTATTGGTTGGGGTATTGGTTGGTGTAAGGGTAGGACTAACAGTGGCTGCCGGAGTTCTTGTTGGAGTAACAGTATTGGTTGGGGTATTGGTTGGTGTAACAGTATTAGTCGGCGTATTGGTTGGAGTATTTGTTGGTGTGACTGTATTCGTTGGAGTGTTAGTAGGTGTAAAAGTTGGTGTGACGGTTCTTGTTGGTGTATTGGTTGGTGTAACGGTATTGGTTGGGGTGTTTGTGGGTGTAAGGGTAGGACTAACAGTGGCGGCCGGAGTTCTTGTTGGAGTCACTGTATTGGTCGGTGTGTTGGTGGGTGTGACTGTGTTAGTAGGTGTATTTGTAGGTGTATTAGTTGGTGTGACTGTATTTGTTGGAGTGTTTGTTGGGGTGTTTGTGGGTGTAACAGTATTAGTAGGAGTATTGGTTGGTGTTACAGTTTTGGTTGGAGTGTTAGTAGGTGTAACAGTATTAGTAGGTGTATTGGTAGGTGTATTGGTTGGTGTAACAGTATTCGTAGGAGTATTTGTTGGAGTATTTGTTGGACTAA